GTGCCAATGTATTCTTCGCTATCAATAGATAGAACATGAATAGTAGATACAATTGTATGAGTACCAAAAGCTTCTTGTGAATTAATTGAAACTGGTTTAATAATATGCTTAAGATGATGTGTGCCAAATGCTTCTTCACTGTCTATTGAAGTTGGTTGTATTATTTGAACAAGACTATGTGCGCCAATGTATTCTTCACTATCAATTTGTACAGGGAAAATAGTAAGATTTAATTGATGAGTTCCAAATGCTTCTTCACTATCAATACTAATAGTGTGTATATTCAGATTAACTTGATGTAAACCAAAAGCTTCATCACTGTTAATAGATAGAACATGAATAGTAGATACTAGTGTATGAGTACCAAACAATTCATCACTATTGATTCCAGTTAAGTGAATGTGTAGATTTACTTTAGGTGAATTTACATTTTCAGCAGAAGAAATACCAAAAGGTTTTATTATGTAATTAATATTAGCATTACCAAAAGATTCATCACTATTAACATCTTGTGGGAATATTGTGAAGTTTAGTTGATGTGTTCCGAAGGCTTCAGCACTTGGTATGAAACCATCTTGGAACTCTTGATTTACTTTTAAGTTTCCAATATACTCTTCACTCAATATACCAACCAAGTATATTCTTTGTGATAGCGTATGATTACCAAAAGCTTCTTCCGAAGTTATTTCTGTAGGTTGTATTACTTGAACTACATTAACTTGGTTTACAACTTCTTCACTATCAATACTTACAGGGAAGATAGTAAGGTTAAGTTGATGAGTTCCGAAAGCTTCATCAGAAGGTATACCAGTTAAAGTTATACTTGAAGTTAAATAAGGTAAACCAAAAGCTTCTTCCGAAGGAATACTTACAGGTTCAATTTCGTGAACTAGCATATGAGTTCCGAAGGCTTCTTCAGAACCAATAGTATTAGGTTGTATTACTTGAACTAGACTATGTGAGCCAATATACTCTTCTGAAGGAATACTTACAGGCTCAACCTCATGTATGATCTGTTCATCGCCACCATTTACAAATTCTTCTGAATCTATAGCAACAGGATAGATGATGTAATTTAATTGATGTGTGCCGATATACTCTTCTGAGTCTATAGCAAGAGGATCAACATATATTATTATTAGAGGTTGTACACCAAATGTTTCATTACTTACTATATCACCAGCATATAATATTGTTTGATTGATTTGATGTGTGCCGAATTCTTCTCCAGAATCAACATTACCATTCTCAATTTCAAGATCAATTTGATGTGTGCCAATATACTCTTCGGTAACAACACCGACAGGAAGAATGTTTACATTTAATTGATGTGAACCAAAAACTTCTTGTGATGGTATATCAAATGGATATATTACTAAGTTTAGTTGTGGTGTACCAAAGATTTCTCCAGTGGTAATACCAATAGTTGTTATATGAAGATTTAATTGATGAGTACCAAATGCTTCATCACTGTTAATAGTATCAATGAAGATCTTCAAGTTTAATTGATGTGAACCAAAAGCTTCTAGTGAATCTATAGAAGATGGGTATATTAAATACGCGGCAGTTAGATCAGGAGTACCAAATGCTTCATCACTGTTAATAGTATCAATGAAGATCTTCAAGTTTAATTGATGAGTACCGAAAGCTTCTAATGATGTTATAGAAGATGGTTGTATTACTTGAACTAGACTTGGAGTTCCGAAAGCTTCATCGGTGTTAATATCTTGTGGGAAGATAGTAAGATTTAATTGATGTGAACCAAAGTTTTCATCAGAAGTAATACCAACAGAATATACATTTTGATTTAATTGATGAGTTCCGAAAGCCTCTTCACTAGCAATACCAAGAACATGAATATTCAAGTTTACTTGGTGTGTGCCAAATGCTTCTTCTGTTCCAATAGCTTGAGTGTATATGTTTTGGTTTAATTGATGAGTTCCGAAAGCCTCTTCACTATCAATACTATTAGGTTGTATTATTTGAACTATACTATGTGAACCAAAAGCTTCATCACTAGTAATACTTACTGGGAAGATAGTAAGATTTAATTGGTGAGTACCAAATGCTTCTTCTGAAGAAATATTACCATTTTCAATTTCAAGAACAAATAAGTGTGTTCCAATATACTCTTCACTATCAATTGAAGATGGATTAATATAAGCATTAGATGTTAATGTTGGAGTGTCAAATGCCTCTTCACTAGCTATACCAAGAACATGAATGTTTAGATTTACTTGATGAGTGCCAAAAGCTTCTTCGCTATCAATTGATGTAATATTAATAACATGATTTAATTGATGTAAACCAAAAGCTTCATCACTACCAATAGCTTGAGTAAAGATAGTAAGATTTAATTGATGAGTACCGAAAGCTTCTAATGATGTTATAGAAGATGGTTGTATTACTTGAACTAAACTATGTGAGCCAATGTATTCTTCTGAATCAATAGAAGATGGAACAATATAAAGATTTAATTGGTGTGAGCCAAATGCTTCTTCACTAGTAATACTTACTGGGAAGATAGTAAGATTTAATTGGTGAGTACCAAATTCTTCTAATGATGCTATACCAAGAACATGAACATTTAAGTTTACTTGGTGTGTACCAAATGCTTCTAATGATGTTATAGAAGATGGATTAATATAAGCATTAGATGTTAATGTTGGAGTGCCAAATGCTTCATTACTATTGATTGAACTTGGTTCAATCTCATGAACCAACATTGTAGTTCCGAAAGCTTCATCAGAAGTAACACCAATAGGATAGATGATGTAATTTAATTGGTGTGAACCGAAAGCTTCTAATGATGCTATACCAAGAACATGAATGTTTAGATTTACTTGTGGTGTTCCATATTCATCTTCAAAGATAGATGTTGTGTGAATATTTTGATGAACGATATGATATCCGAATACTTCTTCGGTAGTAATAGCATTTACTATTATAGAAATAGAAAGTTGTGCTATACCAAAAGCTTCTTCCGAATCAATAGAAGTCGGTTGAATGTATACAGCTCCAGGTTGTACTATTGGGAAACCAACCGATTCAGCCGAATTAATACTTGGTGGATAAATGTTTTGTTCAATATCATCCAGACCACCAAACATTTCTTGTGAGTTAATTGATAGTGGTTGTATTACTTGAACTACATTTACATCATTTACAAATTCTTCTGTATCAATAGCATTAGGTTGTATTACTTGTACAACACTATGAGTTCCAATATACTCTTCACTATCAATTGAACTTGGTTGAATGTAAGCTATAGAAGTTAGTGTTGGAGTTCCGAAAGCTTCTTCAGAAGTTATTGAAGAAGGAACAACATAAAGAATTAATAGATGTGTACCAAAAGCTTCTTCCGAATCAATACTTGTGATATTGATAAGATGATTTACTTTATGAGAGCCAAAGGCTTCTAATGAAGTTATTGAACTTGGTTGAATGTAAACAACTCCAGGTTGTATTACATGTGAACCAAAAGCTTCAGATGAAAATATCTCATTAATGAAAATCTTTAAATGTAATGTAGGTTCATTTACAGTTTCTTGAGTATTGATATCTTGAGCAAAGATAACAAAATTAATTTTTAGATTACCAAAAGTTTCTTGGCTTGTAATACTTTCAGCATGAATCTTTTGATTTACTTTATGTGTACCAAAAGATTCTAATGAAGATATAGAAGATGGATAGATATTAATATTTCCACTTACTATTGTTGGAGTGCCAAATGCTTCTTCACTATCAATTGAGCTTGGCTCAATCTCGTGAACCAACATTGTAGTTCCGAAAGCTTCATCACTGTCTACTGAACTAGGTTTAATCTTTTGATTAATTTGATGTGTGCCAAATGCTTCAGCACTAGGAACTCCAGGCTCTTCTATTTCTAAATCAAGTTCATGTAAACCAAAAGCTTCTTGGCTAACAATACCAGATGGAAGAACGTAAGCCGTTCCAGGTGTTACAGTATGTGAACCAAATGTTTCAGTAGAATCAATAGAAGAAGGAACAACATAAAGATTTAATTGATGTGTGCCAAATGCTTCTTCACTGTTAATAGAAGATGGGTATATAACAGCCGATAATGAATGTGAACCAAAAGCTTCCGAAGTGTTTATTGCTTGTGGGAATATTCTAAGATGTAATGAATGTGAACCAAAAGCTTCTAGTGAGTCTATAGAAGATGGTTGTACGTAAACAACAGAAAGTATAATAGGTGAACCAAAAGCTTCAGCACTGTTTACGTGATCTGGATATATTATGTAACTAAACTTATGTAAACCAAAAGCTTCTTGACTTGTAATACTTTGAGCATGAATTTTTTGATTTACTTTATGTAAACCAAAAGTTTCGGCACTATTAATAGAAGTTACTTGAATAGATACAATAGAAGTTATAGTTGGGAAACCAAAATCTTCTGCACTATTAATAGATGGAGGTTCTATTTCATATTCAACTCCAGGAGCTTCATTGACATATTCTTGAGATAGAATACCCAACGGGAAGATAGTAAGATTTAATTGATGCAAACCAAAAGCTTCTTCTGAATCAATAGAAGATGGTTTAATCTTATGTACTATATTGTGTACACCAAATACTTCTAATGAATCAATAGAAGATGGTAATATATTTACATTGCCAGTTGTTAAGGTATGACTGCCAAAAGCTTCATTACTATTAATAGAAGATGGAACAATATAAAGATTTAATTGGTGTGTACCAAAAGTTTCAGCACTATCAATTGATGCTGGCTTAATATGATGTTTTATGTGTGGTAGTCCAACACCTTCTAATGAATCAATAGAAGAAGGAACAATATTAAGATTTACTTTATGAGAACCAAATGCTTCTAGTGAGTTTATAGAAGAAGTAGAGATAATAACATCTCCAACTTCTATTATGTGAGTACCAAAAGCTTCATCAGATGTAATACCAATTACATGAATATTAAGATTTACTTTATGTGAACCAAAAGCTTCTAATGAATCTATAGAAGATGGTTTGATTTTTTGGTTGATCTGGTGTAAACCAAATGCTTCCGCACTAGGAACTCCAGGCTCTTCTATTTCTAAATCAAGTTCATGTAAACCAAAAGCCTCTTGGCTTATAATACCAGATGGAAGAACGTAAGCGGTTCCAGGAACTATTGTTGGAGTTCCGAAAGCTTCAGCACTAGCAATGTTGCCAGCATTATGTATTTTTAGATTTAGTTTGTGAGAACCAAAAGCTTCTAGTGTTGTAATAGATGTAGGAGAAATTCTTTGGTTTAGTTTGTGAGAACCAAAGGCTTCAACAGAAGCAATATTACCAACAAGATGTATTTTTTGATTTAGCTTATGAGTTCCAAATGTTTCGGCCGATAGAATTGGTGGGCCAGTAGTATAGATAACCAAATGTAATTTTGGTATACCAAAAACTTCTTGTGATGTTATGGCTATAGGTTTAATTACGTGATTAAGTTTGTGTGTCCCGAAAGCTTCTGCGCTTACTATCGCTCCAACATTATGAATTTTTTGGTTGAGTTGATGAGTGCCGAAAGCTTGAGTAGAAGATATATTTCCCACCGTATTAATATTTTGGTTTATTTTATGTGAACCAAATGCTTCAGCAGAAGATATTCCTGTTGGTTGTATGTTTTGTGTCGGTGGGACACCAGCAAAAGTATATAATATTTCATTAGCAGGATTAATAAGTCCAGACCAAGGGTCGGAATATAATTCTCTAACTTCTGAACTTTGTAATGCTCTATTATATAAACGAACTTCAGATAAAATTTGATCTGCTTTATTAGCTTGAGAAGGTCCTCTTTCACCAAATAGCCAATCGGCAGCAGATAGATTTAAGGTAGCAGCCGTTCCAGATAAAGTTGATACTGCAACGTCAATACCATTAATGTAAATTTTTATATCTGAAGTTAAGGTAGCTCCAGGTGGCACAACTATAACCACATGAGACATGTAGTTTTGCGATATGGTACTCGCCGCCGTTCCCCAAATATGTCCAGCCGAACCGAAATCTATTTGTATATTATCGCTAGAAGTTTGTATTAATAAATTTGTTCCGCTAGTAGTCCCAGCATTATATTGAACAATATCTTTAAGAGTTGCTGAATTTGATTTAATCCAGAATGATATAGTTAATTGGTTTGCTCCAGTTGGATAAGCAGGAAGTCCAGCCGGAGTCGTAAATGATACAAATTGTTTTATGCTTGGGAAATTAAGACCAACAGCATTAAGAGGGCCAGGAGTAGTTGAATAAGTTATAGAAGTATTACTTATTGTGCCGTGATTACCATAACCTGAATAGTCTTTTAATGCTCCTGTACCACCAGTAGCAGTATCTACAGAACACGGCCAATAACCCACGAGGCCTTTGCTCAAATAGTGGTTTCCGTCCACTATTGGCTGCATTGGTTGGGCTATTAATTTACTACGTCGGAAATTATACATAACGACTCTTCACACTCCTAAAGGGTTTTATTAAGTCGTCGTATATGTTATACCAGTAAAAGTCTTTATTAAATTTCCTTCAGTTGCATTGAAAGCTAAGTTAGTTCTATTCTCAATAACAAATCCCCATTTTCTAGGAAGTATGCCACCAAAGAAAGAAGCAACAGAACCTATAGTTGCTTTATAGGTTAAAGCACCAGCAGTTGGAGTTGTTATGATAAAAGGTCCACGCAAATTTGTTGGTACTCTTAATGTAACAGCAGCATTAGTACCTAAAGAGTTATCGGTATAGTTTGTTCCATCTTCTGAACCATAGAACCAAACGTTGATAGCTTTATCTGAGGCCGGAGTGCCCGTAACCAAAGGTATAGCAAGATATAGTATAGCATCAATATATTTGTTTGTGCCGTTATCTACAGCATCGCAAGATCTTGCTGAAGCAGTAGCTAAAGAAGCAAGAGTACAAGTTATACTTGCTGAAGCTGAATATGTAATGTTTAATGTTGAAGCCATTTTTGTTTTCCTATATTATATTAGCGTAATGTTTTGTATCAATAATATCTTTTTCAGTCACGGCGTTTGGCGCCCCAGCAACACCACTAAATAATCTAAGAATTCTACATGAAATAATTTTATTACTTATATGAACAGAATACTTTTTCTGTCCTATTTTTGAAGCGTGTTCCAAAACATCTAAAACAGCCATCTTAAGCTTTTCTTTATCACCCCAATATGATGATATACCAAACATATTTAGAAAAAAATCTATGCCTAGTAATTTAAGAATTCTTAACAATCCATCACTTTCTTCGGTAGCAACAGTATTATTAACTGCATTTCCTGCTCCATGATATATTAAAAACTCAACTAGTTCTTTTACAAGCTGTACATTATTAACTACCTTTAATTCCTCAAGCCAAGTTAGATATTCTAATGCTTTAGTTATACTAGTAGATTGTATTTCTGATTGTCTTTGTGGTTGATTCATTAAAGCAGCGATCTGCGCCGGATAAGCAAAATATCTACTATACCCTAAATGTTCGGGGTCAGTAAGTAATTCAGTCTTTAATGTTCTTATTAAATCTTTATGCGTGAACATTTATCCTCTGCTAAGTCGTTTCATGAAGTCTTCAAAAGCTTTTACGCTTACTTCACGAATCTTCTTAGCAGGAGCCTTAGATATTTCTTTCTTGTAGCCGGCAATGGTACGTTCTTTGATGAGCCCATTATCCCAAACCCATTCTTTACCTTCCATGATGCCATTTACGAAAGCATCAGGAGCAGAAGGGTCGGCAACAATGTCACCAGCCGTTACAAGATAAAAATCATCTTGAACTATCTGTATATCGTGGCCTTCGGTTCTTAACGAACCCATACCACGAGAAGATACGCCAAGTGAAGCACCAGCATCAATAAAAGCCTTAACGATTTTACCGTTAGGCAAGTCAACTAATATTTTAGCTTTACCAATAAAATTATCACCATCTTCTCTTAATTCGGTAATCATATGCGATACACGATCAAGATTGATAGTCGGACCATCTGGATGTCCCAATTCACCAAAAGCACGATTCTTTTCTACGTACTCTTTAATATATCTTTTAACTTCATTTTGTAGAAGTTCTTTAGGGTACATTCTTCCATTGCGGTTCTTCATTTCTGCTTGGAGAAAGATACCTTCAATGAAGTAGTTTTTACCGCCAGACTTTTCTTCGGTAATAACCTTGTACGCTAAATTTTCATTTACTTCTGTAATGAGTTTCATTTCTTAGGCCTAACGTTTCTCTTTAAAAAGTTTCTTGGAAAGCTGTACTTCTTTTTCGTCAAGTCTCTTAGCTGTCTTAGCCAAAAGAACTTCTTTTAGCGTCTTTCTGAAAGCCGAAAGGTTCATTTCTGAAGCTAACTTAATAAGGTTTTTTAGTTTCTTTTTTGACATATATGTATTTATCCTTTCCAAGTTTATTAAAATTCGTTACCATCATCAAAATTAGTCATTTTAACCCCATCTTCTCCCGGAGCGGGAGCCGGATCAGGGTAAACGTCTTTTTCAGCTACAATGTCTTTATCCACAGTTTTCTGTTCATCCTCAGTCTGTTTTAGTACGTTCTTTCTAATCCACTTAACTGAGAAGTATTTTTGTGTGTATGGATCTATCAATTGAATAAGCTCAAGTCTGTTTCTAAGAATTTCAGAGTCTTTCAATTCAGTAAAGTGATTATCGTTAGCCCAATCAAAAGTTACTTGCTCTTTTATATTCTCCCATTCATCTCGGTTTACAATACCCTTTATAGTTAGTTGCTTTTCTAATAGTTCAATGAATAGGTGTGAGAATCTAATTCTTTGTCTATAGATGAATTTAGTAAACTTCAATTCATCACGAGTAATTTCAGCAGCACGTCCTAATTGGAAACCATTTTCTGGATCTAATCTTGATACTGGAACATTAAGTGCTTTATATAATTTCTTCTGAAAGTATTCAACGTCTGCCATCTCACCAAGATTTTCACCACCTGGAAGTGTATCAATAGAAGTGCCCTGACTGTTCATCACAAAGATTCCAGCCGATAGAGCAAAGTTGTGATAATCGTGATATCTGTGGTCTTTATCAATTGTTAAGGTTCCGACATCCATTCTTTCAGAAAGTATTTCTATTGAAACGACTTTATGGTTATGGAGTTTCTTTTCTTCATTCATCGCTTGCATTTTAGCCAAGCCAGGAGACCATTTTTCTAAGTATTCTGCTTTACTTAATATTTGTTTATCTTTCTCTCTCGTATAGAAAGGCATTAACGAATCTTGTGGTTTCAGATCTCTTGCTTCTATTTTAGTGCCGTCTCGCAAAATAAATTTGTGATCTGGTGTTGCTATAACTTCTTCGCCGTTGTCGAGAGTTATTTTAAGCACATCAGTATTTTTGCGTGTAACGCCAGCCCAAGATATCAGGCCAGGAACTATTTCTCCTTCGGGTGAAACAGAGTATGTCCAGTTTTGTTTGCCTTGATCATATTCTAATATTAAATCACTTAAAGGAACTTGACGGCCATCTAGTAAATCTATCTGCGTATTCAATGAAAGGCATCCCTCTCTCCTCGGCAACCAAAAGTCTTCAAGCATAGAAAGTGTTCGTCTATCGTCTTTGACTTCTCCAGTTTCGATATTGTAGACCATCTTGTTACGATATCTTTGCATGATATCTCTAAGATATGCATCAGCTTTTGATTTAGGAAGATTACCAACATCAACATAGAAAATTCTTCTTTCTGGAGCACGAGCAATACGATAGATAACCATCGCATCTTCCATCATTTTTAGTTGATTCATTCCTTTTAATGCTTTATGTAGATTAGAAAGAATGGTAGAAGAAAATTTATCTACAATACCAGAATGAACAAATAGAATTGAATCAGTAGAAATTTTAATACCTTCTACGGTAGTAGATGCGCCAGTGTATGTGGTATTACCAGAACCACCACGAAGAAGTCCTCTTTGGTTGAACACGTAATATTCATCGGCAACTTTTAATAGCTCAACACCCTGTTCTGAAACATCTCTTTCTATTTCTCTAACTTTACGAATTTGTCTTGGGTCAATATATCGAAGTTCTAAGATCCCATTTTTCTTTTTTTGATCGTCTAGTATAACGTGAAAAAACAGTCTACCGTCTATATACCATTTTCTGAATAGGTCGTATGAGTTTTGATTCCAATTTAATAGAGTAAGAATATTATCAAACTCTTCATAGATTGCTTCTTTAACTTCTTTCTTTTCTTTGATATTGCTGAGATTAATTTCTACGGCATCTCTTTGTCCATTAACAACAATTGCTTCATTAACAATGTCGTCTATAGCACTATCTACTTCAGGTAGAAGTGCCATTTCTCTATAGCGTGTGATTAATTCAAATTCGTTTTTAGAAGAGCCTTCAAGGTCAATGAAGGCTCCGTAGGCACCAACACCTTCAACGGTTACTGCGCCATCTTCATTAGTAGGCGGTACAAAAGACTTAGCATCTTCTTTAGCTTTTTCTAGTTCAGTCTTTTTTAATGTATAACCGAATAATTTAAAATCCATTTGCTCTCCTGTTCATACTATAATAGGCTTGTGATTATCTCCAAGACCTTCACTTGATATTTAGGTGAGCCTAAATTATTCTTTGCTGGCGTCAAGAACCCATAAGTCGTACTGAAGGGTTACAGTGAAACTTTCAATTTCATTTTCGGTTGCCCAATTTGTTTCAATAGCAGAAACTTCAGTTGGAAACAAACCTTGAAATTGGTACTTTCTAATTGGAGACTGATCATCAGCTTTTCCAAATTGTAATACCTTACCGTCTACCTTATATGTATCTGGAGTTGATGTAGCACCAGAGTTACGTAAGTTAGTTGTATGTCCGTTGATAGCTCCCATCCATGATTCAAAAGCATTTCTTAAAGCAAAATCTTCATCGTTGATAATAGTCAATGTCCATTCAGGGAATGTTCTATTACCAGCAACCTTAATTTTTCTACCAAAGTATGATACTTCGATTGGAGCAATAGTTGAAGAGGGTAAAGAAGCAGCATTACATAGAAAACTTAATTTGTTTTTGAATGTAGTTTTATCTGCCGCTTGTGAACCGCCTTGTGGAAGAATTTGACCTCCGCTTATAGCAAGCGGAAGGTCTAGCTCTACTCTAAAGAGTGACGGACGTGCTCCACCAAACTCTAATGCTGTCTTGATATCTTGAATTTTAAAAGCCATTTTGGTTTCTCCCTAAGTTAATATTTATTAGAATTTACCAACAATTTCAGCAAATTCGACACCAGTTCTTACAGCAATAAAGTTCAACTGAATGAAGTTGATCGAACGTGCTGGCTTGATGTAAATATCTCCAATAAACTCGTTACGGTCAATTACTTCAGGAGTGTTGTTAGATGTATCACATACAACTTTGAAGTCATATATTCCACGTCTACCTTGAACATCTCTCAAGAAAGGCTCAACAAGGTTTCTAAATTGTGATCTTGTGAATGAATCGTTGAATTCAAACAAAGTAAATTTAGAAGCACGAGCAATTGCTTTTTCAAGAACAATAAACAATCTACGAACGTTAATACGATCAAACGCACTTGGTTTAGCAAGAAGAGTTTTATCTCCAAACAATACAGTGCCTTGAGCGTGTTCGTCAATTACAGAATTGATTCCAGAAAGATACAAGTCATCTCTTTGCGCTTTGTGTGGGCTATAAGCAAGACGTAATACATTTTTAATATTACCTCTGTTATATCCAGCAGGAGAGTACCAAGGATCAGCAATAGTATCTGTTCTAACACATAGACCAGCAATATCACCATTCAAAGGAACCCATCTCTTAACGTCATTGTATTTGTCGTATTGAAGTTTCCAACCACTGTCCATAAAAGCATACGAGCTTGATGGAAGAGTATCGCGGAATTCAATAGAATCTTCAACTTCGTTATCTACGTTATCAACTACGTCAGCTTTTTCTGGTGAGATAAAAGCAACACAATCTTTACGCACTTCACAAACGTTATTGATTACAGAAATTGCGATTGCTGAAGATGCTTCACCTAATAGAACAAGTGATACATCAACTAGATCAGCATTAGCAAACAAATCGTAACCTTGAATACGTGCGCCCTCTACAGCGCCTCCAGTATTCACATCACGTCCACCTTTCAAGCGAACTGTGTATGGCTTATTAATAGCAGTGAAAGCAATACCAGCGGCACTACTTCCCCAGTTTAATCCAGCAGGAAGATGATCTGTCCAACGTATTAGGTTTGACACTTCATTGATTTTATTTACGTAATAAACAGAAGCACCATCTGGACTCTTAGCATCAGCAGCTTTAGAAAGGAAAGCATGTCTTTCAAGAACAGCACCTTTAGTACCAGAGATATCTCCATTTGCGTCAATAACTACAACGTGAAGTTCATCAGCAGAACTAGAACGATCAGCAGCATAGTCAGAAGTTCCAGGAGCAACACCGATAGCATCAGCGAATTCCCATTTAGCAGAAAGTGAAGCACCAAGTAATACAGGAGAGAAAGCGGTATCGGTATCTGCTGAAGTAGCAGATACTACAGAAGCGATCTTTCTTTCTTGACCTGAAGCTAAATCTCTAACGATAGAACCAACAGTTAATTTATTTAAGAAGTCAGTTCCAGTACCAGTTAAAGTAACACCAGAACTAGAAACAGTGCCAGCAAGGTTTTGTTTAAATGCGTTAGCAGTTGCAGGATTAGTGCTACCACTTGGACAAATAGAAACCAAAATAGCATTACCTAATGCTCCAGGATACTTAGCAGCAAAAGGTCCAACGTTAGCTAAACCGCTAGAATAGTTTTGTGTATAGTCATCGTCATTCTTAATAAGAACTCCGATACCAGGAGCAGCAGTTCCAGTACCTTCTTCTGAAGTAGCATTTAAAGCTCCAACAAAGATTTTAATGGTAACAGCAGCAGAACTTAAATCTGGAGAAAATGCAGCATCAATAGTTAATGCGATATCACTTGCAACAGCAGTTACATTTCTTTCGTCAAGTCCAAAAACAATAGTGTCTCCAGGACGTACACGTAAAGCACCAAGCAAGAAGCCTGAACCAGTTACAGCAGTTCCAGTAGAACTTACGCCAGTGAAGGCAACAGATTGTGTTGCTGTGCTTGCAGCACGAACAATACGAAGTTTATTTCCGTAAGCTAAAAAGTTTGCGGCAGTGAAGAACGAAGTAGCAGTTTCCAAATCGGGTTTACCGAATCGTCTTACTACGTCATTTTCGTTTCCAACAAGAACGATCTCGTTGAGCGGCCCCCATTTGAACACACCACAGAAACCACCGTCAGTAGTTGATACGGCAGGGACAATAGTAGTAAGATCAATTTCACTTACATTTACTCCGGGCGATACTTGAAATCCCATGTTTTTTCTCCTTAAAGTTTTAAGTGCTCCACCTCAAATCTGAGCAGGCCTTTGTATAGCTTTAGCACTAGATATTTATAATTTTACTGTCTTTATAATATTCCAAATATTACCAGTCTTCAAAACTCTCATCTTGATCGTCTTTTCCGGTATAGTCAAACTCATTCCATGATCTTTTGCTCTCTTCCCACTCATTAACAACTTCCCAATTAGTTCCGTCATTATCTTTGAAAGTCTCAACAGCTTTAACATGGTCTTCACTTGAAGCGATAATTCCAAAGGGAAGCATCTCTTCTCTCATACTCTCTTCTTTCTGGTCAGCCATGTTCTTTCGTATATCCACGTCTGTCAATTCCTTGAAGACGGGCTGAGTAGCTAACCAACCAAAAAGAACTAAACACATAACCAAGTCATCATTATGACCTGCCCCTGCGGCAAAGCTTTTTTTAGTTGCTACGAAAGCGGCTAACTCTTTAATAGTATCTTTGTCGTGGATTAATAGTTGATCATTTTCAATTATACTTTTAAGGTTTGAACACCCTAAAGATTTAATTGGGGCCGTGGTCTTTACTCCTAACTTAGCGTTTTTCTTAAACCCTGCCGAGATTCTTTGACCTCCTCTCCCCATATTAGTAGTAGAAAAGATGTTTTCGTATTCTAGATCTGAGTGTAAAGTTTCTGCTACTTGACTTCCGATATTATTTGTTTCAATCAATACATGCGATGTGTTATATTTAGTGGCCACGTTATATATGATATTGGGTAGCATCATTGGAGATACTTTGTTATTTCTGTATTTTGCTACCACCCTATAAGGAGCTTCGGTAACATCAATCACAGTCATAGCAGAATAATCTAAATTTTGTCCTTCTGCGGTATCCACAATGGTCATATAGATATGTTTTTCTTGTGGGAATTCGTAAATGTCTATATCATTAATTTTATGAAGAGGTTCTCTTTTTCTAGTTCCCAGTGACATCATTTTAGATGGAACAATAAGCGTATTCACAGAACCTAAGAATTCGCAATTAAATTCTTGATTAAATTTTTCTTGTCCTAATTGTTTAATTTGGTCTTCAGCCCACTTAGCATCACGTCCAGGAACAACCGACCAATGAGCTTCAATAGGTTTATAAAGATTTTCTTTTGCTAGAGCAGCTTCCCAATAATCATAAAATAAATTCATACCATTCGGTGTTGATACCATGAATAGTTTTGTTGTAGTACCTGAAGAAATAGTAGGATATACAGAAGTAATAAACTCGTTAGCAATATTTTGTGGTACGAAAGCAAACTCGTCCAAGAAAATAATATTATATGTGTTACCACGAATAGAACTTTTAGCAGTAGAAGCAGCAACAACTTTTGAACCATTTTCTAATTCAATAGAACCTCTGTTCCACGATACGATACCTTGTTGCATCCATAGTGGTATATGTTCAAAAGCTAATTGAAGTTTAGCTAAAATATCTCTAGCAATCTGAGCCTTGTTAGCAAGCACAGCAATATTTTGCATCGGACCAAATAATACAGTCCACATGATGTAAGCAATTGTTACAGTAGATTTTCCTACCTGCCTTGGTAGTTTTGCAATAACAAAACGTTCATCAATATATGCTTGAAGTAATGTTTTTTGAAAGTCATATAGATCAAAAGACACAAGTCCTCTATCCACGTGAACGATCTTCATGTAAGTCTGAATGAAATATAATGGATCATTGGTGCATTTAATACGCTCCGCAATTTGATCGGTAGTATAAGCCATTTGAACGCCAGCGCACTTAAGGTTAGGATTACCTTTGTAGTGCCGCATAGTCTGTGGATTATATCTAGGCATCTTTCTTGACTAACCCCATTTTCTTTATGATCTCATCCAGTTGAGTAGTCGTACCAACAAATAAATTATTGTTGACAACTTCAGGACCAGTGTCAGAAATTTGTTTTGCTTTCTCATTTTCGATCTTAACCTTATCTTTGTGCATGGTCATCAAGTCTTTCTGTGCATCAGCAATTGTTTTAACTAACAAACTTAAAACTTCAAAAGCTCTAGGATGTTGGCTTGCGTTAGCAATCTGAGATAGATTGTTTAGTGCTTCAACAGATCGTTCAGTAATTGTGTATAGATTATCTCTCACATACTTATAGTCTGTTTCAACCTCTTCAGTATGTGTATCTTTCTTTGGTGCTAATACCGGCACAGCTTCTTCAAATATTACCGGCACTAATGGTGAGCCGTCTTTAGCTGCCGTAGGAAGTTTAGTCTCTTCTGTTTTCTCAGAAGAAATAACAGGTAAAGTATTTCCAGTAATAGCACGAAGATCGTCTTCAGTTGCTACAAACTGATTAAATTCCTGATCATTATCTTTTATAATATCGTCACTCATATATCACCTTAAATAATTTTTGGTTTCCCAAATTGCTCGCCAGTATGTAAAATTTCAGTTTTTATTTTTAATACAATGTCTTCATCTAATCCAGTCTCAGGATTAAACTTCTTATTGTCTGTATATTCAGTATAGCTTTCACTGAATCCAAAATCATCTTCAAAAGTTTCTCCAGGAAGAGCTTCAATTAAATGTCGTGCCGATCTAGGTGTTGCGTTTCTTGCTATTTGATCTTGAACAGAATTTCCAATAGGCCCAACAAGAATATCTGTTTGTATTTTTGTAATAACATCTTCTGGTTTTACTGGCCCATAGAATAAAGTCTTAACTTCAAAATTTAGAGTCCAAATAATATCTCTTCTTGTTAGCCAATCTTCTTCATAGTTATCAGCCATAGAAACAGCTTGGAGAGTGATTGGAACGTCATCAATAAGATTTACTTCTGGTATAGCTTTAATAGTTACAGTATAGTCAGGAGTGAACCAAGGAAGTATTTGTTCTATGATCTGGTTAGCATCATCTATGTACTTAGCAAGCACGTAAAGCTCTAGGCCGAGCTTGTACGACACTGGATTGTACTGTCTGTTCACATGTGAACCATCGCCTGCAATAGCCTTTTTATTTCTATGCATTGTGTTTAGTTTTCTTGCTCCATCATAATTGAATGAAACAATTTGAAAAGCTAAACGTGGAAGTTCTATTGTATAACCTTGATTGAAATCTGGCTCTTTAGATGTTCTTGATAAGTATCTTTCTTTTGGACCGTAAGCCAAAGGGACTTTAATACGCTTGATCTCTTTACCTTGTGCGTCTCTTCTTACAATAGAGATATCATTGAACAGTGAACCAAACACTGAAACAACTTTTCTCATTGTTCTATGGTAGAATATATTGCCAAACATTAGAAGTCATCCTCAGAAAATGGATTGTTCTCAGTGAAATCTATAATAGAATCACTCTCTGTCTGAATAGGAACATTCTCTGCTAATGGATCACTAATAGCTTGAGTATTAAGAGATGTTAGAGAATATGAAGCGGCACTTTTAACACCTTTAACTGGGCCGTTAGTAGGATCAAACACACCAAAAATATCTTTAACTTGAAGTTGTCCAGCAGGAAAGATTGCTTGAATAACAGTAGCTTTTGCATCTGCTTCTAATAGATCTAAACCTTGATAAACAATTTCGCCTTGTTGAAAAGTACCAACACCAACTCCAAGTTTTAAGAATATACTTGATGCCGCTATATCAGCAATTTCATCAATTGCATCAACTCCAGTTTTAACTTCTTCATGTGAGAAAGCATACTGTTCACATTTTAATTCGTAAACATATCTTTCGCCAAGATTATAAAATACACTTTCATGTTCTACATATCTAATTTCTAATAGTGCATTGTTTAGAGGAAAGTAAATTAAATCACCTTCTCTTGGTCTTTCTAATTCTGTTCCTACTACATCGTTAAATCTTGTGCGTGAAATAGTTAAAGTGATCTGATCTTTGATATCAATCCCGAACTTGTTCATTAAAGTTCCTTGACCTTCAAAGCCATCTACGTTTTTAATGTACACTTCTATATCATATACGTCATCAAATTTAGAGAGAACATCTTCACCTAATACTAGATCTATTTTTTGGTTTGATCTTGGAAGGTACACACAATCTATGCCATGTATTTGTATGGCCTCACGATTGAGATCGTCAACCAGATTTTGTTCTGATCGCGGATTAAATAGATTGAAGTAACGATTGGTTCCCACGGTTCCACCTTAAATTGTTGCTATAGGGTATTTATGCCCTATTATCCAACCATAAAATCAGGTGGCAACTCAAACTCTTTACGAATACGCTCTCTGAGTTTTTCTAAATCTCTTTGTGCTTCATCGTAGATTACTTGTCCGTTGAGAGTTATCCCGCCTGGAAGTTGAATACCCGAAAACTTTTTGAGGTTATTTCCCCACTGTTCTTTGATTAAGTTGTAGCAATACTCTCTAACAATTTCATCTCCGTAGACTTCTTTATATTGTTCTGGATCTAATGCTACCCATGCTTCTATAATTACAAATTGGTCTACCATGTAATCATTGATATCAATATAAAGCGTATCTGTTTTTCTATTAAAACGTAAACCCTTTTTACCTCTGAATAGAAATTCCCAAGTAGCAATATATGTTTTGTAAATATCGTAGGTAATTAAATCAGTAGAAGCCATGCTGAACATATTGTTCAATGCCCATTGATATTGAAAGTCAAATATACCACCCATATTTCCACCAAGCGAAGAACTCTGTGGAGGTAATATATCGGTAACACTGATTACTCTATCACCAACTGGAATAGATTTTGTATCTATATCTCCAATAACGATTGCATTGGGAGTATTAGAAATAACGAATGTGCCGGCGGTAGTTTGATTGGTGACTGTTTCTCCTGGCGTAAAGCTTCCAGCCGCAGTAATAAAGCGCACATTAAGGCCAACAACATCATAAAAATACGCTGTAGCATTGCTTGTGTTTCCCTTCAATACTTGTCTTTTTTCAAAAACTCCAACAGGAGCTCCAGTGATTACAAAACTTGATGCGGTGATTTGATGTTTAAGATAACAACGCTCTACACCATCAAAATGATAGTCACGAAAATACGCTAGACCTTCATCTATGCGGTCTTCAATTTGATCTTCATCCAAATTTAATTCAATAACAGGAGCACCCAACTTTCTCAGGCACCACTCTATTAAATCAACTCTGGTAGCTGGAAGTGGCATGGTTATTTTCTCTTTGGTTTATCTTTAATTCTTTTTGGTGTTGATGCGCCGTTGCCGTTGGATCTAAATCTTTCATTTGATAATGCTCTCATAATAGCACCCAATGCACTCATCTTTCCTTTAGTCATCTTATCAAGATTCTCAAGAATAGATTTTAATTCTGTTAATGCAATATAGCTAGTAACCATTGAGGTTAGAGGAACAACATCAGCCCCAAATAACAAATACTCATTAATTATTCTACAGACAACTATAGTAACAAAATACACAAGAAGTTTGGATATAGTTCTTGATAGCTTTGAGCTTGTAATCTTTTCTTTCTTTTTGAAAGCAGCTATGACACCAGTGATAAGATCGCAAGCAACAAGAAAAACTACTCCAAAGATGATGCTTGATATAGGAGCAAGAAAAGCAGTGATTAATAGTAATACTTTAGTTAAGAAGATTTTGAGATCTACTAACTCAAATACATCAGAAACAATATTGAAATAAGATTTTATTGACATTAAAAGAACCCCACTAGAAATGTGGCAGTTGTTCCAGTGGCGTATATTTTTCTAATGACTAGATTCTCTAGGTATGTACCAGCAGGAACTGATTTAAGTTGAGTACCACCTGGCACATCTTTGACTAGTTCAAGTGTGATGTCACCAGCGCCCCCAACATACAGTGAAGTAATGGGTCTTGCTAGATCTGCACCGTTATTCGGTGTAATAGCTACGCTCTGTCTTGCCATGATTAGTCTCCTAAGTAATGATCTTACATTATTTATTAAAACTTGTAGCCACTATGGATATAGTAAATCTGCTAAGTCTTTTATTGTTTTGTTTAATTCCAAAGGGTCTGCATTACTAGTCTGGGCAGACACCGATTCATTTGTGGAATTATCTGTAATAGTTATGTCATAATAAGATGGTCTGTTCTCACTATCAAAAACCATTCTATATGATGCGGTATACGGTAGTGGCCATGTATTAGGTGCTAGTGGCATATTAATTCTCCAATACTGTTATTCTTGCTTTAGCGGCTTCAAGTTCTTCTTTAAGTTTCTTAATAGCTCCAACTAGATATGGAATGATATGATCAGTTTGCATTGACCAAGCTTCAAAGCCCTCATCACCAAATTCTAAATTATTATTAGAGTCTCCAGCTACTACTGCTTCAGGAATTTCATCTATTACCTCTTGTGCTAAGAAACCTGTTCGGACTCTTGCTGAACCATCGTCATATTCTGGTTTGAATGTATATCTTATAGGATCTAAACCACATACTTTATCTAAAGCATCAGAACTAGATATACTTATGATACCTTGTTTTAATCTCTGATCTGAAGTGTTAAGAGCATTAACGGCATAGATGGTTGCTACTCGGGCCCCGGAACTGCCAATATCATATGCGTTATTTGCTTCCGCTCTAAGTCCACCTGCGGCTGCTATAGACCATCTAGCAGAACCTCCAGTAAAGAAATACATATCTTGATTGGCTGATATATCTAATGTAGTATCGGTATCACTTAATCTAAAATATCCATAAGTAGTTCCATCAACTTGAACATTAAATCCTGAAGCAGATGCAGCCGACGCACTACCACGATTAAGTGTGACTCTAGTTCCGATGGTAGAATCTATATATAGATTTCTAATATAATTAGAACCATTTCCAATATCTGAAGTAATATTTCCATTAGGAACATAATGTCCTCCAGAATCTACAAGCCATCTTATAGAATTATTAGTAGATAGTCTTAATTCTCCTGTTGTACTTCTGCTTCCTATATTAACATTACCAGAACCACCAGTAGTAGCATCTCCGCCATATATTTCTAATGTACCCTCTCCACCAGCAAATTCATTACCATAGATACCAATATATGCACCTCTACCAGTAGCAAAATCTCCGCCGCCCTCAATAAGAATTCTTTTATTATCAGAACCATCGGTAGTATTAGCTTTAATGGTATAAGTAGTAGGCGTATAAGTAATACCACCGGACGCATCGCCAGCATTATCGTCTACATATTTTTTTGTAGCAAAGTCGTTTTGACCTGTCGGAGCAATGTATGTTGTACTTGATACTATCTTTGCCATATTATGTTGCCGTTGAAACCGCTAAGTATTCTATATTACCAATCCAAGAAACTGTTTCTGCCGCCGCTCCAGTAATTCTGATTCTTATATCATTACTTGAAACATCTACATCAAAATCATATCCCGGAGAACCATAGGTTTCTATTTCTTTAATTCTTCCTCCCAAGTCTGAAGCAATAACAGCAGCTCCAGCATTGTTTCTATAGACAGTGAACTTAAGTTTTCCACCAATACCTTTGGCTGTAGTGCTATTAAATCTTCCGCCAAGAGTTACAGTGAATATGTAGGTAGTATTATCTGCTAATGTTAAAGTATAAAGATTAGCTGTAGTCGCATTAGTTGTATTTGCTACTACGGGAATTTCAAATTTACCTGAAGGTGTGTAGCCAGTAAATGCTCTATGTTGTGTTCTACCATTAGCATCTATAGCTAATCTTGTTGTAGCATTAGTGCCAAGATTTAGTTCTCCGGTAGTGCTATTAACTTGAATGTTAATACCAACACCAGCCGTACCAATTCCAGATTGTATTTGAATACCACCAAGTCCAGCATGTTCATTACCATTGATAGTAATGTAACCGCCTCTAGCAGTATCTAAAACGTTGCCGCCACCCGATAGAATAAGTCTAGCACTGTCCGAGCCATCAGAAGTAGTAGCGAAAATATAACCGTTTGTTGTGCTGAACTGTAAGTTAGAATTTGATGAGTTTATTATTCTCCATCTCTCTGCTCCGGCAGTTGATATAGTAATATGTCCACCAGAAACGTTACCGGCAACAAGATCTATTCTTCCCGTATTAGCTTCTTCATTACCAAAAAGAGAAATATAAGCTCCACGAGAAGAACCAATATCACCACCACCAGATATTTCTAATCTCATGTTGTCTGTGCCATCAACAGTACCAGTTGTGATATTAAGTGTGTTAGTTGCAGTGCCAGTGATTGCACCTCTAACTAAAAGATCGCGCAAGTAAATGTCGCGTATACCTAAGCTAGAATTACCAATATCTTTTGTATTATTTGAGCCAGGTACTAAATGTCCAGCATTTTGAACTTGCCACTGAACAGCATTTAGAGTTTCAAAATAGATTGAACCTGCACCGCCTGCTAATATTTCTACTGAACCGGTGCTTCCGTGCTCATTTCCGTAGAGATATATTGTACCGCCTCTAGAATCACCTTGAATTCCACCACCACAAAGTAATAGTCTTTTTGTGTCTGCGCCATCAGCAGTATCAGCATGAATTCTTGAAGTTGAACCACTGAATACTAGGTCGCCGTCTGCACCAGATGCTTTCCAGTTTCCGATTGCTCCTGCATTAAAGTAAATATCAGCAGCACTGTTACGAGTGTAGAGATATAGATGTCCGCCAGCGTCACCAGTTGAAAGTGTTGCACCACCAGAATTACTTTCGTTGCCGCCAAGTTCTAGATATGCGCCACGTCCTACTTGTGCAAATCCAGCAGCACCGCCACCACCAATTATAATTTTCTTATTGTCTGCACCATCAGCAGTATTTGCAGCAATAGAAAATATAGAAGGAGTGTACTGAATGTTACCGGCAACTTGTAATGCTCCAGCAACATCGAGAAAGAATCCGGTCGCAGGCGCAACACCAATACCAACACGACCCTCAAAATAGTTCTTAGTATTCCCGCCACCGTTTGATGCTTGAAAGATACCCCAAGCATTAGTGATAGAGCCAGCTATACCAAAATTTAAAGTTTCTGCATATAGTGCATATGAATTAGATATTGTGCCGGTTGGATTAAGAGTATGGAGTCCAACTCTCGACCATGTACCATACTGTTCAGCAAGGGTTCCAGCAAAATTTGCTGTATTGAAGTAATGCTCAACTGCTATACCAATTCTATAACCAGAATCAGTTATACCAACATTTATTTTAGGATCATAACCTCTAAACTCTGCAACTTTTTGATAACGAGTTACAGTGGAAGTAATATCTGGATATTTTGCATTGAATATGAAGTTCACGCCATCCACGGTTGGACGATCTCTAGTAGTGAAAGTTCTTAATGTGCCAGAATTTTGATCTACCGGTGTATTACCGATAGAAAGTTGATAGATGTTAGCATTAGAGCCAACGTCCATTCTAATATCTGCGCCGGCTACTGCACCCGATTGAATTATTACTTTTCCTAAATCTGCATGTTCATTACCAGAAACTCTAATATATGAGCCTCTGCTAGTCGCTTCTGCACCACCGCCGACTAGAGAAATAGAGTTAGTATCTGTCGCATCAACAGTGCCTTGTCGAATAATTCCAGAAGACTTATTAAATACAAGATCGCCGCCGTTAGTTACATCTTGCTCTAAGTTACCTGAAGTATTTTTTATTCTCCATCTATTACTATTATTAGTATAGAATCTAAGATCATTAGACTGTATAGAACCGAAATATAGATCGCCTGAAGCACTATTATATTCTATACCACTTGTAGGATTTTGTAATAGAATACCATTACCATTTGTAGGATCTTCCGCAAGTCTTCCTGTGGTATCAATATACCATCTATTTAAATTGGTTGTATTAAAATATAAATCATGAGAAGTTGTATTTCCTACTATTGATCGTGAGTTAGCAACATCAAGTGTCCAACGAGAATCAATAGTGGCAGAAGTTTGAATTAATCTACTAACACCAGCAGTGGCAGCAAGGGTTAAAGATTGATTAACATAATCAAATGTGCCAACATAAGCAGAACCAGCAATATTCATTAATTTAATTTTCTTAGCACTAGCTGAACTAATAGTAGTATCATCAGCAACACTTAATTTAATTAAACCAACATCAGCACTATTAGCAAAGTTTCTACCATTTAAGAATGTATCATTAGCTAATGTGCTTAATGAGCCACCACCAGCACCTCCAATTATATTATCTACATAAAGATTTCTAACTCTTAATGAAGTAGTTCCAATATCATATGTGCTGCCGACAAAAGGAACATAATGACCTGAAGATAATACAGACCATCTAGTAGTAGCACCTCCAGCTTGTAATAATATAGGAGCAGTTGCGCCTTGCGCTCTTAGATATAAAGCAGCTCCAGAAACCGTTGGGCCAGTAGAAATTAACATTTCACTGCTTACTGTACTACCACTAGCAACAATGAAAGCTCCGAGAGTGCTATCACCAAAAATCAAGTCCATAGCATTATTGCCATGGAATATACCTTTACCATTACGGTTAATGATTATATTATCGCCATTGGTTGCATTTTGAACTAGTTGTCCTGTGCTATTGAATGACCAAGTAACTAAAGTATTTGCTTCAATATCAATAGTTGGTGTTGCGTGATTGGTTTGTAATCTTATTTTACCTGAAGCAACAGCTCCACCTTGTAGGAATACTTGACCACCAAAAGCATTTTCATTACCTCTAAGTGTTAGAGAACCAGTTCTAGTTGGCAAACTCGCGTTTGTTCCCGCGCCGCCACCGCCGGCAGAAAGATATAGTGATGCGTTATCTGCTCCATCACTTGTTGTAGTACCAATAAAGCCGGTAGTTGTTCCAGTAAATTCTAATTCACCATCGTTAGCAACATATAACCATTTTGCACCACCAGAATTTCCTTCAAGAGTTATATTGGCACTGTTACCACCAGTAGTTAAATTAATTCCAGCAGAAGCATTATTGGTTTGAAGTTGTATTGTTCCATTAGCATCTTGTCCACCTTGAATTAAAACTTTTCCGTTGTTAGAAGATGGAGCTTCATTACCATATAATTCTATGGTAGCACCACGAGAACTTCCTACATCTCCACCACCCGCCAATTTTACATATGTATTATCAGCACCATCAGAAGTTCCAGCAGTAATTTTATTACCAGTTGTTCCTTGTAATTTAATATATGGTAATGCTCCTGTACCCGAAGCGAAAGACATAACTCCATCAGCATCAGCTTTACTAATAGCATCAACTCTTAATTCATTTTGTGCATAGATGCGACTAACTCTTGATGTATCAGTACCAATATCGTAAGTATTGCTGGCTCCAGGAATAAAACTTCCAGTAGAATTTACTTGCCATCTATTAATGTTGTTAGTAAATATAGAAAAACTTGATGCAGCAAATAAACCAATACTTGTTGCGTAAACATTGTTGACAGGAGAACTAGCACTACCAAAATTATATGCTGAAGCACTAGCAGGAACTAAATGACCAGAGCCGTCTATGTCCCATCTTTGTGTTGAGTTAGTCCAAAATCTAATTGGATAATTTCCAGGAGTAAAGAATTGTATTTTACTTCCAACTGCATCACCAGAAAATATCTGTGCTAAGCCAGGATTAGATTCTTCATTACCAGAAAGTTGTAAACCAGCTCCTCTAGCAGGATCTATACCACCAGTATTACCGCCACCATTAATAACTATTCTTTGATTATCAGCACCATCAACAGACGCCGCATGAATAGTCATGTTGTTATTATATTCTAATGAACCACCTGAAGTAAGTGTTAATCGCAAAATATTTGAGGAATGTAATTGTATAGTACCATTACTTCCAGTTGCGTTAATAGAGATTAAAGAGTTAGTAGCATTGCCACTAGTAAGAAATATAGAACTAGGATTTACTGAAGCCTCATTACCAGCAAGAGTAATGAAAGCACCTCTAGCGGCGTTAGCACTATCAGAAGAACTTAAAAGAAGTGTTCTAGTATCAGCACCATCAACAGAATTAGTTCCAACAACGTGCGTTAAACCAGCACTAGAAGTCCAAAGAAGTTTGTTGGATTCAAAGTAAGCTAAAGCTCCAGTACCTTCTTTAACAAAACGAACTTGCGTGCCGTCAGTTGAAATGAGGGTATCAAGAGTCCCAGACTCTACGCCAATTAATTGATCAGACACTAGATTAGTGTTTCTGTCAATCTGTCCTATACCACGAATTCTTGCCATTTGTTAAATCTTCTTTTCCAATATTTAGTTAATATTTAATAATATGATTTAATACATAAAACGGAGGGTTGCTTGTATTAGAAGTTATCGGAGAGTTACCATCTATAGCTCCTGTTACATTACCAATTCTACCAGCAAAAGTTCCAGATGCGTGTACATGAACGCCAGTGCTTGAAGAGTTACCAACAAAAGCAGGAGTAGTAAATGAATGAGTGTGTGCTGATTCAGTAGCAGGAGCTCCAGTAACAGTATGAACGTGTGCGGATTCTGCGGTGATTGAGCCTGTATTCACCTCATGACTATGAGATCCTGCTCCACCGCTTGAACCACCTAAAGAATTTACTGTGATTGCGTGATTGTGATTACTGTTATCACCACCAGAAACAATAGCAATACCATGAGAATGGTTAGATTCTCCACCAGCATTTATATAGACTCCGGTATAACTATATTCTGTGGCGCCTGCTCCAGGATAAGAAGTTAAATTTGATGCATCGAAATCGTAAGTTGCTTTTACACCATTTTGATAAGGAGCAGAACCATTACCTGATCCAGGATTAGCTGTAGTTGTTTGATAATGTAAATGTTGTGGGTCTTGAATATTATGTCCGTGTAGACCATCAGTGTTCGTATTTCCATTAACATTGTGAGAATGGTTTGCTGATTGTAAACCAGAACTCGCACTATGTCCATGACTAATATCATGAGTGTGGGCTCCAACAGTATCAGTGCCTAAAGTGTGTGCGTGGCTGTGTGAAGTGGCGGAAGTAGCAATAGTTCCTAATCCGTGAGTGTGAGCAGAACCAGCTCCAGTAGTTCCGGCAGAATGTGAGTGATCTAATACAATAGTATGAGAACCTGAAGAACTAATATTAAGATCTGCTCCTGCTCCCATACCATGAAAGTGTCCTGCTACAGTATGATTATGATCTATAGAACCACCAAAAGTTCCTAGAATATTTCCTGTGCCTGAAGCAGCTTTACCTAAAATAAATCTTTGTCTTATGTCTGGGATATTAAATGTAGTAGAACCATCACCAGCTCCGTGAATAGTATTAACAGCATTAAATAGATCTAGATACGTTGTTCTTGAAATGGGTGAACCATCACATAATAGCCAGCCTGCCGGAACCGTAGAAGCACCAAACGCAACAATTGTTCCGACTGGGACCCCTGCGCATCCTACGACTGTTGTGATGTTTCGTAGTTTAGCCATAGTTAAATTACTCCTAAACCGCTAGACTTACTGATTGGTATCTTACTGTGCCCGTCCAATTTACTGTTTCGCCAGCAGCACCAGTAACCAACACAGTTACATTGTTACCACTAACTCCTAAATCTACAGAATAATTTGTTGGGTTTTCAGCAATCAAGTCAGCAATTTCTGGCGAATCTATTAGCGCCGCGGAACCTCCATTGTTTCTTCTTACGCCACCAAATACTCTTGCAACATAACTTTTATTTGTGCCAGTGTTTTGAAATCTTGCAGTTAATAAAACTTCAATCCATGTTACAGTTAAATCAGGTAAAGCAATTGATAAAGCGGTTTGTTGTGTTGCGTTTGTTGTTTGAAAACCAAAAGTTTTCTTTATTTCTTGCGAACCAGCATAAGCAGAATGTGTTTGTTGTGTTAATATACCAGTAAAAGCAATATCATTTGCTATATTAGTAATACCACTAGCAAGAATATTATCACTATACTTAATGAAGTGTTTAATTGCTACAAACGGAGGGTTACTTGTTCCAGTAGATGTTGAAGTCAACAATAAACCAGCTCCACCAGTTTGTCCAGTAGCAGTGGTTGATAGAGTGTGTTGATGATCTATAGCACCACCTGAACTACCAAGAGTAGAACCAGTTCCTGAAACTGCTAGACCAAGTAAAAACTTTTGTCGTGTATCGGGCAGATTGAAAGTAGTTGAACCATCTCCAACACCATATAGAGTTCCAATAACTGCAAATAGATCAGCATAGAAAGTTCTTGAGACTGCCGAACCATCACAATGTAAATAACCTAAAGGAGCAGTAGAAGCAGAATGAGAAATAATAGAACCAATAGGTCCAGAACTTGATACACCAGGAGCAGTCGCCCAAATAATCTTATCTAAACCTGAATCGTATCTTAGATATTCGGCATCATCTGGAATACTTGTAGCATCAAAAGATTTATTACCCGAACCTGTTACAACTTTCTTTGCAACCCCTTCTTCAATATAATCCCATTGACTTAAACCGCTATTAAATAATACAGTCTGTCCGTTGGTTGGAGTAGCAGGAAGAGGAAATCCATCTAAGGTAGCAGAAGCAGAAAATGGTAAGCTTCCAATAGTTACAAATTTCTTTGCTCCAGAACCAGCAGCATCTTCAATCAAAAGAACGTCTGAATTTGTTGGTGTAGCTTTAACAGTAAAAGAACTAAAATCACTTGCGGCTCTTTTTAACTGTGCATCATTAGTAACGTTAGAAAGTCCAACTTGTGTTTTAGTTACTGCGTGTGGGTTAGCAAGATCTGATATATGTGCATCAATTTGAGTATGAGTATTTGTTCCAGCACCAGAAAGATTTTGGTGAACTAGATTAGAATTAATTTGTGTAAACGTTACCCGCTTTTTGGCATTACCGGCCGCACTATCTTCAATTAAAAATACATCAGCAGAAACAGGAACAGTTTTAGCAGTAAAACTTATGTAATCACCAGAAGCTCTTTTTAACTGTGCATCATCAGTAACGTTAGAAAGTCCAACTTGTGTTTTAGTTACTGAGTGTGGATTACTTACGTTGTTTACGTGAGTATCAAATTCAGTTTGTCTAATAATGTTTTGTAGATCTGTTAATACACCAGCCTGAAATTTATCAGTAGTTTCATTCCATAGAATTTCAGCATCAGTAGATGAACCACGTTCAATAAGAATACCAGCATCTTCAGTGGGAGCTCCAGTCCAATCTGAATTAAGAGTGATTATATTATCAGCAATATTTAAGTTTGCTGTATTGATTGTAGTAGTGGTTCCGCTTACAGTTAAGTTACCAGAGATACTAACATCACCAGAAAAGTTACCAGTAACAGAAAAGAGTTGATTGATTCTTAATCCAGAACTACCTAGATCATAAGAAGCATTGGCAACAGGCAAAAGAGCATGAGAAGTATTGATTCTCCAACGGGCAACGTTAGTATTATAGAAATCAAGTGTTCCTGCCTGTGTATTACCTAATACCGTATCGTTTCTACCAAGAAGTCTTAAGTCTTCGTCTTGAAGGTCTACGTGAGCATCTATGACTGCTTGGGCGGCTATTACTTGTGAACCTGTGAGATTAGAAACACCATCCCCACGAACCATGATAACAGTTGTGAGCGTAAGACCGTCTTTGGGCGCAATAGATTGTACTTTGATGTCTCCAAGTGCTTCAAGATCTTTCTTGAGCTTGGAAACATTTACATTTATGATGGCACTTGTTAGAGTGGTTGACATTGTGTTTCCGCCTTAAAATTGTTAGAGCTATAGCTCCAATTATTTAGTTTGAAACCGCTTTAGGCAGATTCATACTCCATATCAACTTCAACGGTCCACTCGGTTGGATTAGCTTCGTAATTTACCCCAAATTGTCTGTGTATGTCAAAGTGATTGACGCTACCCCATCTAATGATTCCATTCTCAAGAGTAGTAGAAGAACTTAATGTTACTGAGCCAGTAACAAGTGTACTACCGTTGTTTGGAATTGGTAAAAGAATTCTAATCTTGTTATCAGGTGTTCCGCTTAAAGTTACTGTAGCTTGAAACCTTAATTTAATACATCTACCCTGATCAATATACTCAGCAACGTTAATAGTATAACTATCAATGGCCATTCCACCGAAAGTATCTAACGCACTAGCATAAGCAGTATATAATAAATTAAGTTTATCAGCAGTCACGGCCATTGGCCCAATTTTATCATTAGTAATAGCAAGAGGATCTACAGTAACTAGATCAGTTCTTTCAATACCAAGAATATAAAAATCTACAAAATCGCCAAACGCAGGAGCAGTTGTAAAAGTAACTATTGCTCCTGATAGAGTAAAATGTGTTGTTGCTCTTTGTTGAATACCTTGTTTGAATACAATAATACCAGCAACATTTAATGGAGATAATGGTAAAGTAAAAGCAGTTGTAACACCATCACCTAATGCTTGTACTAGTAATGGGAAAGCTCCTGCCACTGAAGGCACTTGCATTTCTTTACCCATATAAACAAGATATAGACTATAACCAATTTGAGGCACAAAAGAAAACTGGACTTTCTGACCGCCTTCAGTTAAAGCATATTCAGTGCCAGGCTCTAATATAGTTCCAGCATAGTTAATAAGCAAAGAACCAGTTGAGCCGACTTGATAGATGAGAGTAAATTCGTCATTAACTCCATCAGGTACAATTACTTGTTTATCAAATAAACCGTATGCTACATCTCGTCCTAAATACTTTGCCATCTATATCACCTTATGTTTTAATTATGAAATGCACTGTGTGGAATGGAGGATTATTTGAAGTAGTTGTTACTGCTCCAGCGGAACCCGTATTGGCAGCACTTGGCCCAAATGTTGAAAAATTTGAGTTGCCCGAAATACCACCTGCTACATTACCAATAGATCCAGAAAATGTATTAGCTGCATGAGTGTGAACGCCTGAAATATCAGTTTTATTTGTCGCACCTAAAGCATTTACTGTTATAGTATGGGAATGTGATGCATCATTAAAAGTTACGTTAGCTGTAGTTGGAACACAAACAGCACTTACTCCTGTGCCGATCCCATTTGTTCCCACTCCTGTTCCGTTTACATAAATTGTATGAGAGTGATCAACATTCGCCGTATTAGTTGTAAATGCATGGCTGTGGGTACTTGATGCGGTATCTATATTCATAGTACCAGTATTAGCAGTCACATTACCATCATTTTTGTCGGGTTTTCCAGTAGAACCTGAATTTACTCCGGCACCTCTTGAAGTATCAGTGGCATGATTATGTGAACCGTCTGTATTTGTGCTTCCAGTATGGGAGTGATTCGCGTTAGCGTTCATTCCGGCCATACCGTGAGTATGTCCAGGATCAAAAACACTGTGAGCATGTCCAGGATCACTAATATTAATAGTATGTGCGTGGGCACTTTGAGATATAGAAGCTCCAGTTGAAGAACCAAGAGAACTTGCAGTATGTCCGTGCGATATATCAATATTTGTAGTATGAGTTCCCGATAAACCAGTTATGGCTAATGTTGAGCCACCGCCACCTGTATCTTGTGCATGAAAATGTCCAGGAACCGCATGCGTGTGCGAACTTAAATCGTGTGTATGGGCGCCGCTAGTATGAGTATGATCTATTGAACCACCAACACCCGAAACTGGACCCCATAAAGATCCTGTACCTGAAGCGGCTTTACCTATAGGAAATCTTTGTCTTAAATCTGGTATTCTAAAGTTGCCACCACCTTCTCCGCCGGTATTAAAGGTTGTACTTAATACAGAAAATAAATTACTATATGTGGCTTGTGAAACTACTTGCCCTTGACATAGTAGATAACCAGCAGGGGTAGCGCCATCAACCATCCACATTTTCATAGTTCCTGTAGGAACAGCAGCAAGAAGATCTAATGCTAATTGGTCTACTTGAGTTTTTAATGCTGTAAGATCTACACCATCAACAGTTGCTCCACCAGTAGGTAAAATAACGTTACCTGTTACAGTAATATTACCTAAAGCACTTAATGTTGTAACATCGGTAGCTCCAAGACTTGCGGTGCCTTGAACAAATAAAGCAGAATATTTTTTTGTTGCTGTACCTAATGCAATAGTATTTGTCACTTCAGGAGATAATGCACTATTAGCATTATCTAATTTTATTTTAGTTACACCAGCAACTTGAAGTAGTGTATCACCTTGAGAGTTTAAAACTGTTTGATCGCTTGCATTTATTTTAAGTAGACCTCTAGCAGTACCACCAAAATCTTTACCGCGAAGATTTTCTTCATTGTTTAAAAGAATTTTAGAACCACCTACTGCATCGGAACCAATGTCAGAATTTTGAACTGCTCCAGGTGCAATCTTATCTGTAGTTACACTATTGGCAGAGAGCGCAGCGTTGTTTACAGTTCCTGGAGCTAATAAACCAGCCTGTCCTGGAGATAAAGAAGCACGTCTAGCAACAGTAGAAAATCCTAAATGAAGAATTTTTATAGGATTTCCTATATTAGGAGGACTAGCGAATGTTATACTAAGACCATTAAGAGCTAATGACCAATCGCCTATAAATGATTGATCTGGATCATCACCATCTCTTTCTGTGCCTACTTGATATACTAATAATGTTTTAGCGTTTACGGCAAATTGTGATAGAGCAAAAGTAGTAGTAGTCCCATCTCCAACATATCTATCGCATACAAAGTTTCTTAAATTTTGTTGTAATTGATCTGGTCCAACAGATGCCTGTGAAGGAACAAAATTATAAGTAGCATCACCTTTATGAATAACATAAATTTTATCATCAATGGCAGGAATATATCCAGCTTGAAAGGTGATTTCTTGATTTGTATTATTTCCTACGCCACCTATTACATAATCAAGTTCAGGTTCAAGAACTTCCCATTCAGTTGTTCTTCCCCAAGAAACATCTATTGGAGCATTATATTCATCAAAAAAAGTTCCTATAATAAAAATTTCAATTTGGTCTCCAGTATAATTTATAGAAGCAACTCTATAAACACCATCATTACCAGCACCCGATCCTGAGATGTGAATATTAGATGAATCATTATCAGTTGTGGGAGCTTGAACTATAGATAAGGCGGCCGCCACATCTGTATTAATCGTAGTGATTCTATTAGGTGAAACTAAAGAAATTGGAGCGCCACCGTTTTCAACAATAAGTTGGTCTAAAAGATATCTTTTACGAACAACTACTACATTACCTTCGTAACCACCAGGAACTTCTTGAGATAAATTAAAAGTAGAAGATACACCATCAGGAACAATGTCATCTTGAGCATTAGGTCCGAAAATTAATAATGTTCTACCGTTACCGATATAAGCCATGAAATACCTTTAACTATTTACGTCTTCTACTAATGATAGAATAACATCTACTGTTTCGCCAGGAGTATCACATTTAACTTCAATGTAATCTCCAGCTTCAAGAACAATCTTTTGACCATCAATAATTTGAATAGCAGAACCCACAGGAACAGGAGCGAGCTTAACAATATTTGCTGTAACACCAGCCGAGATATCATAAAGTCTTGCGGTAATCTGAACACCAGTATTGCCGTTGTTAGCAACGTCAAGTTCAATAGCATAACTATCTTTTAGAGCCGGGGCGGTATAGATAGTCTGAAAGGAATTTCCTATAGCTGCCTTTACCGCGTTTTTAAATAATCCATTTAGTGCTGTCATATTACCTCTTTAACTCATCGCTATTGCGCGGATTAAAATATTTCTTTGTACTGTTCCTATTGCTAGGTACGTAGAATTTAGTGCTGTTATAATATCCATTGTTGCTAATTGTGAAGCTGCCAATGCGGGAGTAAAAGCAGTGTCAGTTTTAGCAGTAGTAGCAGAAGTTATTTCAATAATAGTTCTTTCTGCAAAAGTTCCAATATCTCTAACACGACTACCTACAATAAGTTCTGTAACAAAGTTTGTTCCAACACCAACTAAGCTATCACCAAAAGAAGTTACCGAACCAGAAATAGGATAAACCAATGGAGCAATAAGACGTTGAAAGTCTCCTTGTTGAAGAGCAAGAAGATTAGTCTTCTGTCTCCACAAGTCAAAACTGTCTGTGTCTGGTACTTTAAGAATTGGCATTTTTCAATATCTCTAAAATTTGATTTATACCAGTTTTCAATTCTGATACGTCTGTCTCTAATCTATTTATTCGCTCTTCTTTGGCCTGTTCTAACTCTATTTTTTGTTTACTAAGAGCTTTTTGCTTCTTATGATTTCTATAACCATTTTCGTCTATATTAATCACTGAACCAGTATTCAAATCTCTACGTAGTTGTGGATTATTTTCAACTAAAGAAGTTTTCATGCTATTCATCCAAACCAATTAATCTGAAGTTTCTGATAAGTGGAGGTCTTGCAGGATTACCACCTCTCATAACTACTTTAACTTGGGCTCCAACATAACCAGGCAGATCATTCAAAGTAGCTTCATAAGTATTAAATTCATTAAGACCGTCATTAGCATCTGGAATAGCGGGCTGTAATACACTATTAATATCAAGATTAAACTCACCTTTAATCCAGTTAAGCTTATCTATGTGCTTATCAGAATTTACAGGCTCAAGTTTATAATAAAGTTCTAATTGACACGAATTATGTCTATGAGCATCAAACATAACCTTAAGAGAATTTGATTCTCTTGGTACTACTAATTTCTTAGAAACATACTTAGCGGCACAGCTTCCACCAGATGGAGCTATTTCATCAATATATCTATCTTTTTGTGTTATAGTTATAGCGTTTGTTTCGATAGTAGCGGCAGTTAATGTTCTATAATCAACTTCAATTTCTGCTAGTTTAGGAGCTCCCAAATTTGAATCAACAACAGTATTATCTGGACTATATTCTACAGAAGTAATTAATCTATCTGTAAAGCTTCTTGTTCCAGTTGCACCAGAAATAGTCAAATATTTACCAATATCTAGTTTGCTAATATGTTTTGCTGCACTAGGGTCAGCAGTTTTAATTTTAACATTAGCTGGATCAGTATGTATCACTTCAGGTCCAAATGTTACCCCAAATGCCACATCAACAGTTAATGAAGTATCACTTGCAATAGTTCTAACTATTCTTTCTTCAGAAGAAGAACTTACTTTAATCTTAGAGCCAACTTTCAATTCAGATAAGTATTTTGCATTTATATCACCTGTAACAGTTATGCTTCCTGACGCACCTGAAGACTGTCCAGATAGTGCTCCAGTAGATGTAGTAAACCAAAACAGGCTTGCAGTAGTAGCAACAATTGGAGATACAGTAGTAGGTAAGCACTGATAATTATCAAATACATCATTCACAATCTGTGATGCAACAACTCCAGAACCACTAATACCACGAGGATCATCCAATCTATGTGAAAGTAGGAACGCACTCATACGAGATCTATCAATAACAGGAGATAGATTTTTATTTGAACTCTTTAATATAGCACGAATATTTAATGATTTCTTATCACCTAAACCAGAAGTAGATACTTGTGATGGGCCAGGAGGAACATCTCCACTATTATGTTCATTAATATATGAACTGATCTGCATTGGCTTATCAAAAATAATTTTTTCGTTAGGTGTTAGATTTTTTCTAGGAAGAACTTCATATGGTTGTGTTATTAAATCATTAACACCAGCAGAAGAAGTTGTTTGAACGTTCCAAGTAATATCTGTTTGTGGTAATGCTAATGGAGTAGTCAATAACATTAATTCTTCAAATCTTCTATTTTCAGACGCCAATATTTGCGAACCGCCCACACGTCCATCAACAGTGGCATTTGTTCCAAGATCTATAATGTAGTAATCCATTTCTGTTAATAATACACTATGTCCAACATAGTTAAATAATGTCGAAGCGTCTAAACCATTTAATGAAGAAGCGTCAGGAAGAGCAAAGGTTGTTCCTTGTACATTAGTGCTTGATGCTAATTGTAATGAAGTGAACGCACTCGCAATAGTTAAAGAAGTAGCATTAGCAATTGCTGTTACTTTCTTTTGTTCTCCAGTTACGGGATGTTGAATAAAACTTCCAACAACAAGTTCGCTAGTGAATAGAGTTCCAGATCCTGTTACAGTTGTTCCTACACTACTTAATGCACCAGTAAGAGTAATGTCATAATTAGGTTGAAATACTACTTTACTTATAGGCGCATCAGTAGTTAAACCATGATTAGGATGAAGTATTCTAACTCTGCTTGATCCAGTTTTTGTTTCAATAGGATCTAAAGTAAGTTTCTTTAATGCTAATTCATCATTAACAAATTCTATTTCACCATTGACAGCAGTATTAAATTCTGCTTTCCAAATGCTGAACTTTATATCAATAGTTTGATCGGCAGACCAAGATATTCCGTTTTGTGACTTAAAGAAGATACCTTGAATATATGGGTCTTTTAATATTGGCGTATTAGTTCCAATTTCAGTATTAACTTCACCCTCATCTCTGAAAGCATCAAGTCCTTCTCTGCTTGTTACGTCTGGGCCAGATTGAGCAACCCAAACATTATATTCGTTACTATCAGATATTAAAACAAAACAAAAACTTTCATTCTGTGAAAGATATATTGGACTTTCAAAAGTAAATCTTGTTGGTATCATATCATCAGAAGGAACCGTACCAAGAGTTACTGGAACTCCAGAAGTTATTGCTCTACCAGAAGAATTAGTAACATTAGTTGAAGGCCATGGGCCAGAATTATCAGTAGTAGCATCAATCTGAGAATCGGAGTTATCATAACCCACAACAGTTAGAGTTCCATTAATCAGATCTACTTTATTAGTTACTATTTCAACCGCTTCTTTAATTATCTCACCGAACGGAAGAACTTTATTAGATGGATTACCACCTTCATCTAAAGGTCTAATCTGTAATGTAATTGAAGGTTGAGAACTTCCTGTTGGCTTCTTATAAAAGAAAACATCTACGGCCGTGATAAAACATCCGCCATTTTCGTAAATGAAGAAACTCTGTGCTATAGGATCTCTTGGACACGCTTTACCTTCTGAGAATGTTTCAGAAGTTTGTAAAGAAATATCACTTGAGCTTGTTGTGCTGCCTCGGTCAACAGTAAACAATCTTGTTGAATAGGTTGTTTCTTGTTGAACATCAATCCATCCACGTGCAGTATATTTACCTTCACCAGCAGAAGCAGGAGGTGGATTCTTTTGATTGTTTGGAGAGGTAGTTAGTCGGAATATACGATCACCAACTTTGAATTTCTTTCCTTCTCTATTAGGAATTTTGTAAGTACCTTTAAGTCTTCCTTTACTGTCGCATATAAGATCGTTACCATAAGCTCCACCATCTGGCTTACAGTCTTCAGCAACATCAACATCATCAAAGAAAGGATACAATCTAGCAAATGGCATAAAAGCTTTGGCACTGAAAACTATTTCTCGCTCGCGCATAAACTCTGCCATTGCAGTTTCAATAATTCTCGAACCAAATGAAACTGGATTTGAGAAACCTTGATCGACAAAAGTTGAAGTGAAAGTTTGTGTGATTTGTTCGCCAGTAATAGTTGTTGTAGTTCTAAACTTATCAGCAATTTCTGTGCTACGGCCAGCAGGAACTTCTTCACCAGAATTTACATAACCTTCTGGAATAACAACTTTACCTTTGCCTTTCTTTATTTGATTCTTAAGTTTCTTTTTTTCTTTCTTAGGAAGATCATCAAAGAATTCATGACCACCAACCTTAATAACTTCTCCAATCTTAGTTGATTCTGTTTTGCTACCAGTCCATTGCTGTGTAGTAGAAGTATAATCAATAGTTGTGCCTGTCGGTCCGAATGATTTCTGTGCAGCTTCATACGCACCGGAATCAACAACATTTAATGGTTCAACAGTTTTAGTTTCTCTCCATTCATCAGACCAAGGAGTAATATCTACTGCTCCAACAAATGTGAATACAGCATAAGGATTTACATTAGCTACTTTACTTGCTTTCTTTTGTTCAAGTAGTTTATTTGGAGTGTAAGGAAGAGTGTATATATCTCCAGTCTTTTGATATCTGGCAGCTACTCTTAGTGCATTTTGTTGAATAGTATTTGGCTCTAGTAATACCTTTTCAAATAGTCCAGCATTTTGTTGAACTATAATAGGTCTAGCTGTGCCAGCAGTACGATCAACGGCAGCTTTATAGTCAGCACTACCTAAATCGCCATTGAATGTTCCGAAGTTATCAACTAAGAAACCATTCTTAAATTTATCATTACCTTGAGCATCAGTGATCTTAAGATCTTTTGTATTTACTTCAAGTAAAGAAAGAGTAGTATAGTATTCGAGATTAGAAATTCTCTTTTCAAGTTTACCAATATCGCGCATTGTATAACGCTTATTATCTCGGAATCTAGGAAATACCGAAGCCGGCAAAGCAGTATATGGAGCAAAATCTAAAGCATAGATTACCATTCCTGTTTCTGGTTCATCTGGAGCTTGAGGTTTAACATCAGGAGTTCCTGACTTAATAAGAAACTTACTACTCTTATCTAAGAATAGTTTATCAATACGTCCTTCGTAGAAGTGATAATCACATCTAAAATTTTCTTTTGGTAATTCAAGAGTAGTAGCAAAACCAGAACCAATACCACCAGGCTCTATTACTCTAGGTCTAAAATCTACAGCAGAAGCTAAATCATATTCTGTACCATCAGCAGAAACATATATGCCAATTTCTTCATAGTCCATTTGCTTACCAGGACCTCTGAATGGATATGAATCTACACAGAAATAATTACCAGAAGTACCATGTTGAAAATAATCAAATTCTACTCTTACTCGTCCTCTTGGTCTGGTTACTCCGGGACGTAATACTACTTTAGCGATATCATAAAAATAATCTCTTTGACCATCATCTAAAATATAAAGACCAGTAATATCTCTATCTGTTGGAGGAAGAACTTCTAAATCGCTTGGCACTGACGTATAATTTTGAGATTCTACAACTCTAGTTATTCTAAGTACGTCTGCTCTACCAAGAGAAATTTCTGATACATCCGAGCCTGCACTAACTACACTTTCACCAGAGTATACTCCAAGAGGAAAAGAACCTTTAACTAAAGTTTTAGATCTTTCTTTTGAAGCAAAATTTCCACTATGTATTACAGGAGTGATTACATAAAACCCATTAAGACCAGCAGAAAGCGTATCAGTATTATTTAAGTGAAATGTTACTTGTGCTCCAAGTGCTTGAACTTCACATTTTCCAGCAGAAGGATTTCCTGCAACATATGGAATAAGTTCTAACCAATCACCAGATAATCCACCAAGATTAATTACTGCATATCCAGAAGTATTAAAATCTTCAAACTCTTCATTAGGATCAGATAAAGTAAATTGTAGTTCATCAGATACAGGAACAACTCCATTACCCACAACTCTACGTGAAGTATATACAGTATCAATTCCAGCTAGAGAAGTATCAACAAAACCTTGTGAACCCCCATGAAGTGTGTATACAACATCATCTGGTAGTCTGAATAATAATCCCGAATTTTGTGAATTGGTTTCTGGAGACACAAAAGAATAATCTATAGTAGAACCCTCAGGCCAAAGTGCTCCTGCTGGATTAGGGGTAACATCTAACACATTATCGTTTGATGGAGTAGAAAGGAGTCTATAGATAGTAGCTGTTGGCCCTTGGCTTACTTGAACAAAATCTCCTGCTTGTAGTCTTTGTAGTTCATCGTTTTTCCAAGATGTTCCCGTACCAATTAATTGATTAGGTAATTTAGCAACAGAACCAGTTAATCTAAAATTTTGAGTTACACAATCACAAGTAAAAGTTGGATTTGGTGAGTATATAGATTTTAATTGTCTAAGTGACTTGCCTGGATCGGCTTTCATATCAAAAACAAATAGGCGATATACTCCATCAACACTACCATTAACACCACTGAAAAATTCTACGGCTAATACTCTAGCAGTGCCTATTTTATTTCCAGAAGATGCACCTCCAGTTACTATAGGACGATCATAAAGTTCAACAGTGTCATATGTCTCAAGAGTTAATGCTCCATACATTTTCTTAACATATAAAAATGTTCCAAGAGGAGTAGATATAGTTTTATTATTTCTATATCGTAATGTTCTTGCTTTAACAACATCTATTATAGTAGTAGAAAGTTTTTCAATTTCATAACCCTTAACGTATGCTTTACCTGGATCAACTTTGATACTTAATCGATCATCACATAGTTGAATAAATGAACTAGCATCTCCAGCAGTATTATATGAAGTTCCAGGAACCCACACTGAAATAAAATCAGGATGAAGCACTGCATTTCCTGGCTCGGCTAAACCAAAAGTAGATATTGATATTTTTTGAGCTTCTAATTGAGTATCAAAATGAAATTCCTTTTCATTATGAATACCATTATTAATATTATTTCTTAGGAAATCTCTAATCTGGATTTGAAATGGTACTACACTATAGTCTCCACTTTCATCATTTGTTCTTCTAGCTAATGTATCTTCAAGGACTGAATATTCAGTTCGTATAACTCTTGCTTGAACAACACCATCAACAACTCTAAGAAGAGAAATAAAATCCGAATCGTCAGTGTTTAAAGCAGCTTGAATTAAATCAGCAGATATATGAAGTCTGTCGGCTCCTGGAGCCGCATAGTTTGGTGAACCCAACGCATTATCTAATAGCGTTTCATCGTCATCGGATGTTATAACACTTTCAGTTATTTTAAGTCCAACCAAAGCCGTTGGTTGGTTATTCCATGTTGCTTGATCTTCGGTGTCTGGCGGAGTAATAAAAACAGTTTGTTGATCAACAAGAATAAAATTACCATCAAAGAAATATACACCCTCTTCGACTATAACAGAAGATATTAAACCGATAGAATATTGAGTAGCAGGAATAGTAGTTGTAATTGGAACTATTTCATCTGTTTGTATGATTTCACCCAAAACAAAAGAAGTAACTAAACCGCTAGTAGAAGCATTAAGATAGTTAAGATATAATCTTGCTTCATTAATAGTGTCTGCTTCTCTAACCCCGATTACTTTAGCACGAACACCACTAGCACTAATTATTTCTTTTCCTAACCAATAAGTATTAAGTTCAGTTAAGGTATTAGCATATGAGGTTCTTGGAATTTTAATGAAGCCGTTATTGTTAATATAACGAACTCCTTCTTTAGAGCCTGGAAGAACCTGTGAACCCTGTTCAAAGATGTGTCTTCCCATTCTTTCAACTTGCTTCTGTAAAGCAGTTTGAATTTGTGTTAGTTCTCTTGCTTGAACTGCTCTTCCTGGACGGAATAGGATTTTATAGAATTTTTTATTCTCATTATAATCATCAAAATATGGTGATTGATTTAAATCTATTTTAGTCATATTCTCTTATTACCAAAGTCTGTATTCTATTTATATTAGAATTCTATAATAGCTTTTATATCTTCTATCTGGTCAGGGGCTCGCAGAACAGGTCTACGATTTTCTATGTAAATGATTTCTCCAACATTCTTTTTAATTTCTTCATTTATTACTCCCGATAAAGCAATAGTTCCTGTAGCACCACTAGTTAAACCACTAACCACTTGTCCACCAGCAAATGAAGCATAACCTGTTATTTCATCTTGAAAGAAAGTTATTGTTCCTGTTCCAGGACCAGTAGCAACATAATCTATAACTTTAGCAGTAGCTCCACCAGTAGTGATATCTTCATCTGGAGCAAAATCGCCACCCAAACCAGGACTAACACCAGTTAGATTTAATTTCTTTGTAGCAATACGAGTATCTTCAGTCGCTAAAGAACCATCTAAGTTTCTAAGATCTCTAACTACTCCAATTTGTCTATAGTCATTAGATATAGGAAAGTCTCCAGCACCTTCTTCATATTTCAATCTAACATTCAACATGGCAAAGAAAGCACCAAGTTCTTTTTCTATATCTGAACCATGACCACCCGGAGCAGCTATCTGCGCTCTCACTGAAGCACCAGAACCACCAGCTCCAGTAATAGACACAGAAGCAAAAGTGTAACCAGAACCACCAGCAGTGGAAATAATTTTTGTTATTTTATATTGGTCAGGCCCAGCAAGAGTTTCAACAACTGCTTTGGCTGTAGCGCCTGTTCCGTTTCCTGAAATAGTAAGTTTTGGCGTTATTTCATATACAGAACTTCCGTCAACAGACCAAGCAACATTTACAGTAACAATACCAAAAGTTTCATCATATGATGTAATGTTTCTTACTGTGCCTGCTCCAGTTCCAGAAACTATATGAATCTGTGCTCCAACATATGCTGAGGCCACAATAGAAAATCCAGAATCTAAAGAACCTGTGGTTCCGCTAAACCCCTGTAGTGTTCCTGAATGAACGTAAATATATCCGGAACCTTTATTATCAATAATAAAAGTATCAATAGTACCTTCAGTGGCAGCCTGTTGAACCAACCATTGTGAACTACCATCATCTTCTGCTAGTTGAACTACAGGTATCCATCTTTCAGTTAAAAATTTAACTACCTGGCCGGGAGTAATTGTTGTTAGATACTTCCATCTATAACCATCTGAGCCCTCAAATATAAATGGAGCAGCTAAAGGTTTTTGTGGTTTAACTGTAGATTTTGCTGAAAGATTATTACCTAAACATTTGAATAGATGATATTCATCAGTCAATACATAAAAAGATCCTGCGGTATAGCTATTAAGATTACCATCAGCAATTTCAGCAGTAGTTGGATGATTGAATAGATCTTTATCTTGATCGTCAAAGGGTTTATATACAGTTTCACCTGTAGCGTCCCAATCAAATCTAGGAACAACAAGAGAAGAATAAGTTTCAGTGACTTTCTTTAAACCTAACATAGCATCCCAAATACGATACTCTTCTGATATCGTATCTTTAGCTAGAGGTGGAGCCAACTCATTAGTTCCGTTCAAAAGATCTGTTGGCCAAGGTCTAGCTCTACCAACAAACAAATATAAATTTCTATCTACAGCATGAGAACCAATTTCAGTTTGAAGATCTGCAATTCTTTCTGCTTCGGTTACACCAGTAAGATTGATTGTGTTACCTATAACACTTGTTCTAGGATGACCGACAAGATTTTCTAAGAAGTCTTTAGCGTTCTGTATTCTGAATCTATTTTTAATTATTGCGGTCATCTTAGTTTTATCCTCTAGTAATATTTATAGCACTAATTTAAGTGTGTGAGATTTCAGCTATTCCAAACTTTTCTAAACTGTTAATGCTAGTTCCGTCACTGTTTCTAACAATAGGTTCAGGCATTATATTTATCTTCGTCCAAGGTTTTTCTGTCATCTCTTTTACTGTTATATCTTTAAAGTCTTTTATCTGATAATTAGCAAATTGAGATATAAAAACACCTTGAATACCCCAATAGCCAGCATTAACACCATTCAACTCTCCAGTAATATCGGTTTTCTCAAATGGTCTATATGTGAATTTATCTCGCTCAATAGAACGGTAAGAAGGTCCAAGTTTGGCTTGATTAATACCTTCATATAGATCGTGGATTAAAATAAGCTCTGTTTGTTGTGATTTAATACGAGCATCTATAGGATCAAAATAAAATGGATTTACTTGTCTACTATCTCTTCTTTGGAGATATTGAGAATTGAATCTAGTGTCTATTCTTTCTTTTATATGAAATAATGTACCTGGATACTCAGACTCGTGATCGTTCAACCAGTCTTGCGCTTCGATCTGTGAAGCAAATACAGCTAATACTTTCAAATTTACATCTAGCACCACATAGTCGGTTGATAGATATTCGGTGTATGGTAAGGTTCCTAGCTCTTTTAACCACTGTATAGCAAGCTGTTCATTATCAAATACATTCAATGGTTGATTATTAATATCAAATACCACCCAAACAAATTTAAAATGGTCGTGGATTCTAAGCATTGAAGTGCCAACCTGTCCATATCTTGAAGAAAGGTTTACACCAGCATCTATCAATTCTTGAGATCTGAATCCACCAAACATCTCTAAACCGGCAGGATGGATCATTCGCTTTAATGCGTCTCTATATTTTTCTATAGACTCATTAACAAATACTACATAAGAAAATTGTTGGTAATACTTACCGTCTTGAATATATTTTGATGCGGATATTTGACCATCTTCATTTAAAAAGAATCCGGGATACTTAGTTTGTGCGCCGATTACTGCTTCTAATGATGCTACTACCGTACCTCCGGGAGCAGTTACTAGTGGAGCACTTGTATATCCTGCTCCGAAAGCAGTCATCTTAACTTTCTTTATCGCACCCAAACTACCAACAGATTGAACTACAGCAGTAGCTCCAACGCCTGGCCCACCAATCAATATAGGGTCTCCGGTTGAATACCCTTCGCCGCCGCTCACAACTTTAATTGAATCTACTATTGGATAAATTACCCCTTCAATATCAACATCCGCAGCTTTGATAACTTCATCACCTTCAAATAAACCAGATATACTCGAACGATTTAAAAATAATTCATATACAGTTAAGAAACCTTCTTGAACGAATTGTACTTGTTCAACAAACGCCGAAGCATTATTGTTTAGTCCTCTAATTCGTCTACCGACTAAATCAAAAGGATTACCCACAGTAGATCTGATACGCAATGTAATTGGTTGAATCCATTTACCATCAGACACTCGCAACATGTCTATTCTAGGATAATAAAAATCAACATCTATATTAAACAATATTCTGAAAAAGAACTTATATGACTTTTCTGTTCCTTTAGCACGATAGAACTCTCTAATGTTTTTTAAAACATTTTCTTTATCAGCAACAATACCTCTTGGTATATTAGTTAAAAATTCTTTAAAGAATTGTTCTGTAAAAATATCAATACTAGTTTCAACATCTTGATATGTTTTTAATCTTGCTATATCAAATTGAACATTTCTATAATTTTCCATCCATTCATAATATGCTTCCATGAAGTTTATGAAATGTGGATGATCTTCTCTAACAAAACTAGGAAGCTGAGAATATATTTGAGATGATATTAAAGGAACACTTGAAGTATTACTAATATTAGGAATACCAAACGTATTGTTGGCATCAGCTATACTAGAATTTAATGTAATGTTACCAACACTATGATAACCAAAAGTTTCTTGTGAAACTATAGAAGGAGTGAATATTGTTAAATTAAGTTCGGGCGTACCAACTAATAGTGGACCAATACCAATAGGTCGAATAACCCAAGCCCAGTTTTCTTCTGAGATAATACCTAAACCAGATAAGTCAATAAACTGAGTCATCTATTAAACCTTTTTATTCAGATCTTTAGTTGCCAGAATTATATCTTCATCTTCCATTAAAAGGATCTGGTTACGTAATGATTCAACGTCTTGTACTTTAGGTACAATAACAAAATCAACATAGTCTTTATTATCTGGAATGCTTTGAACTAAGAAGCCATCTAAAACTATTTCTCCAGTTTCATAGTTGACGGTTCCGATATTATTTTCTATGGTAACTTTTTGATCATTTACTATGCGAAATAATGATAATACACCTTTACCATCATCCCCTGCAAATGTTGTATTACCTTTATATATGAAAGCACTACTAACTATAGATGCTAAACCGTTAGCCGCATCACCTTTATCTATTGAGTTATTCAAGCTGATTTCAAATTTTGTTGGTACATTGAATGGAGGAAATATACGATATTTCATTTTAATATTAGTTAAATTTCCTTCAATAGCTATATCAGCTTCATCAATAGTTTGAACAAACTTACTATATCTAAAATCTGCGTCAAACCCATTTAATTCAGCAGATCTAAATGCTATAATAGCATCTTTAACTTTATTTTTAATATCAGCTTCAGATAAAATAGTATTACTACTCTTATATAATATTAAACTTTCTATCTGCAATCTTAGATAATCAGGCTCTACAATTTTTACTTCGATTGAAATTGGATTTCTAGGTCTAATATATGCTTCAATTAAAGCCGCTTTTTGATCTTCAGATAATGATGTTCCAGTAAATGGCTTGAGCGACATGAATACTCTTCCATATTGTGGAGGTACATTATCTTCTCCTCCCCATACTCTGAGATATTGAATTGATGGTATATCTTTCTTTACTAATGTCTCATAATCTAATCTAGTTACTGCTCGATTTTGTGCATCATAATTTAATGGTGCCAATCTTTTAATGTTATCAATACTTTCTTGCTCAGTAAAACCCTTGGCCGGAATAGTACAAACAATTGTTGATTGATCATAACCGCCAACTTTTTCTACAGGAACAAATTTCTTTGCGCCAACAGATAAGCTGCCAGATGAAACAATATAATCTACAATAACAATGTTGCCATCAATTAAACCTTTACCTACTACACCATCACCGAAAATAATTTCATATTTTTTATCTGTTGCCTCTTGCAGAAAATACACTTGCGACTCAGGAGTTAATTCATTTATATCTTCGTGCAGATTATATGATCTTATTGTATTATTAGTTTCTGAATCTTGTACAGTAACTTTTAATTGAGTGGTATCTATATTACTATTAGGTATAATAAATCTCTGTTTTATGCTTAATGACGCATCAAAAGTCCATCTATGGGTTAATCTTGTTCCCTCAATTAGTTCTAAACCTGTAGCAAGATATTTACCAGCATTAGGTTGTATTAATATAGATTGTTTTGGACTGAAGATATATTTCTTATTATCAACAACAGCATAAAATTTTTGAGTAGTATCTATGAATATACTTGTCGGGGATGTTGCTCCTGGACCGAAAGCTGGAAAGATTTCTAAATCAATAGTAGCAACATTTGAACGAACTGATCGTGGAGTGTAACCTAAATGTTTTGCTCTTGATACTACACTATCTCTAAGAACAGCACTATCAAGAAACATTTCACTAGCAAGCATGTTTAGATAGAAACCGTTATAGGCAGTATTATATGCCAATAGATCTAGTAGCACCGAAATACCAGCACCATCAAAATCATAATCTTTGAATTGATCTTGTGATTTTAAGAATGTCTTTAGATTATCTTTAATCTTAGCAAAGTCTAATTCGGTGTATTTTATTTGTGCCATTTTTTATCTTACTCTTTCTAAGAACATATCAACAACCAATATTTCTGATATAGCGTCTACTGAAAATGTTATTGTTATATTATAACCATTTTCTTCTGTATTAACTGAGGCCAATGTAGATATTAAAGTTATTCTTTTTTCATGTTTTCTTAAAACGTCTTCAATAGCTATTTCAATACTCTTTTGTGTTAATGGATTTATAAGCTCAAATAATAACTCTCTAACGCCTGAACCAATTTTAGGTTGAAAGACTCTTTCATATAGACCAGTTAGTATGAGATTTCTAACAGAACGTTTAACCGCATCAGCATCTTTCAACGGTAAAAGATCTCCAGATACGGGATGAGGTATAAAGTCTAAGTCTAAATCTTTATATTTCTTAACTACAGGCATGAGTATATTAACCTTTTGGTATATCCAAGAGTTATTTATACCACTTTGGCCAAGATGTTCTTAAGTGTTAATGCTGTTTGTATTATTACTTCTGAAGATGGTGTTCTCTCTGGATCATATACATCCACCAATGCTTCATTGAATTCTTTGGAATTCAATATCTCGCCAAACCTATTTACAGCTTCTTCTAACCTTTCACTATAATCAAGAAACTCTTCTACTGCTTCTAAATGAACTACTGTTTCTCCCTTAGCGTTCTTTTCTACTATCGGCCCTGACAATTTCATAATATTCCATATACTTAATTTTAGTTGTAGTAAAATGCAAGTAACCACATTATTACTATACTAGTATATAGGCCCGATAAAAATAATATAATATTAGTGGCTTTAGCTTTCCACAGTAAACCAATACAAAGAATAGCAAACATCTTAACTAAAATTAGTCCCGGAATCACACCAAGCTCCACCATAACATATTTAACTAGCGGATTACCCTCTGCGCCTATTCCAAATGTATTGACACCAAAACCTGTTAGAGTAGCATCAGCCACTTGAAGTGTAATTAAGAAGACCGCAAGTTTACTAGAAAGCTTCATGTCTAACATCCGCTGAAAGTATTAATTGATGATATGAACCGATACGTAAAAACATCTGTGTTGGATATTCAGCTCCTGGTTTACTCCAACGGTAATGATCTCTACCTCCGTTGCCATTACCTTTATAAACACCAGCTTCAAGTATTCGTGTTCCTGGTGTATGTACTGGCCTTGTAACTTCCCATTCTACTATTCTACCATCTTTGTGTTTATATTTGATAGTTACTGTCTCTAGTGCTCCAGTAGGAAGTGCTTCTACTAAGAAATGAGGAACACCCAAAGTCAAACTTAAAGTAACTGCATTACCATCACTATCTGATATTGGTTTCCATAAATCTCCTGTGTGTTCTTCCCAAACAAAACCTTCTTTTGGTGTAAATGGTTCTGCCACCAGATTATCTTTATTATCAGCAGTGTTAATATGAGTACAAGGTAGTGGTATTGCAGGCAGAGGAGGTCCTATAGGAGAACTTCCAGCCGTCATAGCAAATTTAACATTAGCTTCAACAACAGGAGTTACCATATGAATTTGTGGAGCGGTTGTATGTATACCACCACCAGCAGTTAAACATATATCTCCGCCAGCGTCTAATAAAATATTGCCGACGACTTTTGTTTCTAAATTACCTTCAACGGCAAGAAACACGTTACCCTTTACTAATACTCTAACATCACCCTCAATAACAGTATATGAATTCTTCTTTATTCTATTATTAGAATCACCTTTAACAATAGTATTATGGTTGCCACCAGCATCTTGATTCATGTCGCCGCCGGATTTTAGATTCATCTCTGCGCCAGCATTGATTCTAAAGGCTTGGGCAGCACTAAAATTAGCAAAACTCTTTGTTGCAAAATTATGTTCTTCTACTACAAAATGAAAGCCTTTTTTTACTACTTTGTTTACTTGCGTACCGTCAGGATGTATTTCATTGAATGTTCCAGATCTATGATACGAATGTAATCTTTCTGCGCCAGGAGTATCATCTATTTCTTGATAATGGCCAGCTTCACTTTCATATACGTGATTAAAAGGATACTTGGCTGCGTATGGTGTTTCTGGTTCACCAAACGCTTCTGCTTCTGCTCCCTGATCACTACCTACACCCAATGCTTCATGAGCGGCAGCATCACCAGTTTGAAGATCACCTTTCTTTTTTGCAACTATAGTTTCTTCAATCTTTTCGTTTCTTGATATTCTTGGTGTAGTAGGTTCATTTAAAAATGGCTCTAATGGATACCTACTCATCGGATAAGATATGGTAGTAACTTCTCCACCAGAAAAAATATCGTCGCTGCCTGCTCCCGTTCCGGGAATACCATCACCATCAGGATCACTTATTTGAAGTGCGTCAACGGCATCATATTTTCCATCACGATTTACGTCCCACTTATATAATGCTGGATCATAGTCTTGCGTTAATTCACCAAACGCAACGTTTTCTCCAGGCAACTTATTCGGGTCATCAAATCTACCTAACCCAACTACAGCTTCTCCCTCTTCACCTTCTTCAGCTTCAATAATAGGAGAAAACTCAGGAGGTCTTGGTTGTAGAGTGCTTAATAATTCTTCTTCTGGAGTTGGATCGTGATATCCTTTTTCGGGGTCTGCTTTATCTTCGGGAATTCCTGGAGTGAAACCACACACAATTGGTTGTTGTGCTTCAGAACCGTCCATGAAGAAACCCCACGTCCAATCACCCTCGCGCAACCCTACAGGACTTCTTCCGTTATCAATAGGTAGACTTGGTAGAGCCCAAGGAAGTGCCTCAGTCGGCATCTGTGTTTTATCTTGAGTGTGCCAGCCGAATATTCTGATTTTACAACGGCCAAGAAACAATGGGTCTTTGCGGTCTTCGACAACGCCTTTCCACCATATCATTTCTTTTCCGAACCAATTACTTTCCATAAATCTCTACATATGTTTTATCAATCATAGAGATATTTAGTTCAGTTTTAGAAACCTATATTACCTTACGATGATATAATAAATGACGTAGAACCAGCCAAACAGTCCATGAACTATAGCCCAAATTAAAGACTTATGAAGACTCCATGAAATAATCATTGCTAGTGCTTCACCTACACCACATTTAAAAACAACTTTCACTTCGTCTTCTGACACTCTAAACCTCATGCCCGTTATGCTCTATGATTGTATCTACCACTTCTGTCCACTCTCTATAAAGATCTCGTTTAAGTTTAGCTCTCTTAGCAGCTTCTAAAATTTTAGTTTCTTTCTTGTTTCTGAATAATGATATAATCATCTCTTCATCTAATGAGAAACCTACTCCACGCTCAAGAATATTACCAACTGCTCGACTATTGAGATTCAATTGATAATGGAGATCTTCCCAATCAGGATAAACTTCTTTACACTTAGCAACAAACGATTCAGGGTATTTAAACATAATATATTTCCTTTAACTATCAAACCAAAAAACTATTCTACCTTGCGTATCTGGATCAGTTCTCTCAGCAGAATATAACATACCAATCAAAGCATTAAGACTAGTATATTCAAAATTACCAAAATTTATATTGAACAGGTCTATAGGGTCTGGACAATCATCAAGCTTTTTAAGAAGAGGTTTAACTTTCTTCTTTGTCATATCATATTGGGAGTAATTAAATTCGATCTGCTCTCTTAGATAGATCTGTCTAACGTGAAATAATTCTTTTGTGGTCAACCACGAATGAGAATGATAATCTGGATGCATGATCTCTTCTCTTTTTCTGTTTTCTGGATCTGCATCTTGTAATACTTTGATTGAATAACATAAACAGGTTTTCCAATTTTCTGCTATACTCTTTGCAACAAAAGACTGTCCAAAATCCGACGAACCTGATTCTTTTAATTCTTCATCGGGTATTACTATTAGTTTATATTTGTAACTAGCATCAAATCCAGGAGCTGGATCATCGGGTAAACCTCTTGGTGAATAACCAAATGGAGAAGCACCTCTTACTTGAGCCATTATACTAAACAGCTCGTAATTTCTACCAACATGAAATTCAGAACAAGCGGAATGAATCCAAACAGATTTTTCTGGTATACTTTCTAGTTGGTCTTTCTTAGAGTACCACTCAGGATATATGTGAATATCGCAACCCATATTATAATAATACCAGATTAATCATATACTGTCAACATAAAAAAACTTTTCATTAGAGTAGGCGCGTACAGTCGCCTCGTGTTATTTTCTCGTCTTCCAACGCTACCTTATAAGCCGCCGGGCCCGGGAGTTTAACCCGGAACCCTTACACCAGAATCCGCTCTCTGTCCTCAACACGGACAGTGCGGTGTTCTTTGGCCGCTCTTTCGTTGAGCTAGCCCGGCATAATTTTAAACCTTATAAGCTCTCTAATTACTGATACTTCCAAGTTCTTGTCTCATAATCATATGACGTTTTGAAATATATAGCTGCCGACTTAGCAAACTTTTTCCAACACGTACCACTAGCAGATCCAACAGCTTGTCTTGGACCTCTATACTTAACATAAAACTTTGAATTCGGAAACGTCTCTTTCAATATCTCTTTAACCTTGTCTAGTACCTCAAGCGGAACGTTCTTAACAATACTTGATTCATTCTCTGGACTTTTAACCAGCTTCAATGCTTCATTATACTTCTTATTCAATAAACTAAATTCAATTTTCATTCTCATTACCTCTTATTCTTATTGTCTATACTTATAGTATACCATAGATCCAATGCTCTTGTCAATACTTATTTGGAATATAATAGGGTAATAAGTAACGGAAATAGGGTAATGAAACCAGTATATTACCCATTTAGAACTACGAGTTTTTCTTAGAAGAGTATAGTTTTAAGTGGATTAACGTTTTCAGTTTCCGCAGTTTGTCTTGAATAACCTTCAATCCGTGGTTCAACTTTAACTGGAATCTCTCCAGCATCTTTACGACCTTTGATATAGAATTCATATTCCTTTTCGTCTCTTGCAAGCTCTAGTGTATCTGTTTTGTTTAATACGTCTTGTCTACCCTGCTCAAAAGCTCTTTGATAACGTTTAATGTCTTCACTATTCATTGATACCTCTATTGTATTTGATGATTACCTGATTGCAATTGACTTGTTTGATAATGGAATTTAAGTTCAATTATTGCTTCTTCACTGCTAAGAAACGAACAACTATAAAGCGACCACGACGGCTGAGCAACCCAACGATCTGATAGCTCATAAACCTTACCAATAACAACCCCATTAAGCACAACTGATATTTCATTTTTCATATTAATGTTTCTCCGAAAGATATAAAGGATCTATTTGCTGATTATGAACTGAACCTTCCGTGAAGTAAATTCGTACTTCGTCTTTTATTAAGACTGCGATTCCAATTCTTCCGTGTAGCTCGTGATATGGTTGAAGTGTACTAGGTGAATTCACCCATACACGTTTTGGAGTATTTAAATTTTCTTTATTCATATTGATCTCCCAAAACAACTTCTTCAACTTCTCTTTCTTCTATTGTCTCAATCAAGCTCTTTACCGTCTCACTAGCATCACGATAATGCTCACCCTCTAGTAGACTTCGACTAGCTAGTACAACGTCTTTAAGCTCTTCTAATAGCTTCAATAGTTCTTCTTTTCTACTTGGAAAATATATTGCTTTCATGTTACCTCTTATAGTTTAACAATGCTAAGTGGAAATTTCTTGTCTAATGTCTCTTGCTCAACTTCGATCACGTTAAAAGCAGAATGAGTATTTCCAATAACCTTCTCACTAAAAAATTGATTGATATGTTTAGTAGTAGTCTTACTATGTTTTTTACTTGTCTTGAAAACTTCTCCAGTCAACTTATTGACATAAGCAACCGGAGTAGTATAACTAAACAAAACTAAAGTTTCCGGACTTTCAATTATTGTTGCTGTACTCATGATTTACCTCTTATGAATGAATATATAAAGCTACTGATTTACCTCTGAAAATACTAACTTCAGCTACAACTTGATTAGCTTCAAGATTTTCAAGTTTGATTTCATTTTTTTGAAACGGTCCACCATTAGATGAAACCGGAACCGCATGACCATTATCCAAAAATTATTTTTAGAACCCTCATCCCAATATGAAGCTAAACCCATTCCAGGTTTAAAGTTTTCTAGTTTAACATTACGACCACGATATCCAGTCACTTGCTTAATTTTTTTTACTTGCGTATCACTTAATTGAATCATAATATAACTACCTCTTAGTTCTTATTGTCTATACTTATAGTATATCATGGAATAACTGCTACTGTCAACAACTATTCCACGATATCTAAGTGGTTGATTTTATTAGATTTTAGTTAATAGACTTGGTGAACATTTCCAGTTTCCATTATTAATATCTTTAACTTTAATGCTTTTTAGGTTTACTTTGGTAACTTGACCAGTTAATTTTTGATTATATTTTCCTGTGAAGGAAACCCGATCTCCAACACTAAAGGTAATTGCTAGTGCGGCTTGCTTATAGTTTAAAGCTACTACGATACGATGATTTAATTCTCTTAGTTCTTCTCTGCTTAGTTTGTTCAATTCGTTTTGTGTAATCATGTTCAATACCTCATTATAAAATAAACGGTTTATATGTCTCTGGTGGGAAAGGTGGAAACCGTAAACACCTCAGAATGAATTTGATATCAACTCACTCTCTATACTATAAGTATATCATGGATTATCCGTCACTGTCAACAGTTATTCCAAGAGACTATAAGGTATTGATTTTGTTCAATTTAATAATGACGGATTTCTAAACCCTTACTAGTTCTTAGTTTGTTTACTCTTGCTAGTGCGGTCTTACGTTTATTAATGCGCTTTACAGTATCATCATAATACTTTCCTTGGGATTCTTCATCAGTATCATAGCGATAACTGTGGCCGACTGCATACTTCACCCAACACGGCCGACAAGCATTAACAATCCAGCCCTGACCTAATTGGATAGATGGAGCGGAACAAGTCTCACAAGTAGAATCACATTTTTCTTCTGCTTCTCTGATAAGTTTACTCATTTCATCAGTCTCGCCATGCATATAGAATCTAAGTCCGCCAAACTTTTCTTTAACCTGAGCAACATGAAAATTTTGCTGTTCGTCTAACGGTAATGTATTGATTAATGCTTCAATCTTTAAGCATAGTTCTTTTAGGATAGGAAACCACCCACCACCACACTCAAAACCAAAAGCAATCGGATGAAAAGGTTCTCGACCTTTAGCGGCCCATTGATCATTAAGTTTTTGTCTCTCTTCCCAGAACGATCTGAAAAGTTTAGGACAACTATCTGTTATTTCTTTCTCTAATTCATCTTTCATAATTTACCATAAAAAACTTGATCGTATATCCACATTAAAGTCATCTGAGATAGTTTAAGATTATCTAAATTTGAACCACTCTCTTTATCCAATTGATTTTGTAATGCTACTATTTTAGTTTGTAGTCTATCACAAAATAATCTTTTTTCAACGCCAGTCAACTTAGGAAGTTGTTCATTTTCAAACTGTCTCTTCCCATGCCTCCTTTCAAATGCGTCTAATATATCTCTACTCATCGTGTGTTAAGTTATATACTTCCTCTAGTGTTGCCACTAATCCATTTTCAGAATTTTTACTCAATTCATTTTGAGCTAACATCAGTATAAACTCTAATATACCTTTTGTCAAGAGAATATCTTCTTTCTCTTTTGTCTTCTTAGTATTATCTGGCATTTTATCCAGTTTAGCTTCGATGCGAGCCACAAGTTCATTTAATTTATTCTTATTCATATTGTCTCCTAAAATAGGTCATCGTGTTTTGCTAAGGCCAAAAGAAACTTCATTGCATATAAACTAAACAATATAGTTTCTCTTTCTTGTTTTGTTATTGTGTAATCTTGATACTGTACATTCAAATCTTTCATTCTATCTGATATTAATTGGCAGAACTCTTCTCTCTGTTTTTCGTTTATTCTTGTATATCTTCTACTTTGAGGAAGACAACGTTCAATAGTAGTAGCCATTATCTTCCAGATGTATCCCTGAAGCTTTTCGTTATCTGTCGTTTCACTCTTAACTGTATTGGTTATTCTATTCTGTAATTGCTCATAGAAATATAATAGATCTTCTTTATCATACCACCTTAATAGAAACCCCACATCTTTAAAAAGTTTCATATTAATCTTTTAGTTGATTGACAAATACTTCCGTTACAAGTTCCCTGCTCATTTCTAATATATCAATTGATAACGTCAATGCGTCTTTTTCTTCTTGTGTCTTAGCAACAAGTCTTATTCTTATTAGACTGGCGATTTTTAAATTGAGTTTATCCACATATTCCCGCGCTCTATATGAAGTTACTGACCTATCTCTTTTTTGAATATTAAAATTATTAGGAATTCCTACACCCGCATAAACTGGATTCTGGCTTGGTGGAGTATGAACGTGGGCACCCATTATTCCCGGAACAGCTCCCATCGGTATATGAACATTATGAGCATTTTGACTCCATGAATGTGTTACTGGATGAGTAGATGCTGTACTAGTAGCTGAACCAATATCATTAGCATCAAGATCTTTGAATTCGTGTGCTGCCTCATTTAATTGAGTATTAAGTGATTTCTTAAATAGCTTTTTAAACCACTGCATCGGCCCTCAACTTTTTTGAATATGATAGTATTATTTTTAATGATAGTGCGGTAAGCAAATAGCTATTATAAGCATCTGCGGAAGATTTATCATCTAATTTTTCTACTTGGACAACAAGCTCTGCCAGCTTCGCGCGGATCATCGCTTCAGTAAGTTTTAACTCACGTTCCGATATAGTATCATCACGTCTAAGGACTTCATTTAATAGAAAGTCTTTAATCGCTTTCTGCGCCGAGTTTTCTTTCATTACGAGTAGTCCTTAATAGCAATGCGTTTGGCCTTTCTGTGTCTTTTACCTGATTAGGTTCAATAACATCATGTGAACCCATCCACCATTCCTTATTAGCATTAAATGTTACATAGTCTGTAACGGCCCGAGTTATGTCATCAAATCCACCTTCATATCCTGGAACTAACACTTCAAGATCTTGTGGAGCTGTCTTTAGTAATTCAATTAATTCACCAACTTTCATACTTGATATTCCTTTTCTAAAAAAGCAATAGCAGCACGAATTAGCATGGCAGATGTTCCAGTGTTTAAAAGAAGTGTACTATCATTAATACCTTGATATTGAGAATTGCGAATACTTTCTAATTTCTTATTAAGCACAAATTTAAGTGCATATGGACTAGATAGGGATGAACCATATCCATAATGTTCGCAAGCTATCCGAATAGCATCTTTTACTTGACCTTTTTCATAATCATTCAATTCTAACATAATGAAATTATCCTTATACTAATTCAGTGCCATCAATCAAACGCTCTTCGGCCGATGAGGAAAGAATACCTCTAGTGGCAAGCTCTTCTCTTACAATAGCTTTACATTCACTATGTTTAAGTTTCTTATCTGGAGTATCCGCAACAAGTGCTTCATTCAGCATCTTGTTATTTTTCTTTGCTAGATCTCTTGTGCTTAATGCTCTGATTGCCGCTTCTTCTTCTGTTGTATGATATGTTGCCATTTGTATTACCTCTATAAACTAATAGACCTATTTATTATACTTTACCTGACATGAAAAACCAGTTCTCAAGAAAGTTATCCAAACTCATTACCTTACCCAATGTTCCAGTATGGATAAAAACCATCTCTGTTTCATTTATTGAAATAATCTCTCCGGTAATTTTGACAAACAAAACCTCATCGGTCTTCTGGTCTTTAACAACACGGAAGAAAGTATACGTTTCACCCACAGTTAAATCTTCTAATGATTCATCATCAATCTTATCGAAATAATCTTCAAATACATCCCTTTCAACAAACGTATAAAATCGCCCGCCGGTGTATGGAATATAAGTACCCTCTAAATGGTTTTCAAAATTGTTCATACTCTACCTCTATATGCTTTTGTGAATAAATTTGGCTCATAGTCGGCAGATTCAAACACGAATGTTCGATTACCTCGACCTTTTAATTGACTGTAAAATTGTCCTATCTTATTTGCTTTCCAATCACCAACAGTAACTTCAGTGCCCAGGCCAGGCCAACGTGGATTACCATTAGTATCATTACCGGCAGATGTTCCGATCAGCATAGCTTTTTCACCGAATTCTTTATACAGAACACTGTCTTGATTCCATTTATGTCCTGAAGCTTTTAAGAATCCTTTCAGTTTACCGTTATCATCAGGGGAACTAATAATTAAAAAGCTCTGTTCAACAACGGGCTTTCCGTTTTCTACATAGTGCCCAGTTAAATTAATAAAACCAAAACCATTAGTTTGTATACTAAATTTCAATTGCTGATTGCGTCTTATGTTTTCTTTTAACTCGAACTCACTTCTAAAAGCAGTCATCATCCCAATAGTTTTTTCTTGAGAGTGTTGATAGATACGTCCAATAGAAGTCTCATGAAGATACTGTTCTTTGAATCCGAAAATCTTTTTAAATCTACCCTGTATACTCATCACTCGTCCTTCAATAAATTATTATCTAATAGTACATCAGTTACAATACCTAATTCAGTAAGTGCGTTTTCAACTTCTTCTAATTCGTTTGATAGATCTTCTACTTCAGAATTTAATTCTTCAATTTTATTTCTCAATTCAGTAGCTCTCGCATCTAACACAAACTCAATAACTCCTACATCAGGATTCTTAGTTTTTGGAAGCTCAATTATCTTTTTCTTTTTACCCATACTATTAGTGTATCACGTCCAGTAACAATAAGTCAAGTTCTAACTGTAGTTTAGCAAACCAATCAAATCTATCTTCCAAATATATTCGCACATCTTCTTCCATCAGATACTCTTCTGGAATGGATACAACTTCGTGTTTTAATTGAATTAAAACCTCGCGCAAAAACATGACGTGTTCTATATCCAAGCAGTCATATTGTGGATTATAGAAGTGTTTCATATTCAACTTATATTATGCCGGCTCCAGTTAAATCAGAGTACCATTGATTAAGCTCTTTTTTCCCAATCGGAATGATTACATCGGTTACAAACATTTTTACTTAAAGCAGCATGAGAAAATTTATATATCAATTCGTTTTGTTTTAATTGGTCTATCTTTACCTCACCAAAACAAAGTGCTTCTATAACTAACAATGCTTTTACTTTAATATCTGATAATGCTTGTTCCTTATTAGTATCTATGCGCTCCATATTATTGCTTTAACTGTACATCATTCAACGCATTATTAGCAAGATCTAATTCTTTGAATATAACTTCTAAATCATGTTCAAATAGTTCCATGTCTTCAGGATGAATAGTACCAGAAGCATATTGAGTACATGCGTGTTTCAAAATTTCCATTGCTTCATCTCGCGCACAAATTATTTAAAATTCTTGAGAGTTCGACTGATGGTAAGCTCATACTTCAATCACCTTCATTGGCTGTCTAATTTTTCTTTGATTAAGAATATCTTTCACTGCTTCAATAAGTTTATCTTTCTGTTCTGCATCTCTAACATATACTGTTATTTGATAACCAGAAAGAAATAATGCTACACTAATAAAAGCATCATCTTGTCCACCTAAAGCTGAATTGGCAAATACTTCACCAACACCTCCGATTCTATCAACGTCAAGGACTAATTCTCCTTGTACGCTGTTCACTCTCAAATAACTCATAATTAACTCCTATAATGTATTATACCTAATATCACCCACAAGATCGGAATCACCCAAGGCAATAGAAAGTTCCAGTCACCTCTCACACATTACTCTTCCTTTTGTTATTCCGCAGATGGTGGCGGATTAAATCCTCTGAACTGTGCTAATGTAAGTGTAGGAAAACCTAACTGCTTTCTAAGTCCATTAACACGTCTAAGAAGATTTCCCAAACGACTAAGATTTCCAGTCTGTCTTCGCGCAAGCCTCACGCTTGTTACTTGTAGTCTATGAATCAACTTATCTCGCGCCAGTCTCTTAGTATCTGGAAGAATTGCTAACGGCTCAGCATCAATAGCTCCAACAACTTGTGGTGTTGGCTCTGTTAGTGTTACTTGTGGTGTATCTTCAGTCATATTAACTCCTAGTTATAGCTAAAATCTTTTCAATCTGTTTTTGTATTGTCGGTTTACGAATATCTGGTGGCCACTTGATAAATGTTTCATTAGTCTTTAGCAGCTTACCTAAGAATGGCATAATCAATTTTTCTACCTCAAGCAATTTTGCTTTATACTCAGCAATTGTTTCTTCCTCTGTGGCAGCAACCGCTTGATCTACCGCTTGATTCATTTCATCTTCTGATACACCAGTGAATCCGAAATCGTCTTCAAAGATATCATATTCTGCTAATATTGATTTTACGTCTACCATGTTATAACTCCAATGCGCCTATGCGCTGTTCAAAATTTTGTACTATAACATCTAGCAGTGCAGTATATGTAGATATGGCCTCAAGGACTTCTTTAATTTCCTCAACCGTAATAATTTCTTGTGCTACTTTTTCTGCTACTATATCTTCTACTGGATTACTCATATTAAATTCCTCAATTGCATAAAGACTAAAGTATACACTATCACATCAAGAAATACAAGCATAAAAATAGTCTATCTCTTAGTTCCATTCTTCCTACCTGTTAATAGACTTCTAATTTCTTTCTTTACTTTAATAAGATTTTCTCTATCACGATTCGCCCAAGCATGTGCTGTACATGCTGTGGCTTCTTGATATTGTAAATCTTCTTCGGTGTGCTTCTTAATAAACATAAGAGCGTCCATATATGTAGGACAAGTATCTCCTGGATGCACAAAACCTTGCACCTCGTTTGCTTCTTCCAGTGAAGAATAAATCTTTACATTAGCCGAACATAGATCTGGAACAAATACTTTCTTACTCATACTTCATCTTCTTATTAACATAGTCAAGTGCTTTATCAAAAGCATCACATTGTTTTCTAGTATTCAATCTGCTATTCCAGTTAGCCATTTCAGCGTCTATTAGATCAGCAGCATCAAGCAATCTCTTTCCTACTCTAAGTTTTTCTTTCTGTGTTATACGCTTTTCATCCAACGTAAACATCGCATCACCAATAACCTGATACATCTCAGCAAGTAAAGCTCCAGACCTCATGATTAGTTCTTTGTCTGATAGTTTCTTTTTACTCATACCAATTCAAGTTCTTCAATTTGATATTCTGTTCCGGTATAATCTAAAGAAAAGTGTGGGTCAAAGTTTTTTATTTCAGATTCCAGTAATGCTTTTACATCTTTATCATTATAAGCGGCGCAATCAATACCATTTTCATAAAGTGCATTATGTTCTTTTAATATAGTATGAAGAATAGAAACCCTAAATTGTGCTTGTTGTTTATCGGTAAATGCCATTACATTCCATTCATAATGATCGTCGTATATACCAGTTTGGCCTCGCACTATGTAAATGGTTGACATAATTTTACCTTCTCTGTTTATTATACTCTGTTAATCTAAACCAGTCAAGCATCATTTGAAAGTCTTCCATTATATCCTCTTCAGTAGCTTTCACCACTGCTGGATCTTCTCCACGTTGTAACTGTAGATCATTCAACTCAAGTGCATCATTTAACATTCTGCAAAGTGCTTGTCTTACGTACTCTTTAATATCTGCTTGTGTTGGTTCTCTATTAAGTTCCATTTAACTACCTCCCAAATCCACATCGTCTTCGTCAAGTTCTGAACCACCTTCTAGTCTATCACCATCTCCAGGAACATAAACTATAGTAACCAAATAAGTTCCAGCTTTGAAGTCATCATCGTTCTTCAATCGTTTATATTCCGCATCCTTAGGAAAGTCATGTATCTCTGACACGTCTCTTTCAAGATCATAAAGATCTTCTTCTGAATACTCTTTCTTTAATAGCACGTATTTTTCTTTCATTGTATTACTCTTTCAATAAAACATTTTTCATCAAACATAATTCTTACAAGCATCTTTGCAAACTCTTCTCTATTATCACACACAATAGGTTTATCTGTCTGCTCTTTAGACCGTGACTTTGTGACGTGAAGATAAAACTTTCCATCGTGTCCATTAACTACTGTGACAACTGAATTAGCCAACATCACCATCTCGTTATCAATATCAAAAGTAGTTTTCATATTATCAATCTATATCGTTTAATCGCTAAGCCGTCCTATTCACCATCAGCACGTCCAAGTAAGTCTCGTACATCATCAATCGTCATCTCTTTAGCACCACACACCACACACGACTCTGTGCCGTACTCGTATTCTGAACCGCACGTCTCGCAATATACATCAGCGTGTTCTTTACAGTCTGAACACATGCTTCCGTTTATTAGCTTTGCTCCACAGCAACCACTCAGCAACCTAGGAATAACTATATCAATCATTTTCTAAACTCACTTAAAAACTTTTCTGTTATCTCATAAAACGAATACCCAGAATTTTCATCCACAGGAATGTAACACCTCGTTTGTTTAACTCAAACCTAATCTGCTCAAACTCATTTAGTGACCGACCTTTCATGCTAACACCTGTCTCTGAATTAAAATATTTCTCAGTAGCTTAATAGTGTTCTTCAACCTCTCTCTTAATTGTACACTATAATCAGGTCTACTGTCAAGCAGCTTTTTACAGTCTTTGAGAATCAAAACAAGTTTCCAAGATGGTACGTTCTGGTAATTTACGGAAGCTTTGTGTATCATATCAACTTAAACCCTTTACTCTGTAGATAGAAGTATAATCGGAAACTTAGTGTGTCGTTATATACTCTTAATCTCTTTCCATTGGTACCTTGTGTGATATTCAAAATCGTCTGGTGTTATGTGATTAGGTTCTGCGACCTTTACTGCGACCTTTAGAGCATCCGTTAGAGCATCCGGGACGAACAAAACAAAATCTCGCTGTATAAGTTCTGCGACCTCTTGATCTGTTCTGTTCTTGTATGCTTTGCGGAATTCGTTGTAAGCAAAGTTTAATAGTTTATTATATACTTCGCTTGATGGTGTAATCTTTGGATGATTAGCTAATCTGGAAAGTGCGTTCTTATCTAAACCCGATTCTTTGCTTAGGTTAGTGAGATAAAATTTTTCACCTCTTAGTTCTGCAACTTCTTCAATTAATTTTTTTAATCTAAATCTCAACATTGTTTCACCTCAATCATCATGTTATAATACTATTATACCATACTCTTTGGAGGCTGTCAATAGTCAAATTAAGATGTCTTAACCTGTTGATATAACTCTTTAAGTTCTTCAAACTCTTGATCGATTAAACTAAGCTCATATTCTAAATGTCGCTTAACCTCTTGTTTTCTTGCAAACTCTTTATTAAGGAATTCTCGGAGTGTAGAAAAATCACTAATAGGGTCTGAAATTTTTTTACCAGATTTTTTTGGAATGGGTTTTAAATTTTGCGCTGTCGTCATAGGTACTCTCTTATATAAATGGTTCTTTTTTTATTTCCTACTTAAAACGGATCCTCACACGAACCTTGTATTCTTTTTAATTTTAATCGAGCCGGGATTCTTAGTCCCGGCCCTGTCTATATGCTATTCCTTACACATTGTTATTCTTGCTACACGTTCCCAATCATCCGGGAGACTCTTGCGTAACTGTGTAATCTTAATAGCTGTTCTACATGACAACTCTCTAAGACTATCAGCATGGTCTTTAATAAAGGTAATAGCATCCACAGCTTCATCTTTTCCGAATTCGCCCTTATTGTACATCACCTTGATCACATCAATGATACGTACTATAAAATCTTTCTTGGTTCTAATACCTAACGTGAGATAATGCGCTCTTGACATTAAGGCTTCCAAATGTGGTGTTAGTTTTGATCTACGTGCTAACTCGGCATCAAAGTCTATATTGGTAATGAATATAACTGTTCCGTGATACTCGAAACACTTGTCTATAGCGTCTCCGCCAAAGTGGTATTCACTAGACCATCTTAGGATTCTTTTCTTTGTGCTATCACAAGCGGCCTTAAGTAGTGATAAACTTGCTAGGTCAAAGAATACCGCATCACAATCATCTAAGATCAATACTGAACCTTTTGATCTTGTGTCTGATAAACCTCTATACAACCCGATAGCTGAGGCGGAACCTGATAGGGTAACAACTACGTTATCCCGGCATAGTGCTTCTACTGTGTTTGTTACTGTGTGAGTTTTACCAAGTCCCGGAGGGCCGCTTACTATTAGGGCCCGAGTTTCACCTGAAGCGGCGGAACTAGAAAGTGATTCTAGTATCTCAAAACGATCCCGGATTCTTACTGCAATCTGTTCTTCCGTTTCTGTCTGTACAGGCTTTGCTTGCGTAATCACTACACCATAGCGGCCGCGCTCTTGACGATTAGCAGGATCTTGGAGAAACGCTTTAAGCTCTGTAGTCTTAATTCCATTTTCCTTTGCTAGTGCTTTCACTTCGTCTCTTGTGAAACTAGTGGAACCGGAACTCTTTAATACTTCAACTAAATTACTCATAATTAACAACCCTCTATTTTTATCTTATAATCTATTATAGCACATGTGTGGATGACATGTCAAGTATTGAAATTGCACATTCCACTATTTGTATCTGCTCATATGCAAGTTCTTGGATCCACTTAGCTTCCGTCTCATCCAATAGTATAGCTTTCAAAATCTCATGCTCGGCTTCAAGCTCTGCCGTGGTGCTGAATGTTGCCAATGCTTTGCCTTCTACCCTAATGTTCGGAGCGAATATATCGTATACTTTGCACATCTTAGAATCCGTTACAGTCTTTTAAAATTGCTAGTTTGATTCTCTTTTCTATTAGTTGATCCATTAGATCCATACCTAGTGAAACAACTTCACATCCTTTTAACTCGGATTCTAACAACATAACATCATATGTTAAATCGTTAATCTGTTCTATTACTTCTTCAATGCTTTTGTTTTCATTTCTTATCATATACTAAGTATACCATACAATCCACACTTAAGTCAAGACTATTCGGCTACGAAAAACTCGTATTTTGGACAGCCGTAACTATGTGATATGATTAGAACTCTTCTAGGACTTTCTTGATTGCTTCGATCTTAAGCTTGAAATCGTCTCGGAGATCTCTCGGAATGCTTGGAAGCTTTCTTACTGTGTTTTCTAATTCGGCGGCCAGGTATAACAGAACCTCAGTTTGTAACGGCGCTTTAATTTCTTTGATGCGCTTAACCATTATATTGATATATTCCTGTCCAGGAATATGCGAGTCCGTGCCCTGCATAGCTGCACTAAAGAACGGAGTAAACAATAATTGCATGAACCTTTTATCCATAAAGTTATTTATAAACAAAAAGCATACACGTCCCACATCGTATGCCAGGATGCTCAATAGGGCAGGTAGGAAATTTATTAGCCCTGAGGACTATGCACTCACAACAGGAGCACCCACTACGGAAGTGTTAGTAGCTTCAACACCATTAAGGCTTGAAAGATCATACTGACCACGACCGGCCCGGAAGTTCTTGTTATTAAAGATGAACCGCACATCAGCAACCGCTCCGCCGTTCGACTTAACGAACGCTAGAACCTGCTTTCGGGTCACAATAGGCCCTAGAGCCTGCACGATCTTCTCGGCCAACTCTTTCTTCTCTGTACTTACTTTAGTCATTTTATCATACTCCAATTTAAAAAAACTCTACTAGCGGCGCACCCGCCTTCGGTTTCTACTTTCTATAATACCAGTATATCACTGTTGCCAGCAATATGCAAGCATTACTCCAAAATTATTCCCACACCTTGCGATCATCAGTCTCTCCTCGATAACCGGCCAAGTATGCTTCTATCTTTTTTGGATCTGTTAGTTCCAACTTTGGCGCATTGTACGTGCCATTTGGATACTTGTGTGGTTCAATTCCTCTGCCGTAGTATGCATCAGCACTGGTACCACGATCATACGGCGAGCCGTGTGACTTATCATATTGTGGATTCATATTAACCTCCGAAACATGATACATAAGGTTTAGTATATCTGTGATAACTTCGGATTTTGGATTGCTTATTTCTAGCAGTCACATTCTTGATCTTCACTTCAACACCTTGAGCTTTTAGAGCTTCAAGAAGTTGTCCGGCATCACAATCTTGTTCCAAATATACATGATTGTTTCTTTGATAGCTGTACTGACTAATCGACTGAGCAACTCCGGCCGCCTCAACTACTGAGCGCCGAACCTTCAACCAACCATGTCCCGGATCTGTTAAAAATAGAAGTGTAATCTTTTTCATTATGCTATACCTCTAATGTCATCTAAAATATCTAAAAGATAATTATTAACATCCCGAACCTGAATAGTAGGATCGTTATGAAACTTTGTAGACTCCAAATGTTTTCTGAATTCTTGGATAGTCTTTTCAGCATTAGCAAGCCGGGCTTCTAATATTGCTGCCTCTTGTTTCAATCTTTCGCTATAGTGCATATTGTTTAACCTGTTATAGCGTCCGTCTAATGTCTCTTGATTCTTTATCATATACTAAGTATACCATGGATTGTTGGCGGCTGTCAATACTTAATCCAAATAATTCTGGAATACTTTGGTATGATTCTTGCAAGGCCTCCCGGCCTGCCGGCGTCTACGAGAATGTTGTAGGCCTGTCTAAGAGTTTTTCTTAGCCGGCCTAATTGGCATGGATTTTGCTTGGCCGATTCAGAATCCGGGAAAGAAAAATGCGTAATAACTAAGAATTTTTGGGCGTCCGGTGTGGAACGACCCGAACCCAAATACAAGTATTAGCGGAACCTTGGAAGTCTGAATAATCTGATGGAACCTTGGAAGTCTGAATAATCTGATTAATCTCAGTATGTACTATTGCTTTGCCGATATCTGCTGATAGTCTTTCGTGTTCATGCATTATGCTAATCTATTGAATTCATTGGAACTTTCTCAATACTTTTTGCTTTATATAATACCTTGCCGTATTCACTCATAGCATCACAAACATAAAAATCTATTGACTGATATGTTTTTGCTAGGTATTGTACCATTTCATCAAATCTGTCTTTGTTCACATTATGCGATACTCTGAAATCTCCTTCTTCTTGCATTATACCTGACCATACTAGGAGATACTGGTCGGCAGCTTTCTTCAACTCTTGGTGAAATCTGAATATCTCGTAACTACCTTCTTTTATTACAACTTCATCACGATCATGACTTACATACATATGCAGTTTTGTTATTGTTTCATTAATTCGGTATGAATTAAATCTCCCGTAATTCTGTACCACATGACTCATTAATCCTCGGTTGATTGGATCTTCTATTTCTTCGTGCATTTCTTTTTCCTTGTTTTCTTTGGAGGCTCTACTAACCAATTGGTACCGTTGGGGGCCCATTGTGTGTGATACCTCATAATTTGGATTTTGTGGTTGTTATTGCGTTGCCAAGCAATCTATTCATCTCTTCAACTTCATCAGATAGCGTAGCCGTATTCTATTTCAGGATGTCCGTTGCGGATGCGATTACACTATGTATTAGTCAAATATCGAACCGATTCATATTGAGACGGATCACTTGGCTCGGCCTATCGTGCGGCGGACCAATAGTCCAGCATCTTGCGCTTTTTCAAAATCTCTGCGAAGATCTGTTAATTAAAACTTACTAACCACCATATCAGCAAAATTGCTAATAGTGTGCCATTTTTCTACTATAATATGGGCTACCAGAATACCGGCAGCAATCTGTAATGACTCAAATATAAATTTTTTCATATAATCACCATTCATAATACTAGTATAACACAACATTAGTTGGATACAAAGTTATTCTTAATTTTGTGGATATTAATATTGCTGTGAAATTGTGTACTACACAATTTCATGTGTGATCAGAGATCATTTGTGTTAATATTAACAAGCACTTAGTTGAATGTTACTAATAGGTTACTGAAAGATGGTGCTAATTCCTGCATCCAATCAGCTTATTAGAATAAGTGTTTTAAAGTACGACTACTATGGATAATATGAACGCTGCGAGTAATGCAAGCATTGAAAGTAAGATGTTAAAATCTTCGTGTGATATGATATTGAAATATACTAAGAAAATACCTGTGAACCCAATTAATGAACAAAGACCCCAAATCAATAATAGAAATGTGAGTGGACATTCATCGTGAAGCCATCTGAATTTTGTTGAGTGTTTTTTAAGCTTGCGCTCAAAACGAAGGAGTAAGGTTTTCATCCATATATCTCCAGTGAGTAAATTATTCTATGGATATTTATTGGAAAAGAAACGTTTTTCTATATCGTCGGTTCGGAGCGGTACGATATTGCTTTTAGCTCTTCTATACTATTCAGAACGTTTCAATAAACTGAATTTTATATCAGGAGATACAACATGTCTACTATACGAATGAATTATGGATGTTATAGTTTACCCGTTAGGGAATATTTCACGAATTGATATAACGCCATCACAACCCACACTACTATGTATCCGATCAAGAATACAGGCAATACTATTATTGCTGATAGTATTGTAATTATCCAGTCCCACATATATTTACTTTTCTGATTGTATTTTTTCATTTTGTAAATAGAACCCATATATGAATCCACCAACTGGCACGGCTAGTATACAAAACACCCAGAGAATTATAATTATCTTAAAAATGCTGTACATAATACCACCGTAAAAAGTAAAAGTGTGGCTATCAGAAATGCTGTTATGAATTTCAATGGCTCTTCTTTTATTCTAACATATCTGGAGACTTTACGCAACTTGTTTAAGGATATATCTCGCGGAAGCTTGGATTCTGCTATCTCTCTTGCTTTCTTGAATAGCTCTCTTCCGCGGTTATCGTATTTGACAAAAGACTTGAAATCTTGTGGATTGGGCTGTGGATGATTCTTCGTATATATTATCCAAGATAGCTCAAATGCTATCATATCCAAGCGAATATCATAGGATGGAGCGTATAGGTCATATTCTTTTTGAGTCACCCCTGTGACATCAACTTCAAAACAAATCAAGCCTAGAGCGTGTTTGTCGCTGTTAAACACCGCATCTAGCACTATATCTATTCTATTCTTCATAATCTATACATTGGAGCAAAATAGCGATTAAATGACATTTCCACCTATTCGGATTCCCATCTTAGGTACTTTTTGACCTTTTTTCGTGTGGATCTCGGTATTTGTACATAAAACTATAGTCTGACGTTGGACTTGGAGCTGTTTCAATCCAAGGGTATGTGCGGATTATATGTTTCATCAAAATAGCAATCTTATCTTTGTTCTTACCTGATACTGTTATGTAGCCTGCGAAGAATCCTTGATATTGTATAATTTGATGATGTACCAATTTGTTATCCACAGCTTTTTGAATCTCATCAAGAAATTGTATTAGCAGTGGATGTGAAGTAGTTTTCTCAATAGACCAAGTTCTTGGAACTTCATCTAATCTGGGAAAAGCGGTCTTGCAACCCATTCAACCTCCTCAACTTTAACCCATGTGCCGTGTCCAATCTTGTTTACCACTATGCGGATGTTATCACCCTTTCTTTTGATGATACTGAATAGATGTTGAGGCGGCCAAGCATCATTTTGGATTTTAAGTTTAATCAAGTCTCCGTCATACCACGTATTGTAATCATCTCTATTGAAGTCTGGATCTGCTTCGTATTTGAAAGACATAATACTATTCTAACAGAATGTTTTCAGATAGTCAATAGCCTTTTGAAGTAACTCTGGAGAATCAACAAAACAACCTAATCCAGTATTACATTTTCTACATAATAAAGCTCTAACTCTATTAGTATTATGGCAGTGATCTATTGATAGTGGATCTAATGTGTTATCTCTACCAACAACTGTTTCAACCTTGCCGCACAATTTACATTTATTATCTTGCTCAATTAATAACTGATTGTAAGCATCCTGAGTTAATCCATAATTAGCTAACTTTCTAATTCTTTGATAGTTTTTCATATATGGTTTTTTCTTATCTCTGTATTCCATATCTTGCTTTTTCTGATAATACAACCAATGACATTTTTTACAATGTGAGTGTCTATCATTTAATGACTTAGGAGACCTAAAGTAAAAATCTTTTTCTTCTTTGGATTCTCCACATTTTGTACATATTTTTATATTCATATTGTTTATAGTTTAGTAAAAGTTTAACTATACATTTAGTATAAACTATGTAGTATAAACCTAAATATGATGCGCCCACAATCTACAACAATCCAAGGTAATATGAAATTAGTCAAGAAGCACTTCTGGGAATTAACACCAAAAGAACGCGGAGATCTTGCTCGTGTCTCAATCAAATTCGGTAATGGTGCAGGTATGAAAGGTTTTCTAAAAGACCAAAAACTTAAACCTCACATATACATGGGTTTCGTGATTATGTTATACAACACACGAAACAAATTAATAGCTTGGTCGGCTATTATTGAACCAAGTTGGAGCGGCAAACGTCAAATATGGGTATATGTCCGAGGCACACATAGACGTGCTGACTATGGTAGCACAATGTACAAACTAGCAAAACGTAAATCTAAACGATTCTCAGTTAAACCTTGGAATGAAACAGGTTATGCTTTCTTCAAGGCAAACAAAAAAGAATTTAGATTATAGATTTCATTAGTATATCAAGCAACTCTTTTTCTTTCTTACTTGGTTTCTTTTTTCTAGCTTTTCTAGCTTTCTTCAAATGTTCTGTTTCGGCTGATTGTTCAGCGTCCATAAGATTTTTTAGAATTCTTTTATTGCCAGATAGAAATTGTTCTGTTACATCTTTTTTAAATGTGCCATGGTTAGCTTGAAAGAACATATTAAAAATATATGCGGAATCTCCCATATCAGAAAACCCAACTCTATTTTCTACTAGCTTATACGTTCTGCCGCTGGCTGTGATACCTATCATTTGTTCTTTATCAAATACTTGAATAGGTGTGCTAGTTCGGCCACCGCCATTGCGGACATCATTACCAACAAAGTGATATGTCTTTCCCTTCCAAGAACCAGTCTCAAGTTCCATTATTGCATATCCCGATAAAACAATCTCGGGATCGTGTGTAACAGGCAGTGAACTAAACAACATAACTATCTTCCTTTTAATAATTCATCCAATCCCACGATTGTATATGTTTTATTTTCAATTTCTAATTTCTATTCCGCTCTCATATTCATAATCCGCATAACATTACATTGACTCCATTCATCTCTAAAAACTTGATATTGAATTCTTCTAAAAACTTGATATTGAATTCTATCATAATTTTTTCTGACATATTCACACACTCTATCAATCATTTGCAGATCTACTGAATCAGCAAATCCGATATCAAGTCTATTATTATTAGGACGAAAATCTATTATTACTAATCCTTTATGTTTAGCATCATCAAACTCTTTTCGTATTTTACCTAATACGTTTTCGTGAAATATATCAAGCTTTACGGTCATTATATAAATCCCTTAATCGGTCTATTAATTGTTGATCTTCCACATTATATAAATCACCATCTCGTGTTTGTAAATTACCTATCAATTGAGACAATCTCAAATCAGGATACTTTTCCCATATTTCTTTTAGTTGTCTGAGTATATCAGGTATACGTTTAGGATCTCTAGGCGTACCATTAAACAATGGCCCATCTAAGCCTTCCAAAAGTTTTCTGATATCTTTAATCTTCATATGAATAGTATAGCACAATTTGATGCTTGTGGTAAACTCTTTTTATTGAGAAATAAGGAAAATGCTCTTGGAAGAAACTTGCTATTTTATGATACTTATCAATAGTTAATCCAGATGTTACTTCAAACGTTAGTGTACACACCAATTTTTCCTGTGGAGTTATCTGTGCTTTGGTTACAACTTCAAGGTTTTTTATTGATTGATTTTGTTGTAACTTCTCTAGTAAATGTAGGATCTCTTCTAATGATTCGTCCTCCATAGATCTGTAGGAAGTTTTCTTGCTCATAGGAATCCAAATTATAAACTATCTCCAACTTGGTAGCAATCTTTCTGCCGACTCGCTGATAATCCTCTCTTGTTATTACCTTTGCTGGATAAACTGATTCTATTCTGTGTATTAGCACATTAATAGACTTTTCTGATTGTGTGCCTGCGGTTCTGATTACCAATCCCAGTTTATCTGAAGCATTAACCAAAACTTCGTATTCTAATAATCTGTTTTTATTAGCCTCATCGAGTTCATCTAATAGTTGTGCTAAGTTATTCATTTCTTCTCTTGACCTAAAGTAACTGTTATGTGTATTTCAGTTAAGTCTTTATTACATTTTGTTTCTTTAACTATCCATCCACAATACCAAGCCTGAAACTTCCAGTCGTGACCTTCAAAGAAGTTTTTCAATACAGTTTCTTTATCTTCATTAGTAAGAAAAAATGAAAATTGTAATTTATCATTCACATAAAAGTTTCTATGTTTCATAATAATATACCACGCCTGCTACACTACCCTCTGGTGTTTTATTCCACATAAAATGTAATGAGGTATAACGCTGTAATAATGAGTCACATACTTTTTTAATTTTCTTTTTATCATTAGTGCCTAATTGAAATTGAATATAATTATCCGCTGGCGATATTCGGACAATATTCAACAGGCCAGCATCATTAGCTTTCTTAACTTCTTCGATTAAATCAAACATCTCTTTAGCTGATTTACTTTTAAACTCTAAGGTTTTTGATTTTCTTTTAGAAACCCTTGCCATGTACTACACCAAAAAAACATAATGTTATTATCATAACTCTCAACTCCAAATCCTAATGGACATTGAGTCAATGCTTTATAATTACAACTTAAAGCACTATCACATTCAATACTATAAACTACTATATGTCCAAGTGGCTCAATAGGTCTAAACGTACAACTATTCAATAGTAATGTTACTAGTATTAAATATTTCATCTCTTAAAAGCAAGTACCTCTGCCTTTGGTTTACCCAATCGCTCTGCAATCACATATCTTTCTGAACTAATCAATTGCTCTAATGTTCTTTTGGACTCTTGTAATGTTTTAATCTCATCGTCTAATGATGAAACTTTCTTTTTGATTTCCTCAACTTCAACTTCTTTAGCTTCAATACTAATAAGTTTTTCTGCGATATCTTTTGCTAATTCTTCTACTTTTTGTGTCATTATTCTTCCTTTTTAGCAGGTGGTGGCCCTTGTATTACTCCAGGAGCTCCAACAGCTTCACTGCTTTTAACACTAGAGCTAAATCCTCTAGCAAGCTTAATCAAATCCGTGCGGCGCTTTTCCAATACTGCCAGTGCTTCACGATGGCACAAACATTCATTAACAACTTTTACTAATTCTTCTTGTATTTCTTTTGGTTTCATTGTCATATCTATTCTGCCTTATAGTTCCTTATTCCATTAAGTATTCTTTCTATACCGCCAACATCTATACTATTATAATTTTGATTGTCGGTAGAAAAGGTTTCTTTAACTACTGGCATATCAACGTGTGAAGCAATCATACCAAATAAAACTTTCATATCTTTACGCATATCTGGAACTAATTCTTGACGTTCCATTGATAGGTGACTTAATTGATTTTGTAATTTCTCGGCATCAACTGCCAATATATTTAACAGTGAATCAATTTGCGATACTCTAGCATATTTTATTTTATACTCTTTTATATAGTCTTGTATTTTTTTAGCACTAACATTAGCGAGAGATTCAAAACTAAGTCCTGAAAAAATAGAATTATTAGACATTACCATTCTCCTCAATCTTCACATCTTCATATGGTGCTGTTTGTCTGCGATACATTTCTAATTTCGCACACTCTAAAACACCAATGATTTCATTATAATCTGAGTAATTGGGTAACGTATCAGCGTATGTTTTAAGTAATAGAGTAGTAATGATATAGTTTAACTGGCCACCATATGTGGCAGCGTGCTGCTCACCATAATCTTTCACCAATTCAGATAGTTTATCAACCAAATCATTATATGGCACTCTTTCTTCACTTTTAATATATGGCATAATTAACTCACAATTCCTATAATAGCATCATCACTTGTCAATCTAACATTAACGAGGCCGACTTTAATTTCAACAAGATTGTTTTTATGTATAATTACAATATCACCAGCACCAGCAATATTAACTTGAAAAAAACCATTAGCATTTTGTCGCTTGCGAACTGGAGCCTTCAATATTCTAACCAGCAAGTGATCATTTTCACTTCTAGCTAATACTAGACCTGAAGCAGTTACGCTTGTATCTAATACTTCAACTTCATATAATCCACCAACTGGCTCAACATTATTCATAATTTTGTTCCTTCAAATAAACCTTTTCTTACACTATTATAACAAGCTTCATTCAATAATGCAAGTTTATCTCGTGTTGCAATATTAGGATGAATATGTCCCAAATCTCCTGATGCTATTTGTTCTAATGATAAGTAATAAACTGGAATGTGATTTTGTTTAGCAAACTCAATTTCGGCTGTAACACCAGTAGAAATATCCCAACCTTCAATAGTTAAAACAACCACTGCATCCATACGTGATACAAATGCTTTGTCAAACTCTTGCCAGAAGTTCCAATCGCCTGGCAGATTGTATTTCTCCCAAGGTGCATTGTATGCTATTGGTGCAAATACGAATATACCTTGATTTAATAGATCGACTGCGGCTCGTGTTACTGTCTCAGCCCTTTGAGACATAACGGCATGATCTTTGTGTGAATATGGACTAGCAAGATAATATAGATGCGCGTAATTCATAATATACTCCGAAGATCACTTGATCTTTTTCATAATAGCATACATGTCATCGTCAAGATCTTCTAGCTGTTCTTCACGCTCTTTCTGTTCTTGCTCTCTACGCATACGACTCTTGTGTTTTTTTCTCAAACGTTCATATTCCTTTACTTCTACAGGAACAGGTTCGTCTGATTCATTCTTCTTATCAGTCATCTTAACACATTATATTAGTGAATACAACAAAAATCCTAATATTATAATAGCGATTGCTATTCCAAGACGTTTGTTCTTGTTTTTCAATATTAGAATTTCTTTGTGGAGGGATTTAATCTTTATATCTTTGTTATTAGCTTGCTCTTGTAACCATTTGATTTTTAATTCAAAATTGTTTACGGCACTAGCAAAGTTTTTGCGGAGTCGGCGTTCTGTGGTAGGAAGCATATTATTGATTAGGAAATTTCAAGCATTGACTGTCAACGATGATTCTGGTACACTGTGATTTACAAATTAAGTTGCCAATCTCTTCTGGATTGCTTTTGTCGCACCGATTATGACACGCTGTTTCTGCTTTTGTCACTAAACGACGATTGTTGGCTTGGTCTATTGCAAGACCAATTGCAACACCGCATAGAACTAAAGTAATTGACAAGAAAATCTTCATATAACTAATATACTAAACTAATCAATATAATGCAAGTATTATTAAAATTTACCTTCATATTCTTCCACTGGATCTCTATTAAGAAGTTCTTTGAAGTATGAATCTTTCAATAGTTCCAAATGTATAGTATAACTATTTTGTTTCATTATATGTGCTACTGCGGCTACTAGATATTTACCTTGAAGATATCTATCCAATTCTTCTGGTTCATCAATATTAGTTTTACCTAATGCTTCAGGTAATAGAAATTCTATCATATCACCAGCTTTTACTCTTGGATCACCAGATAGAGTAACTTTAGTAATATGTTTTGATATCTGCATTTTTTGAGATAGTCTATGAAGTTTATATTCTTCAAAGAAATATGGTTTGATGCCGGGCTCGTGATCTGAAATATATGGAGCTGTATCATTACCAATGTTACTAACAATCATCAACGGATTAGATTTTTTATCGCCAAACATTTTATTTTTGTCTGACCACTTCTTATTCTTTTCAATATGTTTGAAGCTATCGTATTCTTCTCTTAAGTCAAAAGTTTTTTCTATAAACTTTCTTCTTATTGGATTAATTGATAGTAAATTAGAACTGCCTTCGCCACTCATTGCGGAATGTAAAATATCAAATCCATCACCATTGGACATTTGTGATACGTTATACATGTCGCGCTCTAAATCTTTTGTCTTATGTTCTAATGCAGGCGTATCTTTATTGATGTTTTTTGGTTCATAGCTGATAGTTGTTGTTACTGGTCTATCAAACATTTTACCAAGACTCATGAAATAGAATTTATCTCTATCTTCATAAAATGTATACATACTACCATTTTGCTCATCTGATATAGAACGCTGGCACATTTTCTTTATTGCGTTGAATGGTTTTTCATTATTAACAACGTAATCCATTTCGTGCAGAGTTTTTTCTATTTCTAAAGGTTTACCATCAGTAATGAATTCATCATATATTTCTTGAACCATATCAGAATATAGTTTACCTTTATATGCTTTGAATACTCTAGTGTTTACGCTCTTGATTGGCGCATCTGAAATATATTTTAGATTATATACTTGACGCTTTCTTGACCCCTGATCTTGATGTTTACCAGTTAGAGCATATACATGCAAATCAAATTTTAGGTCTGGTAAATTATCGCCCAACTTTTTTTCATCTGGACGTGTGAAAGATGCTTTCATTCTTTCTTCGCCGATTATGGGCAATAGCGTAGGATAATCTATTGCGTCCATAGCAACTAATGTGCCGTGTGGTACAGTAAAGATACTTTCTTCGTATGTGAATTCAATGTAATGTGCAGTGAAATCATATTCATTACCCTTCCAGTCTACTATTTTTAAGTAGTTGAGGATAAAATCATGTTCACGGCGTAATTCTCCGTCACCCATATTAACTCTTAAACAAATTTTCTAATTCATTAGTTAATTGTCTTAAGTATACCACATCAACTATTTTAATATCTCTTTTCGCTTCATTAAGATTCCATTCGTGTTGATATACACTAATCTTCTGTTTTCTTGCTTGCTCAATACTATTATCTAGGTAGGTTGTTTTATCTATTACGAAGGTATCATCTAAAAGGTAATGATGTGGCTCATCTAATAGATTTTGTGTTTTTTGTACTGAACCGTATTTTGCTTTAATATATGAATAAAACTGTGAGCTATTCAAAGGCCAGTCAAATCTAGGATCAAATATCTCATTAGCATAGAATATAGCCCAAGTATGATTACTATTGCCATAATATTTGTTTGCTAATATATCTGGACGATCAGAATCTTCTATGGTATATTTGTAATACAGAGCAACGTTGGCTAATATAGCATCTCTAATCTTTCCGCGAACCATTATGTTCACAGATTTTTCGTTACTGTAATCTATTTTAGGAAAAAATTCAAAATGTTTCATTAATATCCCTTATGAACATCTTCTCTAGTTAGAACACCGAGTTCTTTGAATGATAAACTAAGTCTTATATCAACTGGAGCCCCATTGGCAGCAAAAAAACTAGGAATACCTGAACCTGCGTAATCAACACTCATACCAGTAAGGGCAGCAGTTTTAATTTGAAATAGATATTCTGAATCGGTGTTTGTTCCTTTAACGCCCGTTTTCAAATATATATCAAAAGTATCTGGATAGATCATATATCTTCCAGAACCATCTTCTATTTTAGGATGCATGCCAGCTTTGAATGATCTTATAATTTTTCTTATTGCTTCTGTTTCTTCTTCATTTCTTGCCATCATTTGAAAATCAAACGAAAACTCTCTAAAGCTAACACCCTTAAACAATAGAGCCATATGGGGATTTAATGTCTTTTTGGTTAGTTGTTCAAATTGCTGTCCGAAGTTAGAACCTGAAGCAGTGAAATCTAATAGATTAGTGAAACCTCTACCGACTGCTTGAATTGCTGCGTCCATTGCTGCCTTTCTGCCTGCGTCTGTTCCGCCTGCTACATTTTTTACAAACTCAGCACCAGCAGCACCTTCTTTACCCATATCCATATATTGAAATACGGTCATTTGTATTTCTTCCCACTGCGACCCATAATTAACTTTCATCTGTGGAGGCATGTATAAAGCCATTCTTGCTGGAGAGTCTTTATCAGTATCTTTTGATATCTCGTTTTGATTAACTGGATCTCTTTTAACAAAAAGGATAAACGCTTCATTTGCTGGCGTAAATAGGTCTGAAGGGAATATAGCAGAAGTTCCACCAAGACTAGCTTTAGTATTAGCATCTATGATGGTTCCCGAGGCAGTAGCTCGTTTACCAATAGCTTTTAAGAAAGATTCAAATCCCATATTTTATGACCTACCAAGGAAAGTTTAAACCCAAAAACCCAAGCAAGTATAATGGTGATTATACTGGGATTGTTTATCGTTCATCTTGGGAACTATCTGTAATGTTGTGGTGTGACAATAATTCAAAAGTTGTTTCATGGTCCTCCGAAGAACTTATTATACCTTATTTATGTCCGACTGATGGAAGCTATCATCGTTACTTTGTGGATTTTCAGATAGAATTAGAGTCTGGTAGAAAACTATGGATAGAAGTAAAACCTAAGAAACACACACAACCACCCAAAAAACCGAAACGTCAAACTAAACGATATATCACTGAAGTTATGTCATATGTAAAGAACCAAGCTAAATGGAAAGCAGCGGATGCCCTTGCTAATAAGAATAGCGCAACGTTTCAGGTATGGACAGAAGATACTCTAAAAGCTTTAGGTATTAAAGTTCTTGGATCTTAACTAAATACCACTATGTCTATATACACGAAAATATTAAAAGACCTGTTTCAAAAAGACTTAAACCAAGAAGTCTTTGAAGCAAGAACCAGAGTATCATTAGAATGGTATAGAAAGAAGATTCAAACCTATTATGGTAATACTTCACTGAAGCTAGACACAAAAATCATACCTCACACACCAATAAATCATATTAATCCAGGCTGGATGTATTCATTCAAATATAATCCAAAACATAAAGATAAACTACCCTATTATGACCTATTTCCATTAGTATTGATAATCAAACCAGTTCCTGGAGGTTTTCTAGGTCTAAACTTTCATTACCTAAGACCAGTAGATAGAGCATTTTTCATGGATGCGCTCTATAAATTTGAAACACCTGACACAAGAAATAATACTTTACGAATAAATATAACATACAATATACTACAAAGCTCAAGAAGAATGAGATTCTACAAAGCATGTATTAAAAGATATAGGTATTATAACATAGGTAATTTTTTCCTACCAGTAACACCAGAAGAATGGGATATGGCATTATTTTTACCAACTGAAAGATTTAAGAACGAAACAAAAAAAGATATCTGGGAAGATTCAAGGAGCAAATACTAAATGGGATTATTTTCACCCGACACATTAAAATTTTCATTTGACAAATTAGGCGAGCCATCACGTCCGTGTCATTATGTGTGCTTCATATCACCACCTCCAGGAATGTTATTAGGTGGTTCTCTTGGTGTTTTAGGAACAGTATTAAGTGTTGCTGGCTCAGCACAAGTGAGCTTGATGGCAGAAACAGCTAGTATTCCTGGTAAGCAAATAGCAACCACACCATTTACTATGTACGGCTCAACAATGAAAATGCCATATGGTACATTGTATGATGATTTCAATGTTGGTTTTATTTGTACAAAATCAATGGTAGAAAGAACTTTCTTTGATGTATGGATGAATTACATCCACAACCCACATAATAATTATATGAATTATTTTGATGATTATTGCTCAACTATAGTAGTTGTAAAACTTAATGATAGTGTTGGAGCTGATGTGTCTTCGGCTGCTAATCTACTATCAGTGTGGCAATTACAAGAATGTTTTCCTATAGCAATAGCGGCCCAAGAATTAAGTTATGCTTCAGAAGATTATTTGAGATTAAACATACAGTTTGCTTATAGAAAATATAATGCTGCCGTAGACCTTATTTCATCTCCTATACTTCCAGGCGGTCTTACACCTGGATTACCAGATTTAAGCTCTTATATTCCACTAGCAACATCTTTGGTAGCACAACTATTAGCTTAAATTATTGTACCTAAATTATAGTATTATAAACATGGAGTTATTATGGCATTACCAAAATTAGACACACCAACATATGAAGTTGTTGTACCATCAACAAAAGATACGATACTTGTTAGACCGTTCTTAGTCAAAGAAGAAAAAATTCTTCTTATGGCTCTTCAAAGCGGAGACCCTGAAGATATCGTAAGAGCAACAAAACAAATCATAAACAACTGTATTGTTACTTCTAATTTCAATATTGATACATTAGAAATGTATGATATAGAATACATCTTAATACAATTACGAATTAGTTCTATAGGTGAGACAGCAAAGATTAGATTTCTACCAAGACAAGGGACAGAATGTCCTGAATGTTCAAAACCGCGAGTAGTTGAAATTAATCTTAAAGATGCTAAGATTGAAGCTAAAGAGGGACACTCTAAAAAAATCTTCTTAACACCTAATGTTGGTTTAATTATGCGTTACCCTAACGCAAAAATGCTTGACGCATTAGAGAAAGCACGAGCCTCTAAAGATCTAAACGATCTCTTCAAAGTAATTTGGGGATGTGTTGAAAATGTCTTTGAAGATGAAAAGCTCAACAAAGCATCAGAAGTAACAACAGAAAAAGGCGTAGAGTTTTTAGAAAACTTACGTTCTGACCAGTTTATATTAATAGAAGACTTCTTTAGAACAATGCCAAAGCTATCACAAAAAATTACTGTTAAGTGTGGAATATGTCCTTTCACACAAGAATATACTCTTGAGGGGTTAGAAAGTTTTTTCGGATAACGCTGGGCCACAACAGCCTAGAGAATTACTATCAGTCGTTATTCTCTTTGGTTCAGCATCATAAGTATAGTTTGACTGAACTTGAGAGTCTAATTCCATACGAGTTAGAACTATACATGTTATTGCTAGTTAAGCACCTTAAGGAACAAGAGCAATTGGCTCAACAAAGGCGCAATAAATAACCTTATGGAAGCAGATAATAAAGCACAAGAATTTAACTTAGAAGGCGCTAAAGAACACGCCAAGAAAATTGCTATACTTGCCGCAAATCGTTGGAAACATCGTAGACGAATGGCATATATTTCCCTACTATCTATTCTAGTTGTAACTTATTGGTGTTTGTTTGAAGTGCCGCCGGCAAGATTAAAAGTTTTAGATAATATCATAACTTGGTTCTATATTATAATGGGTTCAGTTATTGGAGCTTATGTTGGTTTCGCAACTCTTGATGATAAATGGAAAGACACTAATAAAGCCAACAAGAAAGAAGAAGAGTAATAACAAATGGCACTTAACGACGTACTTGATAAAGAAATACAAGAAAATCTATCAAAAGATGAAAAGAATTTCTATGGTATTGATCGCGCCTTAGATGAAGAAGAAAATAAAACCCAATCAGATTTCTCACGTAATGTTTTTCGTATTATTCAATCTACATTAGTTGGAGCAGACAAAGCTTCTATTGATGAACTAGAACAACGAAACATTAGATTAAACAATTTAAGAAAATACACCAAACAAGCAGGAGTTGGGCCAACCGAAGAAGGTATTGTTTTAGATTCTATTAATAAAGTACAGACTGCTATTCAAGCACAACTAGCAAGTAAAAAAGCTTTTTTCGCTAGAGCTAAAAAAATTGTTTCGGATAGTTCCGTTGACGTTGGAGCACTATTAATTGGTATAGCAGGCGGCGACCCACTAATAGGGTTAGGAGTAAAAATTGCTGGTGATTTCTTAAAATCACGCAAAGAGAAAAAAGTTGCTGCCGAAGAACAAAAGAAGGCAACACTTAGAGAAGACGCCGAAGCATTAAGACCCAATACACAACCAGATAAAGATAAATCTGACCCATTTTCTCCTTATGGTTCGCCGTTAATGAGAGACACAAAAAGTCCTTTCGGTGGCGGTAGTGGTGGAGGACTAGACTCAGATGGAAGTCTATTGTATATACTTCAAGATATCTTCTTATTCACAGAAGAAATTTCAGATGATGTAAAAAAACTTGTTCAGTTTGCTGATAAAGACGCAACAAATAAAAGTCTTAATGCTCTTGATTCTGTAGAATCATCAAGAGAGGGCAGGGGATTAGTAAGAGATAAAGACTCAGGCGGAACTAAAAAACAAGGTAAAGGAATTCTAGGTAGTCTATCAGATCTATTGGGTGGCGGCAGCGGAGGTAAAGGTAGTTTACTAATGATGATTGGTAAATATGGTCTTATGGCAGGTGCCGCTGGTGCTGTGTTATATGGTGCATATGATATAATGCAATCATATTTGAAAACTGGTAAGTTTGGTGATAGTGACACAGAAAAATTCATTCAAGGTTTAGATAAAAGTCTTATTGATGGTATTGCTAATCTAGGAGCAGGCGCAAAAGCGGGAGCTGAAGCAGGCTCGGCAGTATTACCTTTGGGTGGAACTATCGTAGGAGCTTTATTCGGTCTTATGATGGATGGTGTCAATAGTTGGCTAGGTGATGCCGTCCCTGATATGGGAGCAGCAAATCCATTTCAAGCTGGACTATTTGGTATCTTTGATTTTCTTATGTCAACAATTAATGGGATGTTTAAATCTATTTTTGATATGGCAGATTCCGCAGTCGCTCTACTTCCAGAAAACTTTGGTATTCGCGGCGCTGCAATGGAACAAGTCAATAAAGCAAGAAGTGCTGTATTAGGAATGACCGAGCCTCTTTCCGCTTCATTAACTAAAGATAATAAAGATGCTGTAAATAAAGATTTTGATAAACAAGACGCAGAATTAGATAGAGAATTCAAAACTGGCACAGGAAGATTTTCTTATGAAATGGTAGGAGATGCTGAAGGAGCTAAAGAAGGTTCATACGCAAATCAAAAGAAAATATCACAAGTAAAAAGAACAAAGGCACTTGCCGTAGCTAATACTATAGATCAAAAGGCCGCAGCAAAACCACCAACACTTCCTGGCGGTTCAGGTACTTCTGGAGCTCCTGGTTCTCCAGAAAGTGCTCCCAAAGCAGTCGGATCATCTTCAATATCAGGTGATACTGGAAAAGAATTATTAATCAGTGCTATGAATGGGGCAGGAATTACTGACCCAACAGAACGTGCTGCCTTTATGGCACAAATGTCACATGAAAGTATGGGTTATACCAGACTAAGAGAAATGGCATCTGGACGAGCTTATGAAGGTAGAATTAAAAATTTAGGTAATACAGAACCAGGAGATGGACCTAGATTTAAAGGTAGAGGTTTCATACAACTAACAGGAAGAGCAAACTATAAAGAATTCGGAAGTAGAATTGGTTTAGATCTTGAAAATAATCCTGATTGGGCAGCAGACCCAAAGATAGCTGCACGAGTAGCGACAGAATTCTGGAAAGCTAGAGTTAAACCAAGAGTTAAAGATTTTTCTAATATAACCGCCAGCACAAAAGTTATTAACGGCGGCAGTAATGGTTTAGAAGATAGACAAAAAAGATTCGCAAAAACAAGTCAAGATACTAGTATTACGGCAGTAGGAAATACTAACCCATCTGGTCCAGCAGTGGCTCCACCAACCGCTTTGGCTAGTGCTGCCTCACCTGCGTCTTCAGGAACATTAACGCAAGTAGCACAAGCACAACAATCAGTAGATCAAACAAATGCTGCGGCCGCAACAAATGTTGTTTATGCTCCACAAACTAATAATATGATGTCCGGAGGTGGTGGAAATAATGGAGCACCGAACGCTACTAACATTCAATGCTCCACTATGGGCGGCAGTGTTACTGGCGCCTGTGGTGTTTAATCTTCACTAGCTAATTGCTGAAGATAACTAATATCATCATCAACATTTTCGGGAGTCTCAGAAGTTGAAGTTTCTTCACTTTCTGTTACTTCTGCTACTGTAGCCGCAACAGTTTTTGGTGCGCTCTTCTGTGTGGTTTCAGCATTACCCTTCGGCAACGATAAACCAAGTACACGATCAAGTCTAGCTTTCAATGCATCATATGACTTAAACTGATCTGGTGCTACAACATCACTCAGTTTATATTGACTTTCCCAAAGATTCTTAATCTTTGTATCATCACCGTCCAATAGGGCAGCAGGCGTAGCGAATTCTGACTTATCATAATTAGGAAAACTATCAACCTTTGCTACACGTAGCTTAAAGTTTGAACCTTCCCATGGACAGAATACGTTAATCCCTTCCTTCTTTTGTTCGTCAAGCTCATCTTGTTCAGGAAACATAGCATTACGGATCTTATCAAAAATTCGCTTACCAAACTTATACAAGAATACCTTACCTTCATTTTCAGGTGCTCCTGGATCTTTGATAACAAGAATGTTTGAAACATAACTAAACTTACGCTTAAGCTTCTTAGCTTTTTCACGATTCGCCTCAATACCAGTCTGCCACAATTCAGAAAACTTATCCTGTACTGGATCTTTACGACCAATACTAGTCAAAGCTTTTTCAATATACCAACCGCCTGGACCCTGAAAAGCATATTCAGTTAGTTCTACCCACGGCTGACTATCACCTTCACTCACTGGAAGAAAGCGAATAATAGCTGAACCAACACCATCTTTACCTTGTGTCGGGCGCCAGAAACGTTCATCTTTTTGTCGCTCTTGTTTACCTTCACCGCCAAGCTGTTCAAGCTTTTGCTGAATGGCCGAAAGACCAGAGGTGCCCTTCGTCTTTTTAATTGCATCAAATGACATATTTTTCTCCTATATTCAAATTGGTCTTTTCAAAATAATCAATATACTATAATGTTTGACCTTAACACTATAGTAGCATATCATTACAATAATACAAAGACTTTTATGTAAGCTTTCCAGTATTAACTAGAATTTCTTTCATTATGTCTTTGAATTTGTTTTCATCCACAATCTTTAAGAATGGCTCATACTTCAAGCACAAACTCTTAAATTCGTTCCATATTAATTTTTCTTTGATAGTTCTATCAAATCTAGGGAAAAACTTTAATATCTTATTCATAATAATAAAAGTTTCAATAGAAATTTCTTTTTGTAGTGTTACATCTAATACGTATGGATGAGATCCTTTATGTGATACAAAAGCATAATCAAAAGAATCTAGCCATACATCAGAGAATTCTTTAATGTGTGTAATGTCTTGTTTGAAATTATATGTGAGTGATTGAATTTTCTTCTGCCATGCTTTCAATACATCTTCACCTTCTGTAGTGATTAGATCACCAATCCAGTTATCTGGATCATCTAAGAAATTTGCTACTAGATATTGCTCTAACTCTTCTGGTTTATATTTCTTAGCTAGTCTATAGAAAAATGCTTTATCGTTTCTTTTCTCAAATGAATCAACAGATACTTTTACCTCTCCATTAAATTTGAAATAGTCATAACTACCAGACGAAAAATGTAGCTTCAAAGCAACGTATTTTTTATATGCTTGAAATGGTGTCACTGTTATCATTCTAATATCTTTGGTTTCTTTTGTCCACGATTGATCATATTCAATTCCGTAGCTTCTGTTTCTATCAGACCTTTAATTTGTTGTGTGAGTAGCTTCGGAACGGTTTCGGGTTCTATGTTAAACTCTTTACAGTAATCACATACTGCATCAAAGTAAGTAACTTTTTTCTCTCGCACGAGTCTTTCTATTTCGCGGGAGAAACTTGTTTGTGTGTGAAGTTTTAACGTCATTATAATACTTATATCATTATTCAAATAATAAGTCATGCTTTTTTAACAGAAATATTAAATCCTCATCAGAAAGATATCCACTTATATCCCATTCATCTTTATGAGTATCTAAAAGTAATTTTTCATCGTAGAATATTTTTAATTTGCCGTGTCTAAAACTTAAAATAACTGCCACACCTTCAATACATTTGCCTTTCCATTCGGAAGGAAAACCAAGATTGGTTCTTGTGAATTCACTTATTTTTATCTTCATCGGCCTTATCTCCAAACAATCCGTATTTTGTTATTCTTCTAATACCTTTTGCGAGACTTCTAGCAAATGCTCGGTCTTCGAGATAACCAAAAAATCTTGAAAAATATTTGATCGTAACTCGTGTTATACTATTAGCATCTAATAGATTATTCTTCAATAATATCCCGTAAAATTTCCAATCAGTCATAAGACCATCAAAACCATCTCCATCATCACTATCATACACAATTGTACAATCATCAAATAGTTCTGATACATCTTTAACTGGCTTATTACTGAATTCTACTGCTAGTCTACCCCAACGATAACGGGCATAGAACATTCTACCATCGGTAAGATAACCTTGCCACTGAGAAGGACAGGCACAGCAAGTTCTTTCTATAGTTTCAAAGTCTATTTTACTCATATATCATCTATGTGACGAAACCCCAAAAATACAGGGAATCTTGGTTTATCTTTAATTCCAACAGGTTGAAATTTATATTTGATTGTCTTACCTAAGTATTTAGATTGGTTAGTCCATATTTCTTTTTTGGTTGCGTCATCAAAACCTGAGCCAACTTCAAATTCAACACTGCTTTTAATATCTTTAACAACTAATGCACCTAATGTATCGGCGGGAACTAAACCTTCTTTTTTATGAGAACGTTTTGACAGTCCAAACTCATCTTCTTCTTGTATATTATCATTACGCAACTTTTCGGTAAAACCTAATACTTCGGCCTCTGAGTCTTCAAACCTCTTAAGCTTTAATAGTATACTTTCTTTCTCTGTAGATCTACCACACTTATATTTTCCATCACCTTTACGAATCATTACACCTTCAAAGCCAAGCTTTAAACATCTTTGTTCATAATGTAACAATTCTTCTTCATCATTAATTTGTTTTGGAATGATAAGTCTAATCTTATCTTTAAAATTTTCTGGATCTACTGTAGTTACTCCCATTGGGATTTTAGATGCTACCATAGCTTTCAATAGAACATCATCAAACCACTTCTGAAGGTCTGCTACACGCTCAAGGTACGGCTTATCTAGCGAGTCTTTAACATAGTCAAAGAGATATAGAATAAAATCAGGCTCACCATCAAATGACATTATCTGTGATTGGATCTCATTGAATGTTGCTTCACGAGATGTAACTGTTCTAGTTCCCTCTTCAAACATCACAGAATGATCCCCGACAACATTAGTAATTCTTGTCATCACTTCACCATCCATTCCATCAGGTAATAGAAAGTTTAGTTTTGCTCTAACAGATTTATTGGGAAGTTCTTTAAATTTTCTTGTGACTGTTTGGCCATCAACTTTCATTACCCTAATGCCATCAAGCTTTGGAGTAGCATATACTGGATAATTAATTTTAGAAAAGTCTTCAACTTTTCCTGCTAATAATGGACGAGTAATTTTAGCAGTCATATGTATCATCCTTTAAATACTTTAAATGATCATGTTCATCTTGTGGAGCTGCATCTGCTTGCCAAGGTACTACCCATTCAAGTAGTTCCCATCTGATAGTATCAAAATAAGGAGTTTGAATACCTATTGCTATTGGTGTATTTTTAGCTCTAAACTTTTTTTGTAGTTTTGCTTGTAGTCTTACAAATTTTAAACTTGTTGTTAGAAAACCACGGACAGTAGGTTCTACGGCTAGTATTCCTTTTGATGAAAAAACTAACACAGCTAATTTTCTTTTACTCATGTGTACCTGTTGAATAACTTTATCTATTTATAATACTACAATCATATCTATATGTCAAGAGAAATGGCGGAAGATGGAACATCATAACAACCAGAGACATAAATATTATACAGTTTACAAGGAAATCAATGGCAGCTATAACACCTTTTTGGTCAACACTAGCAAATCTCAACATAAAAGTAACCCCTGATTCTAGGGCAAAGCAGAAGAGTGGGCTACCTTCTTGGCAGGTCATTAATGAATCAGACGGAAAGAAAGTTCAAGAAACTATACAGAAACTAAAAGTAAAACATGAAATGTTTAATGCTGGGAGTGGATACTCAGGTAAATACACTTCATATGTAATTAATGATAAAGGCGAAAAGTTTGTTCTTGTAATGAGATATGGCAAGGTTGCAGCAAAGCAATTTACTCCGGCAGCTTTCGGAATGAACGGAAAGACTTATAAAACTCTAGCAGCACTAGAAAAAGATTCAAGAACTGAAATTGCTAAAGGTAAAGGCATAACACCAGAAGTCAAAAAAGTTTTATTACACCTCATAGATATTGTCAATGGTGAAAAATATAACCCTAAAATATTTGCTTTAGTAGATGATAAAACATTAGCTACTATCCGTAATGACTTTGGTGAAATCGCTGCCGCAATGGATTCACTTAAACAGAAGAAAAAATATATCAGATTTAGTTCTGAAAGTAATTCAGCTACAGTAGATTACTATGAAGAAGAAATTGGACTTGCTGTTAAGTCTGGAAAATCTGAAACAGATTTCGGTAGTGGTAACACCTTAACTAATCTTAAAGGTGAATTAGAAAAATACAAGCCAAAAGATCCAGGAGAAAAACTATTACACGAAGGCTTCTCTCATATATCTAACAGAAAAATATATGATGCTCTATTTTTCTTCTCTAAGCACTTGCCTTATATGAAGAAACTATATGCTCAACTTAAGAAGATGGGATATGGAGACTTGAATGAAATGCAGTTTAAAAAGTTTGTTGCTGATCATTCAAAGATGACAAACAAAATGTTATATAAACAATTACCAGAAACAAAATATGGTATAGCAGCTAACAAACTAGATCAAAAAGTTGATTGGGATAGCGTTATGTTTTTCTTTTTAACGAATCTCAATTTTGATTTAAATGCTAAATGGACAAAAGAAATTAACGTATTAGCACAAAAACTTTTCAAGATGAAAGATGGTGCTGTAAAGGTTATCATCATGAACCCTACAGAGGGAATGAAATTTATGACTGCTAACTATGATAAGTTTAGTATCAAGTTTCACTACTGGGCTAATGCTGGAGCAGCTATGAACAACTGGCCAGGTTTCAAAGTAGTTAAGAAATAACTACTTATTCAAAGTCTTAATAACAATCTGTTTTGGTAGAAAGTTCCAACAATAATAGCTACTACTGAAAGTAATCTTATTAGTCTTAGTGCTATTAGGCTGTATAAATTCCATTCGCTTGTCAAACATTAATAGTTGTAGATCTTTATCTTTAAAAATCTGTTTAGGTGCAGCATCATTCAACCAAGTGTTTGTCATTATCAATGCAAACGGTTTACCAAGACTTAATGCTCTTTCAAAATATTTGCGCTTGTTAGTGAATGGTGGATTAGATATTATAACATCCCATTTTTCTGGTTCATAAGTAAAGAAGTCTTTACCTTCATCAATATGACTAGCTATAACTTTATTCTGTTTACTAATCTGTATTACAAATTGACTTGATTCAGTATCAAATGGACACCAAACTATAGCACCTTTCGGAATGAATTCTAGTATTGGCTCAACACCATAATCAGGTGTATAACATTCATCATTAGAACCAGCAGAATATAATATTTTATCGCTTTGTATCATTAAAATTCTTCTGTTACTTCTCTAAAATCTGAAGTGGGCCGCATAGTTTCTAATTGATGTGTATTAAGATTAACTAATATACAATGACCAGGAGCATTTTTCAATTCAGTTAAAAATACAAAGAATACTGGCTTGGCTTGACCGTAACCTAATAGACCATAGTATCTATTTCTATCTTTTTCTGAAAGATTATCCCAGAATTCTGGATTAAAATTCTTTGGTTCAAATACTACTACGGTTCCAGTCTTAAATGTTTTTCGCATAATTAATTATATATCAACAACATCATAATGTCAAGAGAAATGGCGGAAGGTAGACGAATCGAACGCCTGACTTTTACATCACCTCCGGGTTCAAACCGGATTGCCCCCTTGAGCAGTACCTTCCTTATGGAGCTTCTTGAGAGATGTGCGCCCTCGCATAACCGTTTTGCAGGCGGTTGCCTTACTATCTTGGCGAAAGAAGCATATGGAGCCGTCATCAGGAATCGAACCCGAATCATCACCTCACAAGGGGGATATAATACCACTATACTATAACGGCTTAAACTATTGGAGCGGGATGCGAGAATCGGACTCGCGTCTTCACGTTGGCAACGTGACATGATACCATTATACTAATCCCGCATATGGAGCGAATACTCGGTAACGATCCGAGAAATTCAGTTTGGAAAACTGACATGTATCCATTAACATCTTATTCGCATTTTGCGATTTGAAAAACTTCTACCCTTATTTGTGATGATGTGCCCGTTAGGGCGAATTGAATTACAGGCAACAGCCTGTTGACCCTGTAGATGTACAGGTGGATGAGGACGTGATTGAAAGAAACTTAATCATAAAACTATTTAGCAAATTTGTGGCGGGCTTATCGGGAATCGAACCCGGACTTCTACTTAGACAGAGTAGCGTCATGACCATTAGACCATAAGCCCATAATATCGTGGCTTCTATCGTCTGTAATATCTGTAGTCATATAATTATCCCTTCAGTAAAACCTTTTCAAGTAAAGGTCTTTTTCTATTGTCTAACTCTTTCTTTAATTCATCAATTTGATTTTGAAGAATTACATCTTTCGTTCTTAACTGTGTTTGTTCAAACATATCAATAGCTAATTCTAAATCTTCTGTAGATAAATCAGCAAATTTTTGATCAGTCATAATTACCTTTGGTGTTCCCGGAGGGAATCGAACCCTCGTTATCTGATTGAAAGTCAGACTTCCTAGCCGTTAGAAGACGGGAACGTAAAAATTACGCTCTCTCAGTCTCTAATCGTTCCAGTCCGTTTAACATACAATATCTAAAAACAAAAAAGCCCAATCAATCTTACAGAACTAGGCAAACTATACGGTAGTGTTCACATGTACGCTTTCGCAATGCTCGGCGTGGAAATACCCGCGATTCCATCTAATACTCGTCCTTAATCTAAGCTGTCACTGAAAGCGCAACAATAAATGTTTAGACGAAACTTGCCAACCGAAGAACGATGATAAGGTTTAAGGCCTTAAGTCCTTCATCACACGACAGGGGAGGAGCAATCGATCCGATTATTACGCTCTATTAACTCCCCTGTTTCGTCCTTATGGACTCATCAGGTGTGCCCGATGGGATAGTTGAAGTTATCCCTAGTTGATTTTCCCTTTCATCAGACTATCTTTATATAGAATAACACACGTTCACTACGTTTGTCAATCTTTATTTTGCAAATTTGTAAACTCTAAGCTCCACTACAGTGAACCCGAAAGTCTTCGTTTTAGGCCTACCTAAAGACCACCCGCCACGGTAGTAGTAGAGCTTACAATCCACAAAAGAAAATGGGACATAAAATCCCAAAACTCATTCAACTTGTGGTAGTATATATGCCGGGAAGGCATTTGTCAATAAATTATTTTTAAAAATGGTAGTCAAGAAGGGAGTCGAACCCTTAAAACCTTGTGTTTGAGACAAGTATGTATTCCAATTCCATCACTTGACTATAAAAAATGGTACTCTTGGAGGGAGTCGAACCCTCAATCCCGAAGGCAACAGGGTTTAAGTCTGCCGCGTATGCCAGTTCCGCCACAAGAGTATATGGTGGGAGTTGAGGGAATCGAACCCCCTTGCATTTCTACAACTGTTTTACAGACAGCCGACAAGTCCGTATGTCTTAACTCCCATATGGTCTAGGTGGCAGGATTTGAACCTGCGGCCTCCCGCTCCCAAAGCGGGCGCAATACCAAACTTTGCTACACCTAGATAATTTAATTATCTTTTCTTCTACTAATATTTGAATGTGTGATTATGCGTCCAATGGACGCAAGAGTGTTTTATAATCCCGCGAGGGATATAAGAGTGGGAGCGGTAATAGGTTAGAACGAATTTCTATCATAAGACTATTATATAGGTATTTTAGTGTTCTGTCAATGACTATTTTACGTAAATAGTGAAAACTTTTCCTTTATTAGATCCAACAATATCTATAGCTAAACTATGTGCATACGAATTTGATAATGCTTGGATTTTAACAACAGTAAATTTTTCACCTTTTCTACTAATTAAAATATCATCAACTTTGAATGGCTGTAGTTTATGTATTCTTGCTAGATTTTCTTTATCGAATACACCATCAATGCTTCTAATATTTTCTTCTTTCAAAGGATGTAGTAATGAATCTAATTTTGATTTATTCTGTTTGAACCATTGAATTAATTTTGATGTTGCATCATCAATAGATTTTGCTGAAGTGATTTTTCTATAAGGAACTGAGCGAGGACCTTGTGACATTTTCCAAGATACTTTATCAAGATCTGCATCTTTGCCGTGACTAGTTGAAAGATACATCATAAACTGCATAAACACCGGAGAGTTATGATCAATACCATTAGCTGGATGTGTATCTACTATTCTAAGATGTGCTGATTTTCCAAGATTTCCTGAAACATTTGCTTTAATAACATAACGATTGCCAAGAACATGAGATAGCTCTTTCTTTAGCTTCTCAATAGTAGCATTAGCATCATGCATGACATTTGGAGCCGTCACGGCTACTTCAGTAATATATGTTTTGAGTGTCTTCATGGTTAATATTTATGAAACTATATAGTAAGTTATTTTAATAATAAGGTCAATATGAAATATTAATGCACTACTTAATTCACACGTAATAATCAATCTAATTTTAATAGGCGCTTTTCTAGCTATACTTCCAAAGATAGGAATTGATGGAGCATACGTTTTTGGTATACGACTATTAGTAATACTTGGAACAATTATCTATGTTGCACAACTTCTAGGATTATATTAAATATTTATTGCGTTTATCTGATTTGATATTTTATGTGGAGCCAATATTCCACAGTTCCCGTTTCAATTCTCTTTAATGCATGTATCTTAGTGAATTTCTCTTCTACGGTATGAGATACATATCTTCCACGCATCATATGTATCATTAAAAATACTAAGATATCCCAAACTTCTTCACCACTCAACGTTAGTATATTAAATTTCTTTTCGTCTTCAGTAGTTAATTTTTCTGGGCGGGACTTGAAATGATGTGACTCAAGTAAATATTTGTCCACAAATTCTTGCATATAACCTATTTGAACTTTGGTGGACGTCCTGATATGTTTGGGTTATTATCATAATAAAAATGGACTTTATCAAGCAATTCTTTAAAAGTCTTGGATGGTTTTTCTGAATATTCCCACGCTACTTTACCAAGCATTCGTAAAAATGCAAAATATACATAAGATGTAAGATAATAAAAAGGTCTTTTATATTTTGGTTGTTTTCTAACGGCTGAGTGGCAACGATGAAAAAAATCTTTATCTGCCAATTCTCTTAACTCTTGTGGGCCGCCGCGCCAATAGTAAAAATCATGGTATAGTGATGCTTCTTTGAAAATTAGATCATGTGGATTAACAAAGAAACTTCTACTACCTACTCCATTCCAGATGTAATCTTTAAAAAATTTCTTTTCTTTTTCTGTAAGTTTGTCGTATACTAGACCAACTTTATCTAATTCGCTAATCATCTTCTTTTACTACCTTTGCTAATTTCTCAGCTTCTTTATCCGAAAGCTTTTTGTCCGGACCTAAAATCTCTTCTATTTTTTTCAAGAATTGTAAATAATGATATTTCTCCATCAATTTAAAAATAACATTTCCTGGTGTACGATTCTTTTCGCCGTATTTTCTTATTTCATCTGGAGTAACTTCACCAGCAAAAGCATCTTTTCTATCTTGTCTAATTTTATTATAGATATCAACTAAACCAGATGCGGTGTTTTCTATTTTCTTTAATTCATCTTTGATTAATACTGATAATTTTTTAACTTCAGATTTATCAACTTTCTTCAATGATTCATAATCTATTAAATCGTGTCTTAAATCTGCTTTGAGTGAATTTATTTTATCTACTTTCTTTTTAAAATCTCCAAAGTATTGTGTAATATCAAAAGGTCTATCTACTGGCTTTCTTCTGAATTTATTTTGTTCTATATCAAATTCAGCATCACCTAACGCATTAGCTCTATCGTGATCTTTTTTATTTGAAATTATGAAGTAGTTGATTGGATGATCTGTTCCCGGAATTATATGTTCACTGTAATCTTTTGCGAACTTTTCCATTGATGCTTCACTAGCACCATCAGCTAATATATGAACATCTAAATCAGTATCAAAGCGATATCTTTTAGTTAATATACTTCCAACTAGAACAACATCTTTTATATTAAGAGTCTTTTTAAATTGTTCTAAGTCTTTATTGATTAGATTTAATATTTTTGTTTTTAATTTTGGATTTTCTGTGGATGAGTCATCAAAAACTTCATCAGAATAAGATTCGTGATATGGATCGACGATTGATTCTGTTATATATTGATAGAAACTTTTCATAACACCCAAAAAAGAGCCCTAATCCCTAGACTAATATTTAGTCATTCCACTACGTATTGGCTTTTCGGGGTTTCGGGCTTAAACTGGTGTATCTAACAATTGTTCTTTGATGATTTTTCTGTTTTGTTTACGCATTAGACCTGAACGAAACGATTTTAACCAAGCACGATACTTAGATCTCCCTGAAGGAGGTGTACAGTTTTTACAAAGACAAACTGCATAACCTTTAATGTGTCTATCGCCGTTCATAGTATCCTTAAAAAATGGTAGCGGAGGCATGAGTCGCACATGCTATCTCTTGGTTATGAGCCAAGCGAGTTACTCTTTCTCTTCCCCGCGATATGGTGGAGCTGGCGAGAATCGAACTCGCGTCCTAGAATCTTTAATTATTCGCACTACAAGCGTAGTTTATTTTTTGAGGGGTTTCAGCCCTTCACGCAATTCAGTTTCAAAATAAACAACATAACCTGAATTACAAATGGTCAACCATTATTCCCATCCCAGTTTTGGTTTACTCTCTTACGGACGGTTATTGAGAGGCTCCGATAGTGGTGAAATTATATGTTTAAGTATACTACTATCTATCTTTACTTAAACACAGATTATGCAGCTAGTGCGTAATCGGCAAAATCGTTAGAGTTTGCATTTAACATTTGATTCATTTTAACGTAGCCAAGAATCATCTACGGCTTGCGCGACTAACCTTAGTTTTTCCAGTCGAAACCATGGCAGCCCCAATCTATTTATTATAACGTACTATATATTGGAACTATTATCTAGGATTAATTTCATACTTAGTCATTTCATCTATTTGCGCTTCAGTGAGTTTAGGTCTATCATCTTTACCTACACCACGAAGAACAAATGCCAAAAGGAAAAACAAACAGCATCCAGCATGTGCAAGATGTGATCTTCCAGTCTCGGCATCTGTGTCTTGACCTTGAAACCACAGAGTTAAATGGCGCATCAAAGCTCCATATACTCTTGACCAATTGAAACCTTTTTCCCAATTTCTGTCGGCGTATTTCTTAGCACCAAAAGTTAAGATCTTTGCAATCTCAACTACAACATCCCAAGGTACAAGATCCATACGAATCTTATCTTGATCGTGTTTTACGCCTTGTGTTTCTTTTTCAACTTCACTCATAATAAACTCCAAGGTTAATCTAGCTTTAAATTGTGGCGGGTTATAATGTATTCTTTTACGAACCCACTACGTACTATATCACCAATTTGAAACTCAATCAAGTCAAAACTGGGCATTGCTCTAGCTATTTTTATCATATTATGGATACCAGTTTCTTGTGACTTTTTACCGTTCATTTTCAAATCGTCTTGTCTAAAATCACCGCATAGTATTACTTTACAGTTTTTTCCTACTCGTGTTAAGACTGAATTTAATTCGTGATCGGTTAAGTTCTGAACTTCATCCACAATCAATATTGCGTCATCAAAGGTTAATCCTCTAATGAATGATGTGGACATAAAATCAAGATTGCCTTTCTTTTTCAGTGTATCATATACATCTCTACGGCCACCAGAAAGTTCAGCACAAATATCTTTATATGGAGCTTCATAGACTGCCATCTTTTCTGATAGTGTTCCAGGCATAAACCCTAGATCTCTTGATGCCACCGCGCTTCTCACAATTATTATTTGGCGAACATTACCAGAAAATAATTCTGATAGACCAAAATATAAACCAAGAAATGTTTTTCCTGTACCTGCAACACCATACAACAAAAGATGTTTATCACTACCAAAAGCGTAAAAAGCTTTTCGTTGATTTTCAGTAAGAGGTTTGATGGCCTCTAATTTGAAATTATGATTTAATAACTTTTTCTGTCTTCTATAAGGATCTTCTTCTTTTAAAACGTCTTCTTGTGGGGCTTGCTCTGGTTTGTAATTCGTATTTTTACGGGATCTTTTTCCCATAGTTAATAGTCCTTTATTTTAGTCGTGTGTTTGTTGCCTTCTTTAATCTGTAACATCCTCTCCTTGAAATCCGACCGAGGTTTTCTCAGACCATCTATAGCACTCGGACTCACCAAAGCTGGAGCCGAGAAGACTGAAGTAACGCATTTTTCCTCCTTACAATTTGGACAGGGACTTTCTAAAGGTATACTTCTTTCTACTATCTTCAAAAGATCACTGAACTTAAAATTACACTTACTACATTCAAATTCATATGTTGGCATAATTAAACTCCTGTATACCAATCTGGTGTTGGTCTTTTAGTCCAACTTGCCAAATGATTTTTACTTTTAATATAATAGGTTCTGTATGATTGAATACTATCCGCACTGCGAAATTCGTCAGGCATAGCTTGAGGAGGTTGAGTGAAAGCGTCATTAGATATAAGCATCGGCGCTTGTTGTAACACATGTTTAAGTTTCTTCTCAGTAAGGTGTGTTTTTCCGTACCTAAAAGTGTATTCTGTGCAAAGTTCACAAAACAAATTATATAACCACTGATAATTATTTATGTTGGCACGTGCCCATTTAGTAGACGGATGGTTGATATGCGTAGCTTTATATAATTCAGTAGATATACTCTTATCCAATACTCTATGTGCCGTTGATAGTATTTGAGCAGTTTCTAAAATCATTTTAACTACATGTTTATCATTGTGATACCTAGCGGCTATACTTGGATCTTCAGAAAGATAGAATATGTTCATAAGATTATTCTAACATAAATAATCTGAATAGTAAACGTTTTTATTGGAGAAACAACATGAAAAAGCTAAAATGTTTACTTGCTAGACTCCTAGTTAAGCTTGGATTAAAGAAGGCCTCACAGTGTAAAGCTTGTGTACTTCCTTTGAAGAAAGCTACTAAGAAAGGCAAGAAGTAAACACTCAAGGGGCACTCAATGTGCCCTTTTTTTTATTTCTCTGCTTTTGGTTTACTGAAATCTTTAATAGCACCAATCATTTTTGCTTCTATACTTGGACTGTAGTAAGGAGCTTCACACGACTGCCAGATCTCTTGATGATGGCCGCCACCACGAGTTTCAGGATCATGTTCGTGAAGCATATAATGTTGTGTTTCGTGTCTGTAGACTTGGGCAGCATCAATATTTTCAACTATGAATACAGTACGTGTTTCTGGTTGATATACACCCAATACAGCACCAATTCCGTATATATCTACTACTGGTATGAAATTAAATGTTCCTGTTTTTTCGCTGTATACATCAGGCGAACTAGCACTAACTATGTAACATCTAGGAATTTCTAATTCTTCACTAACTGGACGTTTGCGCCATGCGGTCTGATTAACACACTGTCTAGCTTTATTGAATTCTTCTTGTTCATCAAATACTGTACCACAAGGTTTAAGATCTCCCCATCTTGTGTGAGGAAGTAATTCGTGAATTAATGGTTGATTAGCAATTTCAACCAGAGGAAGTCCACGATTCATTATGATTGCTGGTTGAGTTAAAACGGTATAGACTAACAACGACGGAAGGAATAGAAGAAAACATTTAACGGATACTCTTATAGCATCCAAAATGAATCCAAGCAACAGTTTAATCATTTGACACCTCTTCTAATTAAATACTTCAAATTATTTAGAAGTATCCAGAGGTCTACTGCCAAGGGTAGGAAAGAAAAAGAAGCATATACAAAAAGATTTCAACGGTATTTAACTACCTCCACCCATTGTATTAAAGGTGTGCTTCCACACCTACTTCGCAAGCAGGAATTCTTTTTTGTGGTAGCAACCACTTCATTAGCCCGTTGAATTAAACGGGCGGATACTGACCCTTGCTTAAGGGGCGCGGCTAATATTATTTATTCTAATGTTAAACCCTTACTAGTGAGTTCTTCTCTTATGAGTTGATTTACTTCATCTATAACATCATAAGCAGTAAGTTTAGAATGATCTCCGTGCTTTTCTATTTCTCTTAATTTTTGTTGGATGTCCCAGATGATCATTTTGAAATCGGATGCGTGGCGCATATCGTCAATCTCTTGAGTCTCTTGTGGACAAGAAGGATTGTAAAGTATCGTTAGTCTTGCTCTCATAATTATTCACTATCATCAAGCCCAATTTCTGAGGCTTTATAATTTTTAACTCCAATTTTAATTTTCTTTTTCATATCTTCAAAAGATAGTTGTGGTATAGGGCCAGGTAAATTCTCTTTTAATATTCTGTTTATCTCTGCTACTAAAAGTTGGGCTTCTTGCTCCAAAAGAATATCGGGCTGCTCTGTATCATATGATACTACTAGGTTAAACAACCTTATCAGCGCCCTCGGTTTCATCTAAATCTCCAGAAGTTTTAGTCTCTTTAATAGATTTAGCATCCGCCGGCAGTAGATCAGGAAATATTTCCTCTACTAACTTGCGAGTTAAACCCACATTAAGCTTTTTATCCTTCGCTTCAACAAGCACTGTTGCTTCTTGATGAGATAATTGTTCAAGTAACTGTCCGAAGATCTGTTCACGCTTAAACTGTCTCAAATTTGGCGTAGATTCTTTAACAAAAATATAAAACTTCTTTACAATACTTTTCAAAGTCACTTCACCAAAACCAGTTGGTTTTGGATTAGGTTTGTAATTGGCAGGAAATCCTTCAGGCAATTCAAATTTCAACTTAGGGTCAAAATTTAATCGCAATATTGATCGCACCGCGAGATTATCATTCTCTTGTAGAATCTTTGCTCTCTCACCTTTTGTCTTAGCACCTTTCAATGCTTCAAAAACTTCTCCTACCGTTCTAGGTAGATTATGTACTAATGCCATATTAACTCCATTAAAATTGAGACATCTCATCCATTAAAAACTTCAACCGATTTTTCACAAAGTAATCAAATAAGTTTTTTCTGCTACCTTTTGGACCTTGTTCATATGCTTGAATGATAGCTAATTCTATCGCCTCAGGCACTTTACTTAGGTCAATCAGTTGCTCGTTTCTCTTATAATTACGTAACATTCCTTCATCACAAAATTCTTCTGGTGATTTAGCTCTCAACCATTCATCGACTTTTTTAGTCATTACTGATTTTTGCTTTGCACCTTCTGTTACAAAAACACTATCTGAAGATAAGAAGTTAGGAATACCGTCACCACTATCTCCCCTGATAATATGCTCTATTAGATATTTATGAGGATCATCTACACTTAGATATTTCTTCTGCATAGGTGAATACTGCTTAATATTTGGATACTTCTGTAGCTGTAAGAAATCCTTATCTCCAGATAATATCAATACTGGCTGAGCTTCTTCATCCAAACCAACTCTAGTAAGATTATTAGTCTGTGTATATTTTGTCATAGTAGCAATGATATCATCCGCTTCGGCGCCATGAATTTGAATTACTAAGTAGGGAAAAGTTTCTCTAATCTCATCTCTAATTTTATTGAGAGTGTTAAAGATTAAACCCCAATCAAATCCAGAACTTTCTCGCGCCTTCTTTCTATTAGCTTTATAGTATTGAAATACTTCGCGGCGCCAATAATGTCTATCATCAGAACAAAAAACCATCTGACCATAATCTGGACCAAATTTCTTTTTATATGATAAGATACTTGATAGCACCATATGGCGTATCAAATCTTCACTTAGTTGGGCATTAGGATTGCTGCCGATCTGCGACATCAAATTAGAAATAAGAGTTTGGTTAAAATCAATTAATATCATATAATCATTATATCACAGTTGTATGCGTTTTGTACAGGTTTCTTTTATTATTTCTAATATTTCTTCTTCTAAGGTTTTTGGATTCTCTTCTTTATGTTTTTTGATTGCTTCATCCAATTGCTCCATTATTTCTTGTATTTTATTTGGAGGTGGCATCAAATCGTGTGGATCTTGAAGAGGTGGGAATATTCTGGGAATATTAATTATAGGATATAAATCTGCTGCTATCTCAGGCATCGTCCAATTTTTTTCTGATCCTTCTGGACCCCAAACAATACCTTGACCACTACAAGTTGTACAGGGAACTGTCATAGGTATAGCACTGGTAGACCAACCACCAACAGGATTAGTTCCTGAACCTCCGCAGACTGGACAAGTATGTGGTTTATTACTCACCTCTACCTTCTTTTTGATCTAAAATAAATTGCATTAACTTCTTTTGTCTTCCCATTATTATCATTTCAATTGGTCTAATACCACCCAACATAGGATTTTCAGCAAAGAACCAACGCACCGTTTTCTTTTCATTCTGTTTGAAAAAAGATGCAACCTCTTCATATGCTAACATAGCTAAAGGATCATTAGAAAACTTTTCTAAAATACTCTTAGCTGTCTTATATGAAAATCTAGTGCGGCTCAACTTTTTTAAAAGAGGATTGGAATTCCTTAAATCCGTCAAGAGCCCTTTCCTTGAAGTAGTATTGATCATCATATTCTCCTAAAATATTATATACTGTCTCTCCACCCTGCACAATATAGATCTAATTTTTCTTTTTCATCCAATTCAAATCTTTTCATATTACCTCTGAACCATCCAAAAGCAAACGCAATACAAAATTGAAATATGACAAAAAGAAGAACTAACATTTAACCTCTCTTGATTGGAGCTTTTCGGAGATCATCAATACATTTTGAATAGCCGTGTTTAAATCCAGTGTAATAAATTGCTGCTGCTATGATGATACTAATAAGGAAGATCGTCTCTGGCACTTATATCCTTTTTATATTTTTCTACCCTTTTATGTATCTCATCATTAGTAAGCTTACTAATATCTTCACCTTTAAGTTCTGCAAGCTTAATAATTTTATCATAAATTGGAAGATCTCTTGCTGCCTGAGATAGTGCCATTCTAGCTTCAGCTTTACCTATAATTCTACCAATAGTAAAAACAAGAAAAAATAACAGAATATCAACTAGCATTTACTACTCCTATCAATTCATCGCCAGCAACAATAGTAATTGGAGATTGTTTGTAAAATTCTAACAAAGAAGTTAAAAGCTTTTTATCTTCACCTTGTTTTTCTGAAAGAAGTTTATCAAGTGTGTTCAATAACTCACCATATGTTATGTGAAAAGATTTAGGATCATTTTGTGTTATATCCATCTTATTAACTTTCATCTTACCACCATAGCGGTATAGTGCGTATTTCTTAACCATATCAAAGGTTTCTGATAATGGTTTTTGGTTCATCAAATATCTCAAGTATAGCTTGCTACCATACTTAGAATTTAACTGCTTAAGTCCATCAGTGTTGCCAGACCAAATAGCATCAGATAGTGCTCCGTTCTCATTAAACTTCATCATATAAATGAATTGCTCAATGTCGCAGTTTCTTTCTGGAAAGAAATTCTTCAAGTTAAACATAGAAAGATCTTCTCTCGCTTCTGCGGCTAGAGATAGTGTTGCTTCATCTTTAATTTCTTTATCAACAAAGAATGTACTATAAGCTTTAGAGTACCAAGAAATACTATCGGCACCTTTACCTTCTTTCCACGCATCAATATCTATCCAGAGCGAATATGCTTTATCAACATCTAAGCAAACTAATCTTGCTGAAGTTTTATTGTTAGCATATTCATCTTGATGATACTTAGCATCTTTCTCTGGAAAGACTTTTATAACAACTTTCTTTCCGTCTTCAAATTTCTTCGCTTCATATTCTGACCACGACCTAACATCAATACCATAGTTATTAGAAAAGTGTTTTGCTAGTTCAATAGTGATTAACACGTCATCTAAACTTTCGTGTGTCTGCTTACCTTGCATTATATTTTCTAATTGGCAAAGTCTTTCAAGCTTCAAGGACTTATTTACTCCAAGCATAGCATCAAAAGAAGGATTTACTGCTGCTAACTTCTGTGCAACGTGAAGTACATCTCCATATCTTAACTGAGGATGATACGGATTGATTCCGTTTCTTATCATAGAAGTTCTAAGAAAAGGAACGTCAAATCTAACAGAGTTAAAACCAATCAGCTTAACTGGATCTTTTTCTTTCTCAATAACATCATCCAACCAATGACGAATTTTTAACATCGCATTAGGCTCTGTATCTTCTGCTGTCTCTTGGTGTTTAATCAAATCAACCCGATTAGCAAGAATAGCATACGGAGATGGTAACTGAAGCGGAGATACTTTAATCGTACCGTGAAGAGTATCTGTGATCTTCCAGCTACTATCTACAGCAACAAAAGCGTAGTTTAATATCTGCCCAACAAAATTGAGGTCTGTAGTTTCTAAATCAAAAAATATTGTTTTCATATGACTTTAATTAGTATTGTATCTTTATTGATTCTTCCAGTCAACTTCTTTTCCTTTGCTCGCACTGTTGGAAGTATCTTACGTAAAGCTACTTTACCTGCTTCTAGGACTTTCGGAATAACCTCTTCAGGTTTTCGCAACTTCTTAGCTGAAGATTCTTTTTCATCAAAGTTCAAGATTGTACAACCTTTAATTTGAAAGCCGTGTGGATTAGAACACACATAAACTCCAAGTGTTCTATACTTTACGTTATATACCCATAACTGTTCGGCACCAATAACTTTGATTGGATCTATACTCTTAAACTCACCACTCTCTTTTAAGTATTTTAATTTTGCAATCTGTTTGATTGCTGGTTTCGTCTTTTTAATTCTAGGTTTTCTTCCAAGAGAAGATAGCTGTTTAGAAATATCGTACCACTTGTCGGCACCTTCTATAATAGTTTCAATAAAACCAATTATTTTCTTTAAGCCAGATTTACCTAAAAATTCATAAGCTTCAACTAACTGGTCATCTTTACCTGATTGTGCCAGTTTAAGTTCAGCTAAATTATGATTTTTATAATGCTCACTGAGATTTTTAATCTGTAATGGTTTGATCTGTTTCTCTTTGAACCATTCAAATGGAACTATTTTTGATTCAAATTTATTTTCAAAAAAATCATCTATCCAACCTTCAACTTCGGACATATATTCTGATAGTTGTTCTTGTAATCTATCTTGAATGTTTGGTAATTCTTTTTTAACTTCTACAACCTCTGGAACTTCTGGTACAATTCCAGCTATTAATGTTGCATATTTTTCATCTAGCTTTTTAACTAGCTCTTCAGGTCTAGGCTCAGTTAATGCTACAATTCTAGCTAACCATCCGTGTGTGCCAATCTCCCACGGTTTAAGTTTTTCTAAATGCTTAATCTCTAATGCGGGCTTGTTTTCTCTTTTGAAATATTGAACAAAATATTTTTGACCATCGGTAGAATCTTTATTTTGACTGTACCAATTAAGCAGAGAACCTATTTGGGAAATATCCTTCTTCAGGTCCCAAACTGGTTCTCCGCCCATAGCTTCTAAGATCGCGTGATTGCGTCTTGCTTTACGTTCAACAGAGGTTACGCCAGACATTATACGATCTCAAATGATTTAACCGAATCAATTCTAAATGCTCGCCAGTCTTTCTTATCAAGATCAAACACTCTAACTGAAGTTGGAGGTAAAGTAGCTTCAACTCGTCTCTGTTCTGATTTTGAATGAAACTCTTTTTGTTCTGGAAGCAAATCAACCTTCAACGTACAATTCATAGTGCGTTCTGTTCCATCAACTTTGGTAAACACAACCTTACAAACATTCTCCAAAAGCTTTTCTTGAATTTCTTTTAATTCCATACATTACTCATTATTAAAGTTCATTATAATAGTATAATAACACTATAACAAGCGGATGTAAAGCAAAAATTTATGTTTTATAGTTGTGTGATATCAGTAGGTTAAAGACACACAAATCAATAGGATGCTACTTTTTCTTCTTAGCTATAGTCTGCTTCACTTTTGGTTCATCCTTTTGATCTATTTTATAGAAGTGATTATATCCAAATTTACAAATGTAGTATGCATCTACGATATCTGATATAGGACTATCTCCTGGATTAACTCCAAAATGAACATCTAATTTTATAGCAGTCTCTTTTACGAAAGCTTCATGCATCATAACTTTATCAGCATTACCTTTTCCTGCGGCGAACTTTTTAATAGTGCCTGGAGTAAATGCTGTATATGATTGTGGAGAATAACCTTTGCGTTCCCAAATTTTCTTCTTAAGTGCTCCAGTGTTTTCGCCAATGTTAAACACTTGTCCTTTGGCACCAAAGGCATACCCTTCAATATAGACTTCTGCTTCTGGATCTATTTTGTGAACTGCCCAGGCTGCAAGGTTATCAAACCTCTGTTCTTGACAAAGATAATCTTCGTGAGAAAAACCAAAAAAGAATTTATCTGAAACTATGCATCGTTTTCTATCTGTGACAAAATAGAAACGACAATTAGAAAAGGAGAATGGTTCTCCCCATCCAGCTCTGTGAACACAGATAGCTGGACTTGTCATACTGTAATCTATGCCAACAATTATTTTCATTATTACTCATCTTCATCATCCCTGATATCCTCGTCTTCATCATAGAAACGGGCTTCGCTAAATTCATCAAGGTCTTCAAAACTATTTAGTAGTGGTCTATCGTCGCCGTCCGGAACTGTTACGCTCTCTCCACAGAAAGGACAACACTGAATATGCACCGCGTTTTTATTAAAATGGATTGTGCAGGTTTCTTCACAGTGATCACATTCTATTTTTACTTTTTTTTGTTTTGGCATTAATATCCTGTTTGTATAACACGCTCTTATATAGCATTTATAATATTTCGCAATTACCGGCAACGCACGCCAATTCCTGTGAACTGGTAGTATTATCTATGGATTCAAATTCTTTAAGTTTGGACCAATCTACGTTTTGTGGCATTTTATTTACGAGCGCCTGATATTCTTCTTTGGAGCAATCTTGATATGGCGCTTGTTTATAAACGTGATCACTAAATGGCAAAAATGAAATTCCAGATATGTCATCAAAATGTTTATAAACATATGCGGCAACGTCAAACCATTCGCTATCTTTTACTGATACGGTAATTGATACGGTATGCTCGGCCCAGAATTTTTTATAAAATAACCACAACTCTAAATGTTGAATTGCGTTTAAATCGTATCTGAATATTGAATTATCGGGTGCCTTAACCGGAAAAGAAAATATAACAGTGTGTTCAGGTTTTGTTACGTCTGGCTCATTAGGAAAACCCATTTCTTTCATCAGTTTGCATAATGGATCTTTTATATCAGATCTAACGGTGCGAATGTAATATGGAGAATGTCTTGCATGAATCCCAGATGCGCTGTCCGCCAATTGTGAAACTGTGTTATGAGAGACGCATCCATTTTCTAACTGATACGAATGTGTGTTCGCCACCTCAACATCTCCCGTTAATTCTATGCCAGCAATTTTTATTGATTTTATTTTCATATTCTACCCCTACGGAATTGTTTGTTTTTTTCTAAAAATTCTTCAAAACTTTCTATTTTCTGCATTTTTGGTGTGTATTTAAAAAGAAACTATATCATCTTCTGGTTTTAATTCGTCAACTCTGACATAACCACGATCTTTTGTTAAAAGTTTATGGTTTGACGTGAATTTTGCCGTGGTGCCATCTTCAAACTCAATTTCATGCACCAAAGCCTCTCCGTTGATGAAAAGTTTTGTAACCTTCTGCGATTCGTTATTTTCATCAAATACCGATAAGTCTATATTTACGGGATGCCATGTGTCGGCAAATGTAGTTTTAACTTTACATAGATCCAAAATTTCCTCGAAGGAAAGAACACCCAAATTGGTTTTAATTTTATTCGACAAACTTTGACATCCACTAGGCTTCACGCAAGTAATTGCCACAGATTGTGGAATGCCCAATTTTGTGGCCCATTTTTTATTTACTTTAATTGCGTGATCTTTTAATTCTTCTAAAAACGTTTGTAATTCTGGACTTGGAGTAGATAAAAATTCATTATCTAATATGCCAGTTAAAGAAACGCCAAGTAATCTTTCTTCTTCTGCATTTTTTTCCCAATCTTTAGTAAGATATCGGAACTTAGTTAGCGTTGATTGAAACGTTCCTAATATTGTTGCCAACTCAACTTTTTTTAATAAACTTTCTTTTGTGTCATCTGCTCTTACTACTACTTCAGATAAGTTACAAAAGCCTCGATTACGCAAGAGTATCTCGGCACACTGCCCTGTTACTATACCCTCAAAGGTCCCTGTATTATTTTTTGGCTCCGTAAAGCAAAAAGTTTCTTGTTTTTTGTCTAAGTTTTTCACAGCAACCACGGTAATAAAACGTCGCGCATCTCTTTGTGGTTTAATTTTATCAAATACTAATCTTTCCGTTTTTAACCCCAACGAGATTAATTTTGCCGTGTCGGCGTTACCAACTAATATGCGGTATTGTTTTTTGCAAACATACGTGCCTGTAGCGATAGTATAAGTGCCTTCTTCTCTACCATCGACAATTTTAGCTTTTACTGATAATCTCGACAGCATTAATTTTGTATCTTTAAGAAACTCAAGGTCGACCGAACAAATCTGTATACCGGAACTGTTAATATCTCTCGTCACAGTACCATCAGAATCACACAAACCAGCAAACCAATTTAGACAATATACCAAAGACGAATTTAACGGAACAAACGTTTTTGGCAACATCGCCCCATGCACCCATCGTTTTCTATTAGATTCAAGTTTTCCAAAATTGCCTTTTAGGCGGGGTTCGCATGAATATTTTGTTTCATATAGATATGAGGATGTATTATCACTACACCCATCACCAGAATAAAATCCTTGCGAGTAAGCATCGATTGTCGGATCTATTGCATCAGACAACTTGACGGCGGGCATATTATATTTAAATAGTCGGTCGTTAAGTTTTAGATCTTTTGCTTCGACCCTTTTTTCCTTCCTTTTGACTATCTTGCTTTTTGTTCTCCCATCATCTAAAACAAATTTGTGATACGGAGTACATTTTAAATTACTACCATCTGAAAATGTTATTTCCATCAAGTCGTTGATGCCTGTGCTAAATGGCCTTACTACCGACCACTCAAGCCCATTCCAAATTTCCACTTCTTTACCGACCGTTTTGGCAATTTCAACATAGCCGTCTTTAGTTAATATTCTTGTGTCCCCCGGAACACACGGATTTGTTCCAGCAACTTTTAAAGGATCTCTTCTGCCTCCTGCTTCTGCTGATTTCTTCGCAGCAACAAGATTGAATATTCCTCTCTCACCGCTACGAGATTCATAAAGAGATTTCCACTCATCCATGAAAACAGCAACATCAGGCTTTTCAGTATAACAAGCAGAATTATTAGCCAAAGCTCTTTGAACATTTTCAACCCACCATTGTCCTGATTTAGCATTTCTCATTCTATCATCTGATAGATTACTCAATGAGATAAGGGCAGAACGTCTCACGCCGCCCACCACGATAACCTCCGCGATCTTGCATACAATATCGTGACATTCTATAGACTGCAACTTACGACCACTAGCACTACGAAAAACTCGTATACAGAAGTTAAATAGCTCTATTAGCGGCTGGGGACCACTAGCACGACCTCCAAAGGTCTTTAGGACCGCTCCTGCCGGTCTTACCTTGCTAGTGTCTATCTGTGGTATCTGACCCTGATATAACAACCCTAGAAGCTCTTTAAGAGCTTTAGCCCACCCTATTCTGCTATCTTGTACTACTATTGTGCTATCCGTCCCATAGAACGATTCAGCAATTACAGGTAGTTGGCTAACATACTGTCTTTCAACGGAAAAACCTACTCCTGTTCCACAGCTTAAAATATAAAGTATTTCATCAAATGATCTTGGATTGTCTATTGCTATGAATGAACAATTATATCCGGCAGCTTCATCTCTCTTCAATGCTTCTCCTGCTGTCATTAGACACCGCATTGAAGGCATCACTTTTAATTCCAAAATTGCTTTTTCTAATTCGCTACGATCAGATTTTTTTAATTCGTAACCTGTGCGTTCTTTAAGATGAACTTCAAAGAATGTAAAATATCTTTTTACTGTTTCTTCCCATGTCTCTCTTCGCTTTTCTTCTGGCACCCATCTTGAATAGCGTGAAAGATGGATGAATTCCTGATACAAGGAGGGAAGATTCTGCATTTTGCACCTTAATAATTAACATAAAACTTCTTGTCTTGAAGAGTATAACAGAAAGAGGGACAGTAGTAAAGAACTCTGTCCCTCTTGAGTGAATATTTATTTTTTCTTTGGGCCTAATCGTTACGAATTTTAGGATTACTTAAGCGGTAACAAATTTTTTTATTACCGTCTTTCAAAATAAGTGTTGAACGATAGGGATATTTCAAAGGAGACACATCACTTCTCCATAATGGTCTACCTGAGCTATCGTGCCCATAAATTCCTGAGAATTTATATGAGTCTACTTTTTTATTTTTATATACTACTGTTGCGCTATCTACACCACGAAGATTACTAGGTAACAACAACGCACCACCACGATCAGAAAATTCTGATTGTTTTAATAAGAAACCTTTTTTCGCGCCGTCATTTGGCTTTCTAATCTCAGAGCAGCCAGCAAAGGCAGCTTCTTCTTCGTCGGTGTACTCAAAACTTTTTGGTTCAACTTCTCTCTGCGTATGAGCAGTTTTTATTTCTTTTGCTACCAATCTATTTACTGGACCTACTTTACACGGTCTTTTAGTTGGAGGTGCCCAAGGCGCAGTTACATTATCATAAGCAAAACAATTATCTTCAACAGTCCACAAATAGATTACTTTGCATTGATTAGCATATTCTTGTATTTCATACTGTAAAGCATTACCAGAATTGACATAATTTTTCGGTGATAGTGGATCTTTTTCATGTGCTAATGCTGATCCAGCTTTACGCTCTGGAAAATTAATATCAGAACCGTCATTGTTAAAAGTACACGAATGTGTTTTGAATGTTGGTTCCCAGCCATGTTGCTCTATAAGATCAGCACCACTATTTACAGGTGTATTAGCTTTTGCTATTGGATTCCAAATGATTTTACAGAAAGGAAAAGCTTCTCTTGCCCATTCATTTAAAACTTTTGCGGCTCTGCTACTAACATTACTTTCAAGTCCAGGATTGATTAAACATTCTGTTTGTGGTTGAAGTCTTGAAACTAAAAGATCTTGAAGGGGCCCAACATACTTATCAAACTGTGCTTTAAGCTTTGGATTACGAGATTTTAATAGTTGATCAAATTTTTGTGGACTAGAAATATTATACAGAAACTCATGTTTTTCTAAACGTCTGTTTCTGTGTCCTGGCTCATTAATTAAATTAGTTTGAAGTGTTATTAATCTTGGATCATCTAAGATTTTATTCAGACAAGAATACTTAGTTCCGAAAGTATTAAAAAGCCATGAAATATGCACAAAATCTAAATCTTTTAATGAAGAAACAAAAGACTTACAATCAAATTTATTGGCAGCAATAGCAAATGGAGCGCGGCCAACGTTTACAAGTTTTCTTTCTCGTGTTTCTCTATATGCGACTCTGGTTGGATGATTAGGATCAAAAAATCCCGATTGACCTGGAGTTACCGTATCTGCGAATTGAAAAAAATTGTTTCGTGTAAGAATTCCACCCAACACAATAACAGAAAATATTAATCCAAATACAAAACTAATTTTTGATTTCATTATGTTTCACTTACCCTTTTTATATTAGGTATAGACGACCTAATACTATATATGTTTTAGACGTTGAATTTTTGCTAGGAATTCATCTTTTTCTCTCTTATTGGAAAAAACAGTATTGGCGGCCGAGCCGATAGCACTACCAAAAAATAAACTTTCATCCACAGAACGTAGTGCATCTTTCAATGCTTCTATATCTTTACCTGTTAATGTAACAGAATTAAGAATATAATCTTCATATGCTTTAACTGCCACAGGAACAATAGGTTGGATTAACTGAAGCAACGCATCAGCATAAACTCTAATCTCATATTGTGCATGAGGATCTTGGCGCAACTTCAAGAAGTGGAAGAGATTATGTAGATCTACACATCCATACATCTGAGAATATTGAGCTAAAGGAAGATTAATTCTTGCTAACTCTTTTCTCATTCCACTATTCAAATATCTTTCATAATTATGTCTAGTTAATTTTTGTTCGTCTTCAAAATATTTCTGCCAGTTCCAAGTAGAAGCAATTTGTTCTGGAGTTAAACAATCCCACCAATCATCAGGATTCTTAATATTAAAAGGTGTTATGATATCATCTGTGCCGCCTTGTTTATTATTAGGATTTTGAAAGGTGACTTTACTGGGATCTGGAACATAATATTCATTTTTCATTTCAGAATATCTTCCTGATTCTTCATTATAAGAATTATGGACTACAAAACCATTAGCAATAAAATTATGAAAAGAACCAGAAACGGAGATATCATAGGTATATTCCTGTCCCACATAAGAGACTTTTTTAATTTTGCTTAGTTTACCTACCAAGTGATGACCCCGATGACATTTTGCTTTCTTTTCTTCTGGTGGGATTTTTATATTATTATTCCAAGGAATACTACCTTTTTCAAAATAACTAGAATTTACTGACTGTCCGTTAGTATAAAGAGAAATATCATCCCAATACACAATATCTGTATTTTTTATGCCAACAAACTCCTTTAATTTTTTCCAACCATTTTCAGTATAAAATAAATGATCTTGAGATGTTTTTATTTTATATCCGTTTTCTAACTCAATTTCAAATATATGTTTAATGCCAGATTTCCATACGTCAGTAATATTGGTATGTTCTATGGTTTTATTTTCTTCATTCAAACACCTGAATGATCTTTTTTCTAAATATTTTTTTAATGGCATTCTCATAATAATACCATCTTGTGTAGTAATAGGCTTGGCGCCGTGGTGCCATTTATCATAAAAATCTGCAATAGTAATTTTATTTCTACCTTTTGTGCCTTCTCTGATTGAACTAGGACTATCATACCACAATTCGGTATCTCCAGATAAACACCAAGTTCTATGGCGGTGCCATTGGCGAATAACAAATATTGGCGCCTTAACGTGGAACTTAAATTGAACCATCTCCATTGGTGTAGTATGTCTATGTCTTAGAAGATATCTAATGAGGCCTTCATCTTCACTAACTTTCTTAGTGCCTTCTCCATAAGAAACTCTGGCAGCTTGTACGATAGAACTATCATTACCCATACTATCAACTAGACGAACAAATCCTTTATCTAGGACTCGGACAATTCTGTCTTCAGGTGTATCATATAAACCCATATCTTGGGACATCTGTGTTAGTTTTGTTAATGCTTCGTGTCGTTTGGTCTTCTGTTCTTCATCAGTCATATTTTATTCCTCACTTATCGTTCTTTCTATTATATAAACACCAGCAAGAAGTCCATAATCATCTGCTTCACCCCAAACAAATTTATATCCTTCCACTTTAACTTTTTTCCAGTTATTTTGTTTTGCTATAGCTTTAGCTTTCTTAACTACGGTAGCACTACGAAAATATAAACCCTTAGAAAAAGTATCTCCTAATACTAAACTTTGCGTGAATATTTCAAAAACAATTAAAGTCATCTCAACACCTTTTCCATTCAGCCAGTTTCATTTTAGCTCTAATACCAGAGAAAGAATTAGCAAGAATCTCTTTATATATTTCTTCTTTAGAATGTCCAACTCTAACCATATCATTGATATCTTTTTCTTGAAACTGTTGTGGCCAAATACAAACAGTTCTATTATTTTCTACTGCGGCTGATACTAAAGAAACAATTTCTTTATTTCTTGGTTCATTATCAAACACCAAAACATAATCATTAATGTTAGTAACAACGCGAAAAGATCTTTCAAGATCTGAACTTGCCACAGCTAAACAATTTGGAAGAAACAAACTATCAATCGGACCTTCAACAACTAAAACTTTTTTAGTTAAGTCTAGCCGCTCTTGACCGAAAATCAATGCTACTTCTTTATTAGCTCTTGCAGTAATATATCTCAACTGACTATCACCATCTAATGATCTACCCTGAAGTCCTATGACTTCATTCTGTTTATTAAAGAATGGTATTACAATTCTAGCATCATTAGAACGTAATGATGGATACTGGCCGGGAAACAGATCTTCTGTAAGCTTTGCAAAATCATCAGTAAAATATAACAAAGAAAGTTTATCTTCTGGAATCATTCTTGCTTTAATATACTCTTTAGCATAATGAGCATCATCTAAAAGATCTATAGATGTTGCGTGTTGTGATACCATTTTCTTTAATGGTATTTTAACTATAGGAGCTGGGATGCTAATAGTTGTTTCTTTTTTATCTTTATATTTCTCAAGAATATATTCATTATACTGAAGAGGGAAAACTTTCTTCAAAAAATGTGCGAATGAAAGACTGATACCGCAATTATGGCAGTGATAATATACTGAGGTTCCTTTGGCTAAGAAAAAACCTCTTGCTTTAGATAACTTCTTTTCACTGTCACCGCAGATTGGACACGAACAATTATACGTGTCTTTATCTTTACGCTTGAAATTACGTAATTGAGATCCACACAGATTTATATATTTTACATCAAGATACTGCATGATCTAATCATATCATACTTCTTTAAGGAACACAACACCCTTCATCGTTCCACCAAGCCAAGAAGTTTCTCCAACGTTTTTCATACCGTGTTTTTCATAGAATTGGATTGCTCTACTATTTTCTGCTCTCACGGTCAACCATACTGGCTTATTAACTAGTTTAAAAAACTGCTCTAATATCAATCCAGCTTTACCTGAACCTTCTTGAGCATTTAATATTTGATGTAGAATTATATCTCCACGTTTGGCTTCTTGAGTGCCTATTCTTTGTCTTTTTTGATATTCGTTATATGTGATTATAACTCCCTGCTCAAAAATACAGTTACCTCTTTCGATCTGTCTACGTAGATAGTCCTTTCGGATATGAGGGAACCAAGTTTTGTTTTTATAGAAAGCTTGAAAGATTTCATTCAAGTCATCTAAATCTGCATGATTTAATTGCATAGATTTTCTCGTATCAGCTTGCGGAATTTTTCGTCCATTACAACGTCAATTACAAGATGAATACGAATATCATCACCACCATTTACTGCCATATGCGGCTTACGAAAATCAAATAACCAAGCTTCACCCTGTTTCATTGTCTGTTCTACTTTCTCGCCGTTTGTGTTCCACATAGTGAATAATACTTTAGGATTAGTTATAATAGGAATATGAAACCTCATAATACGTCCATCAGAGATTCCAGAATCACCTTCAACGTGATCTACGTGCCTAGATAATTCACCGCCTCCTGGTTGAAGTCTCATCAATCTGATACGGTCAAAATTTGTACTTGGAAAATCTCTGAGTATCTTTTCAAGTTCAGGAAACTTTTTACGTAATTCAGTATCTTGTAATACTAGATTATCGTTTTCGTGTTCTTTCTGCCACGCTTCATTCATACAAGAAGGTTTTTCAATCATTGTTATTTCAGAAGAATAACCTCTAATAGACAACGCACCCCAAGCTTTAGACTTATTATATTTTGAATAGTGATTAGCAAACTCTCCATCAAGTTCACGAATACGATCACCCATTGCTTCAGCTAATGCTTTAAAATCAGGAAGAGTTTTAAGCTGTAACATATAAGCAAGTTCAGCTTGATCTACAACTGGATGTTTCCGAGTCGGTGTCTCATTGTCACCATCTCGGAAGTAAATACCATATACCTCAGAGAATGAACTAATCTTAACACCAATCTTTTTGAAGCCTGCACCTAAAGCAATTTCTTTTTGAACTGGATCTTCTTCCCAAATATAAAACCAAATAGGTTCTCGCCATTCATTAATACGTGAAATGAAGGCAGCAATATCTGGAGCTTCTGAAACACCTTGACTATAAGCAATAGCATTAATAATTCTATCACCTCTAAGCTTACGACCAATCACAACATCAAAATACATCACAATATCAGTAGATGTTTTTGCTATATGAGTATCAATGTATCCAGGACAAGGAACGTTTTCGCAATATAAAAGTTTGCCGTTTTTACCACCACCTAAATTTTCGTAATAACATTCACATAATTCAACTATACGCTGTTTAGAAAGACTATCGGCAACTTTAGGATTGTTCCACGTAGAGAATGGACCTCTGGCAAACTTATTATAACTACAATCAAAAGTAGATCTGTAGTCTTCAATTTCTTTTATATCAAAACCTTTCTGCCAAGGTTTCATTTGTTCTGGTGTTTGATTGTAGCGTGGAGTTCCCATAATATTTCTCACTTAAAATAACAAATACAGTATATCAAATCGGACAAATAAAGGCAACTATTTTTTTAGTGCTTTTACTTCTACTTCCAGATTGGACACTCGGACAAGGAGAGCTTCAAGAGTTTGAACTAATTGGTGAGGAAGTAATCTCTTCTTCTCTTGAGATACGACAACCTTTTCTTGGACTCCAACAGCTACAGCATCTTTATCAACTTCTATAATCTTTGACGGAAGAAGTTGTTCTTGTGTTGCTTGTTTAGCTTTTCTTGGTTTCTTCTCTTTCTTTTCTTTAGCCATTTATTTCCCCTCGTAGTAATGTTTATATAGAATGATAATTTTTCTTTGTAGTAAAAGATGTGTTTTAATATCACCAACATTGATCGCTAGTGCTTTATAATCAGCACCAGTTAAAGCAAACACTACAGGCTGAAGACCTTGCTTTTCAAGTTCAGCAAATACTGTGGCAGCATTGTCTTTATGAATAACGACAAACTCAACCTTCTTAAGTTTAAGTGGAGCTGGCTGAGAAAGATTAAGTGGAACTCTTTCCGTTGGTGTTGTAAAGGTATTTAACCCACAACCAGTTAGCATACACAACATTAATAGACTTACAATTATATTTTTCATTTTACACCTTTACAAATACATAATATTAATCCCGTGGCTGGGTCTAAATTACAATCACTTTTTGGTTTACTTTTACAGGCACAACCAAAACAAAACATTATAACTAAACATAATATAAATTTCACTTGCAATCTCCGCCTGCACTAATTACTTCAAAACAATCAAAAACTTCCTGGGTGGCTTTATTAACTAGCTTCTGAACTAATGTAGTTTTCTTTTGTGCTAGTTCTTCTAATGATTTCTTTTTCTTGGTTTCTCTGTATAACGTTTCTTCTAGCTTTTTCTTTTCAGCATCAAGACTTTCTTTTGCGGCTACAAGATCATCTTTTGCTTTTACAACATTAGCAATATCTTTTTGCATCTGTTCTACTGCACGTTTCTGTTGCTCTACAACCAAAAGTAATTCTGTTTTTTCTTTCTGTAGAACTTCAACCGAATGGCGAAGGAAGTAAATATAACCCAATACACTTAGAACAAGAACTATTGCGGCTGTGTACTTATTAAATATTAAAGCAAGTATTTGTGGAGGCATAATATTATCTCATCATTTGTCGTTTAATCAACCAGTAACCATCATCAACTATCTTATATATAGTATCAATTTTTTTAAGTTTGTAGACTGTAGCATCTATTTCTTCTTTTATTTCTTTATCTTCCACAAGAGCTTTTACTTTACACGGCTCTGTTAAACCTGACTTAGCTCCAAGGAAATATTCTAACTCATCTATCTGATTCAGATCGTGTGCTATCCATAATTGTCCAGCTACGTATGAATTTCCTATCTGTGTGTATCCAGCATCTTCACCCATATCCCACAATGTTCCAAAAACCTTTGTGTGATCTTCCCAAGTTAGTAACTCAAATCCAGGAAACGGAGCATCATCAAGTCTAAACTTGTCTACCCTGAGATTATTGAAGATGAAAAATGCTCGCATCTTTGGTACACCGAACAAATATTTTTTATATAAACCTCTGTTTGTTTAAACGGAGGTATTGTCTTATTGTATTTATCAACATTTCCTGGACCTGCATTGTAAGCGGCCAATGCAAGCTTTACTGATTTATATTTACGTAATTGCATGGCAAGATATCTAATACCACCATCAAGATTTTGTTCTGGATGATGGCGGTCAACTTTTAACCACTTAGCAGTTTTTGGCATCAACTGCATTAAACCTACAGCGCCTTTTTTTGATATTGCTAGTGAATTGAATTTGCTTTCTTGTTGAATTATTGAAAAAATTAGTTTAGGATTTATCTGATACTTTAATGAAATTCTAATTATCTGTTCAGCTAAAGTTTCTTTATGTTGTGGTATAATATATTTTGGCATTGGATTCATCTGAATATCTTGAGGGTAAATTAAAGATCCAATAGTAGCAATAAGCATCACTGTCATTTTCATAATGTATATCCCAAAAAGAAAGGGCGGGATATTTCTACCCCGCCCTTAGTTTATTTCAACTTACTTACACACATGTGTTGGACAATTATTAACAATAGTATGAATATTGTTTTCAATTGGCTTGGTTAGAGCAAGTCCAGGACCATCATTCTTACATGCAGCGCGCCCAGCGTGTTGAGCTTGAGCAGCATACTTGTATTGTGTCTTTGCAAGAGAACTAATAAGCTTCAACAATTCTTTGTTGATATCTCGTTCACATTCTCCAGGACATAGTAACACTTCAGTCTTAAGTTTAGTAATAGCTTCTACGATTGCTTTATGTGTAGCTTTTGCAGAAGTAGTACCCTTACCAGCAAGTTTAGTAAATGCTTTATTACATTTTACCGCACCATTAAAGTAAGGAATAGTTTTCTTGAGAAGTAAAGTATGAGCAAGCTTGATAAGCTTTTTCTTATCAATCCTAATCTTAGTAACTTCACCACCAGAACCACCACAAGTACCACACTTATCTACAAGTGTACCACCATTAGGAATTCCAGAACAATCAAGACAACTATTTGAACCAGAACAAACACCACACGAGTCGGGTTTATTTGGACCATTAGGTATACCAGAACAATCTACACATGATGTACCATCGCCACCACACATACCACAACTATCTGTTTTCTTGCCACCGTTTGGTACACCAGCACAATCAAGACATGTGTTGTTTTGTCCACCACACACTCCACAATCGTCTAGTTTCTTACCACTGTTTGCAGTACCATCACAACCTTTACATGCTGAACCATCGCCGCCGCAGATACCACAAGCATCTACCGTAGCTTCACCGAATGGAGCACCGGCACAGTCAAACACACAAGCGCCTTGATGATCGCCGTGCTGAATGTGTGCTGGGAGAGCTTCTAGCGCAACTTCAATATTAATTGCGCGAGGATCTGATTCACCAGTCAAGTGACAAATCTTAACCTTTTCAGAAGGAGTTGGACTCGCACTCGGCTGAGGAGTTGGAGTAGAACTCGGCTGAGGAGTTGGACTCGCACTTGGTTCAGGAGTTGGAGTAGAACTCGGCTGAGGAGTTGGACTACCTTCAGGGGTTGGACTTACACTTGGGTTTGGAGTCGGGCTCGCACTCGGTCTAGGAGTTGGAGTACAACTCGGAGTCGCTGTAGGTGTAGCAGTCGGAGTTGGTGTAGGATTTCCTTGGTCTGATTCACAAACACCAAAATAATCTCCACCGTGTTGTCCAGGAAAGTGACCAACACCATCATTATCTACCGCATTTTGCGATACACAAATTGTATGTTCATTTTTAGGACATCCTGGAGGTACGTGACATACATTTACTTTGCCCCGATCAAGATCTGCATTACTACAGATATGAGCTACGTCTTTACCTTGGGATTTACATTTGTCTTTACATTTGTCTTTATTTGTTGCATATGCTGTACTACAACAGCAACACAAAATAAGACAACAGGTTATTAGTTTATTCATTTTTATTCACTCCAATTAATTAATTACAAAAGTAATTTTATTTTATCTAGTTTAACACATCTTTATCTATTTCGCAATCTTTTCCTTCATACATACATTCCACCATGGCTCTAGCATCATCTTTAATCATGGATGATAAACCATTTATGATCTGTGTCATTCGTGAAACATCAGACCAATTGTTGTTTTCCACCGCATTGATTAAATTATTAATATATTCTTTTTGAGTTTTAATTACCTCAGTATAAGAATCAAGTCTAACGGAAGCTGGATGATCTTTTCCAAATTTTTGAATTATGGTTGCGGCAGCCATGCTGATAGCACCCTCTAATACTGAGACACTCTGTTTAAGTTTTATGATAATTTCTTTTTGTGGAGTGTCACTCATATTATTGTACTTGACTTGTTTGTTTTCTACCGAAGACAACGGTTACGACCTCCACAATAACTTTCGGATCTTTTGAAGTAACCGTACTAACAAAGATTCCCGGCTCAAAAGCACGTTCTTTAATGAGTTGAATTTTTTCTTCATCTGGTATCTGTAAGTTGGCTTGAATGTTATAATTTATTTCTACTACAACTGAACCAACCCTATCATCAATTATCTTGGTAATCATTCCGTAGATTGGGTATGTTTGTCCGACTTCAATATCGCCAGATACAACCTCTAAACCAAACTTATCAAAAAAATCTTTTTCGTTACTCATAATAATATTTATCTCCAAGCATAGATTAAACTCTATAATCTTATTATAACATATCTATATCACCTTGACAATAGGGTATTTGATATATTTTGGAGCTTGTAACTACTTAGAATAACTCTTGAATTTCTTGCGGTTTCTTATGACTGGACCACCTGTGGCAACGGTTAAACCGGCTACACCACCTCCACCAACGGAATTTGCTGCGGCGTCTTCTTCTATTTCTTTCTTCATTAACAATTCAACTTGTTTTTTAAGTTCTGGATCTGAAAGAACTATATCATAGAAGTCCATGAATGATTCATATGCAATATCTTCATTCAAACATAGTTCGTGGTTTCTTTCTTCTTTCATTAAGAATAATCCAGCTATGAATGTTGCCAGCTTGCTTTTGCCGTTTGGTAATCTTTCAATGATTTTTTTAATATTCAATACTAGAATATCAAACAAAGTAAATGCGCCTTTTTCTTTTGGTTCTGTTAGTGTTGCTCGCTTGCGGAGAACTTTACCATCTTCATCTATGATGCCAAGTTTGAAGGCTTCCCATTCTGTAAATGGAGTTGTTAATTTTTTAAGAAAGGAATATAGAACTAGAAAATCTACGGCACCTTCAGTTAGCAATGTTCGTTTTGGTGTACTCATTAGATTTCTCTCAGAGCTTTAATTATTCCTGCGTCTAGTGGAATATCAGTGTCTAAAATTGTTTTACCATTTATACCATAGACTCTATCTGGCATATAATGTTTATAAACTAAAAAGGTCTTAAGATAAGACCAAAGATGAGAATCAATTTTGAAGAATAACATTCTTGTACAGGCTTCAACACCAAATACATTATAAAGAACGATCATATGATTAAGAATCAATTGATCTTTTAATTCTCCCGTTTCTTTATAACGGTTGAGGAGTCTCTTGAGATATTTTATCCTTAACAGATCATCGTGAAAGTCATCAATACTTACGCACTGAGGATTCTCATAGTTCTGCATAGCATACATCAAGAAGTTTTCATCCGTCAACCGTTCGTAGTTGATTTTGCTCATCATACTCAACATAATAATTCTGTCGTTACGCTACTGGACGTGTTCCTGCAGCGGCTCCGGCAACACTTGAAATACTAACGTTAGATGGAGCGCCACCTAGATTATCAGTCACAGTACCTAAAAGAGTTTGTGCGGCAACTGAAAGTGTTCCTGCTTCTGAAGGAACAACACCATCAAACCGAACATCATATGTTCCAATTTGTGCTGGGGCAGTAAGCGTTACGTTACCAAAAGGACCCGACCATGAAGCTTCTATTGTTGCTCCGACAACCACATCAACTTTTTCGTTGTAGTGTACAAACACCTTAAGTGCTTGTCCTTGTATATATGAACCATTTTCAAAACGTGTGGTTAATACATCGGCAGCACCGGCTTTTGTTGTTAGATTGCTAATAGCTACTAGAACTTCTCCAGTATTAGGGTCAACCCAACCAGCGGCCGTTGCAACGGCAGGGCCAGATTTAGGGTTTTGAAATGTTGGGGGTGTATCGTTAGTCCAAAGTGACATGTTGTTTTCTCCTATTTAAATCCAAGACTTTTTAATTTACTTATAACTTCCGAAACATTGGTGACTTGAATTGCTATGCCACCACTACTTCTAAATTCATTACAATTTTTATCATAATCGTCAATCAAAAGATTAGGATTACCGTTTGCGGCTACCGCATATTTCTTCTTATCTTTACGACCAACAAAATGAACATTGCTAAGGTTATTTAGTCCAAGATTCTTTGCTATCCATTGTTGCTTCTCTGGAATGCTTGTAGGAGAATAATCTGAATATGCGCTCAAAATATTGGGTTTATATGGTTTAACAAACTCCCAGAGTTTCTTACCGTCTTTCATCCATTTAAGGTTAATCCAAAAATGTGGTATCTTATTAAGAACCGCCCATCTGATTGCATCTGCTCCGTCATTAGTATACTGTTTCCAAAATTCATGTGTCCATTTTGGATAACCAAACTTTTCTAGCGCGGCGTCGGCCCCTTGATACCAATCTACTATTGTCTCGTCCATATCAAGATATATGGCAGGAAGTTCTTTACCTACAATAAAGTCTTTTAAACTTTTCATTAGAGCCAGGGTTTAAGTTTTATCATTGCCTCTGTAAACTGGTCTTTCAGAAGGCACATCAAGTGCGTCGGCTATCGCCTGACTAATTACACCATCAACATCTTCAAAACCAGAAACAAGATCAGCTAATGCTTCAACCGAAGGAGCTCCAGGAAGATCTACAGAAGGTATAATCTCTGGGCGGCCATTTACATAATTAATTAATAGTCTATAAGTATTAATACCAGACACAACATCAATATCTTTAATAATGTCAACGTGTTTTGGGTTTTCTAATCCAGATCTTGCACCGATGGCCGCAAGAGGTTCAGGAGAACAATAATCTTCTTTGATTAGTTTACTTGATAACTCAGAAGCTTTAGCAGATGCAGCGCCTTGGCGGTAATTTAATCTGTTCGGAGCTCCAGGAGCTACAACATTATATGATCCGTTTTTGTTGTCGTATATAATTTTATGCGGATAGTTTTTTAGTGGACCAGTTTTAACATAAACAACATCACCAACTTTGAATGATTCGTTTAGATCTTTATCTTCCTCTTCTTCCTCTAGTTCATCTTTGTCTTTTAATTCATCGCTATCATCGCCAGCGGTTAATGAACTAAGAGCAGCACCAGGAAGTGGAGCATTTTTCTTGGCCGAGGCAGGGCCATCAATTCTTTCATCATCTTCCTCTTCTTCAAGTTTATCTTCTTCGTCTTCTTCTTTAAGATCGTCTTCATCAGAATCATCGGATTCTTCTAACTTATCTTCTTCGTCTTCCTCTTCGTCTAATTCTTTTTCGTCTTCTTCGCCTAATTCGGGAAGTCCTGACTGAGCATCTACGGCAGCTTTCTTGTGTAGCAATTCGTCATCACTTTCTTCTGAGTAACCACAACCACAAGCTTCATCTAAACGATTGGCTACCCAAGTAGCAAAAAGATGTTGTTCTGATTCGCTTAACTGTGTGATTGATTTTACTTTAAAAGCTTTAAGAGCTTCCTTAACAAGCTTACGATATGACTTTGAACGATTGTTAGAACTTTCTTTCATGATACCTGAGGCGGCATCAATCAAGTCTTTTGGAAGATTCTTAAACATTTTACTCTTCTCCTTTGAGCTTTTCTTTAAAACTTATTAATTTACGAGTAGACACTATTTCAAAAAAGGTCTTTTCTTCTTCTTTATTTAGTGTTTCTAAGTCGAACATAGTTTCACACCAGATCGCTCTATAGTGCAATGTATTCTCAGAAGGAACCACTATTATTTGACCTGTAGTTCTTTGAGAACCTTTAGTTACGTCCATTCGTAGTGGATTTACCTGTGGATTAGGATCGTCTTTATTTGATATGACTTCAAGCAGTTCTTGAAATGAATTAGCTTTCTTTAAGCCTTCATTGACTGTCTTATATCTTACTTCTGAACTTGCTCTATCTGCCGACTGTTTTGGTATATCAGATTGAAAACCAGTAAACGGTAACATGATGCCGTGATTGGTTCTTACGACAAACTTATCTTGTGGAACTTCTAACACTTTATAAACGTATTTCTCTTCTTCATCACCATTGGTAATGTATGCACCTTCAAACACAAAACATCTATCTTTATCTGCAATGATTGTGTTACCAGTAATTTCAAAGTCAATTAATCGTTTTGTAGCTTTTAAAACATCAGCTTCAAATAGAGCAGTACGGATACGAAGTCCATCAGGAGAATAATAGGTTCTTTTACTTGGATTGAAATCTTCTATCTGTGAATCTTTAGCACCCTTAAAATCATAATCTTCTAAGTCAATCTTAGCAGATACGATTCCCACTCCAAACTCATTAAGTCCTTCAGTATATTTTGTGAATTCATCCCAGATATAAAGACGCTCAATATCACGTCTAAAAGATTTACGGATTCTTACAGTTGGCTTGTATGTCTGATCCCTATTTTTGGCCAACACCCACCCAACATCCTGAAAATATTTGGCGCAAATTACTGACATTGTTTAACTCCGAAATATCCTTTATATGGTTTATTTTTTTCTCCAATTTTTATTAATCGTTGGATAATAAAGATTATTATCTTTACACCATTCTTTCCTGTCTTCAACATAAAATTCCACAACTCTTACACTCGTATTCATAGGTTGGCATAGCTAACCTTATTTAGTTGTGTTTGTGGCTTACTGGCTTGGATTAAGCAGAAGGCTGAGCATCAGAATCAGATTCATCTTCCGATGGCTCTGAAACTTCAGGTGTTAGAAGTCCAGCTTTCTTAATCAGTGAATTTGCTACTAGCGCGATAGCATCAAGGGCTTGGCCCCATTTAGATGCGGCAAAGCCAGGTACAGCATTAAAATTACCAAAAAATTCATGAGCTTGTCGTAGCACTTGAATTTCCTGTTCAGCAGTAAGTTCTTGAACTTGTGGTGCTGGGGCTGCGGCTTCTTTAGTTTTGTTAGACATAATTATTCTCCATTCATTTAATAATAAACATTACTACAGTACCATTATATATGTATCATCTATAAAGTCAAGGATTATTTATTCTGACCTGGAACATATTTCTTATATGTGGATACTAACTCATCTGTTCCATCTTCCAGATACTCATTAACTTTTTTAGATCGGGCGGCCGAGTCTTTCTTTTGAGTTTCACGTTTTCTGTCTGCTTCTTTCTTTCTGAAATCTGTCTCTCTAGCTTTTTCATTATCCAAATCTTGGCGTCTTTTGAGATCGTCTTTTTCTTTATCGTGTCTATCTTTAGCTAGTTCAGTAGATGATGGAGGACCTTCATCGGCAGCTTCATTTAGTTCTCTGGTTGTAAAGTCTACGTGAACCAAATAATATTCACCTTCGTTTGCTCCGCCTGCTTGGCGAATCAAGTTACTATCTGCTTTGAATTTTGTTAATGCTCTTGCTCTAGGAACTTTGGCCTTTAAAAGTTTTAATGTGGCAAGATCTCTATTTTTATTGAAATCTTGTTTAGGAACCATGATGATAGCAGAACCTTTATCAGCACCATGCCAAACAACCTGATTGACAGCACCAGTGGATTCTTTTATATAAACTTTAAACTTCTTCATAGTACCTCTATTTATTCGTCTATTTCTTTATACCCAACTTTATCAAAATCATGGGCATACTTTAATAGCTCATTCATTTTTAATCCAACAATGTAAGCTACAACTTTACTCTTGGAATCTAACTCTTTTAGAGCATAAAATTGATGATGCCCATCTAAAACGAAATTGTCTATTGATATAATGAACGGCTTGGGAGTAGCACCTGAACTTAATGCATCCATTTTTTTCAAAATCTTCTCGCTGTTTACTTCTTTCTGAGTAGGTTTCAACGTGCTTATAGGAACACTTCTCATGCTAACTGGAATACCTTCTTTCTCTAACTCTTTAATAAACTCTTTAATATGATCTTGCATGATCTGAGGCATCTTATTTCTTGGTATATTAAGACTACCTTGTGTTCGTAGTATTGATTCAGCGATCTTCATTCCTTTTTTAACTAGCTCAAACATTTCTCTTGAGAAACGATCACTTAAACCAGAAGGAACGCCTTGACGAAAATTTGAATATTTGTTATGAATGGCAGCTTCACGCATCTTAGTGCCACTGATACCTGTCACACCCTCATCATCAGGATCTCTTTCTCCTGCTGATACTACTTCAAACTTATCAATTTCAAATGATTTTTTCTTATCTGGATGATTAACATATGGAGTAATTTCTTTTCTAAATTGTTTTACTCTATCATCACCAACTACCATTATAATATGTTGATAACCTAATTCAATTAATCTAGTTATTGCTTGATATGGTGTTCTTACTTTAGGGTCTTCTTTAATTGCTTTAGCGGCTTCTGGAACACCAAGTCTGATATACTTAATTTTCTGTTTGTTTGTTAATGGATTCTTTGATGGGTCTTGTGTAAAAGAAACGTACACAAAAGGATCAGCACCTTTAGAATGAGCAACATCTAATACTTTGCGAATGAGTTTTTCATGTCCTGCCGTAGGCGGATTCATTCTACCAAAGGTAAATACGGCAGTCTTTGCTTGTCGTATTTCAGAAAGAGTCTTCATATTATTCGTATTGTTTAATCGTATGTGTGGGTGGATTAGCTTTCATTTTGCTTCCATTTCAGTCTTTCGCTTTATGATATATTCTATCACTGCTATGCCCGTACTGTCAAGATAGTTTCTATAATGTTGCAACCAATGCTTTTGCTCTTCTAAATCTGAATATTGACTAAGTCCTTTGAAGCCAACAAAACCCTTAGCATCTTTAAACATGAACCCACCAAAATCTACGTAGGTTTCTGCTTTAGGTTTATTCCATCTTTGTCTTTTTGGGTCTAGTGTTTGAGCTACAAATCTCCAACCTTTACCTTTCTTATATTCTACCCAATATCTAATTTGTGTTCTTGCATGAAATCCGTAAGGATAATCATCAACAACAAATGCAGTCTTTTCGTCTGTGTGTCCTTTAAGTGGAGTATGCGGCTCACCAACTTTATCACCCGAAGCTTCTTTTAGATATTGTGTAAATGCTTTCATTATCGTTTGCCTCCAAAATAAGCTACGGCGTGACCTTCAACAATTAATTGATCATTAATAAGTGTACCATCTAATGTAATGTTTGCTAACATTCTACCAAACTTTTCTTCTTTATCTTTGAATGTATTTACTACAACTTCTTTATCTTGTATAAGAGCTTTCAATCTTGCTTTGGCAGCTAGGCCTTTTACTTTTTCTACTTTGTCTCTAGTTCTACTCTCTGGACAATTAATACCATACAGACGCAATCTTGAAACGAACTTAACATCAAAACCAAGATCAATAATAACATCTATCGTATCGCCGTCTATTACTTCTAATACTTTTGCTTTATATTCGTACATATTACCACGTTTTTGCTAGATTGAAGTTGTTACGAGAAAACTCCAGTCGGTCAACCAGTTTGACTGCCGAGCCACTTGCATTGATAGCGACAAAGCCTTCTGGGGATATCACCTTAAACCCATCGGGGGTTTCTAAGAACGTGCCTAAACTTTTAACTGTTTTAAGTTTGGCTATTAATAAACTCTTAGCTTCGGCAATTAGTTGTGCGACACTAAACATTAAAATCAGTTGATCTGAGTGCTCACGAAGCAGTTCTTTAAGTTCATTCAATACTAGTTCTTTTCCCGCTTTGCCTTTTTCCGTCTTGAGTGTTGACACATCTTTTCTATATCGCTGCTCGATAAAATCCACCAAACCTGCTGCATATGCTTGGCTACCTGTGATACCCACACCAACTCTAATTTGACTATTACTATACATTTTGATTAGGGATCTTAGATTTAGATTTGATGCGATATAGTTTACCACTTTAGAATCCATTGATGAAAATTGTTGCTTGATGGCAACCAACAAGGCGGTAACTTCTTCTGTTTCGTCTTTAGTTAATGTTGCTGTGCCTGACACGTTTCTAAATGTTGCATCAGTAGCCCAAACGTCTGGTGTGTATTTTAATTTTGATGAATCAACACCGAACGATGCCTTGGATGTGAGAATGCTTTGTCCAGTATAAGATGTATGAAACACTATACCAAGTTTAGCTGCTGATATTGTATTAGCTAGCTCACTATTGGTCGGTACTGTATATGTGATAGTATTAGGTCTGAATGCTAGATGTGATTCGCCGCCTATATCTACTGTTTTAACGTCACCTTGAGTGAAAAGTAAATCACCCTGAAGAATACCTTTAATACCCAATTTAGGGAGATGCTGCAAACACATCGCAAGTTTATCTCGTAATACCGGATCTGTGTGGTTTCTTTCTATGTCTGCTACTGTGTGATTGATCTTGCCGTCTTTATTGAATACACTTTTAGTACCAACAAAAAACCTACCGCTTTCAGGGGCGATTCCGCAGATAATGGCTGGAGAGCCATCCCACTTGGCCGTTACGTTGACTTTGCTTTTAGCGTGTCCAGCTAACATCTTTCTAAGACTGATTAAGAAAGCAATCGCCTTACGTGTGCCAGCAATACCACCATTGAACACTTCGTCTTCTATGTGTTCAAGATGGGTATTCTTACCCTCTGCGGCTTCTGTTATGTATTTCTTAAACGTAATCATTCAGATTCCAAACATTGTATTAACCTTATTATATTTATCGCAATAAGGTGCCGTCTGAATCCAAATTAGTTTACTTATAATTTCTGACTATGACTTCGTTCACCTTTCTGCGGCTCTCAGCACTAGCACCAACGCTTCTATTAACCTCTACTGTGTCAATGTTAAACTTTTCGTACATAGTATAGACTATCGGAGCAGAAGAATTAGAAAGCATCCATTTAACTCCACGAGCATCTAATAGATGACAAACATCTAATAACTCTTGTTGTTCAATCATACCAAAACCATCTTTAGTATATTGGGTAAAAGTTGAACTGATACCATCTGGAATATATGGAGGGTCAAAGTAAACAAAATCTCCATATTCAGCATAACTTAAAACAGAAGTAAAACTTTCACATGATATCGTAGTATTTTTTAATGCTAGTGAACACGCATTAAGATTTTCTATATCTAAGAAGTTTGGTGAACTATAATGTCCGAATGGAACATTGAACTGGCCTTTTGAGTTTACTCTATACAAACCATTGAAACAAGTTTTGTTTAAGTAAATAAACCTGGCAGCACGTTGAACTGAACTAAGCTTAGAAAACACTTTAGGATCTCTATCAAGTTCTCTGACTGATAAAAAGTAATCTTCATTATTTTCATACTTATTTAATTCTACAATTAAAAGACTTAAACGATTTTTAATAGTTTGATACGCATTAATCAATTCAGCATTAACATCTGAGATATATGCTTCTTTAGGTTGAAGATGGAAGAATAGGGCACCACCACCCAAGAATGGCTCATAATAACCATTATATTTTTCTGGAAGTAAAGGTACTATTTTTGGTAATAATCTTCTTTTTCCACCAACCCACTTAAATGGAGGATTCACTAAATACTTATTATCATCTACTGTTGAAGTATTATTCATATGAATTGGTCTATCTATTGTTTAGAACATATTATTTCAGGACGTAAATATATAGGATTGAGTAAAGATCCTACAGCCAGAAAATGTTGGCACAAACATTCATATAAACACATCAATACCCACATATCTAATGCCATAGGCAAATATGGATGGGATTCATTTTCTTTTATCATATTAGAAGATAGTTTAACACAAATAGAAGCAAAAAACAAGGAAAAAGAATATATTAAAAAATACAACACATTCAAATGTGGATTTAATTCAACTGAAGGTGGAGATGGAACTTGTGGTAGAAGCTGGACACAAAAACAGAAAGATAAATTAAGTAAACAAAGAAAAGGAATTAATAATCCCTTTTATGGAAAGAAACATACCAAAAAAACAAAAACAATTTTTAAAGAAAAATCATCCAAAAGTAAAGGAAATCAAATGCTACAACCCAATAGAAAACCAATTACTATAAACAATATAGAATATGTAAGTATTAGAGAGGCGTGTAGACAATTAAATATTAACAAATATATGGCAAAGAAGTTATCTAAAAATTAACATCGGAGAATTTAGACTTGTCATAAACTTTATTTTCTGCTTTCATCCCATTACCAAATTTTGATTTATCAAATGCTGGAACATCATCGTCTTTGTCATCGCCTGTGCCAGAATCTTGTAAACCTTTTTGTGCGCTTTCATCAAGATCAAATAATCTCATCTTAGATCGATCTATTCCAACTACAAACTTTTTATATGTTGTTACATCATTATACCTGTTTTTGAGTTGTTTTACAACTATTTGTCCAAGTTTTTCTAACTCTTCTGTAGTCCAAAGTGCAACCATAAAATCTGCCGTGGCCGGTAAACCAAAACTCTCGGAGGTGTTTTCTAATCCAATATCAGTGGATACAAAGCCTGAATTATGCGTTAAGATGTCATTGGCATAAAATAAATTATTACCGGACACTTCAATATCCACAACGTCTTCGTATCCAATTTCAACAATTTCTACTATTTCATCAAACATATAAATCCATTTTTTCAAAAAACATTCCATTTTTCATTACTTTTTTTATCATCTCTGTTTTGCAGACCATCCCCGATTTTAAGACCACTATCAATAGACAATAAACCACCGCTAGAAGGAAATAAATGTCTAGCAGAACATTTTATAGTTTTACCTGACTTTGTTTTGATAAGATATGTTTTCTGTTTTTCTATTGGATACACACGCAAAACATTATTCCAACCAACATCAGATAACACACTATCTCCCACTTTAATATCACCTAAAGGTAATGTACCTTTTTTAGTTATAATGCTACTATCTAATGTTAGACAGCGATTAGTTTGTGTAGCAGTCCAAATTGGAACATTAAACTCTACTGCCATACCTCTAAGTTCTTCTGCTATACTCTTTACATATGTGTATGAGTTTACCGTTTGATTATTACCTAGTCGGCTACTTGTTGCGATGTTCAGATAATCAACAAAGATTACATCAGGTCTAAAAGATTTCTTTAATGCAAGTTCATTTAACAATGCTCTAAAGTTTGTTGCGGATGCTGTGGCAGTAGGATATTCTTTGATGAAAAATCTACCAACTGTTTTACTTTTAATAGCAGCAATCTTTTTATCATAAAGATCTTTAGGTAATGATGCTAGATCCTGCATTGATACGTTCAATAGATTAGCATCAATACGTTCTGCTATTCTTTCTTGTGCCATTTCAAGTGTAATGTATAGAACATCTTTGCCCGACATTAAATATGAGCCTGCCATATGGCACATTGCAAGTGATTTACCTACAGCAGTTCCAGCAAGAATAACATTTAAAGTCTTTCTTGGAACACCACCCCTAGTAATCTTATTAAAATATGATAGGTCAAATGGAAACTTCTCTTCTGTTTTATGATAAGTTTCAAATCTTGCATCAGCATCATCAAGATAACTATGACCAACACTCGGATCAAAGGATACAGCAAGTGCATCACTAAGTAGTTTAGGAATTATACCTTTCTCTTTCTTAGGGTCTTCTAATATATCAACTGTACTGTATACAGCATTTACCAATGCTTTTTGTTGGCAAAACTTTTGTGATTCTTCTATTAAGAATTTAGGATCACTTTTCTCATCATTATTTAAATTAGAAACAATCTCTCTAATTTTATCTTCTGTTGGTTGTGATAGTTTTGTATCATTAGATACCTGAATGATAATAGCTTCACGAGTAGGAAGATGATTGAAATTAGTTATAAAGGTTTTTATTTTTGTGACAAGCGTTCTTTCAGCTTCATCAGAAAAATATTCAGGCATTATAAAAGGAAGAACTTCTCTTGTATATGGTTCATTAAAGAATAAATTCTTTATGATTAATATTTCAACTCTATCATTTATCATTAGACTCTAACTCCAAGACTAGCTTATCGCCTCGTTCTGAAACTTTATTGAGGTTGTCTTGTAGTATATCATATAGTATTGAGCCAAGCAATATAGTAAATTCTTTTTCTTGATCATCTGATAACTCTTTACCTTTCAGGCCTTCTGGTACGTATAGAATATCTCGTTCAAAACTAAACATCAAATTACCATCTGGACTTTCTGGCTCTTTAATTCTAAATGCTCCATAACCATACATCACGCCAGCAAAGACTCCAGCTAGATCTGTTAGCTGAACAAACCATCTAGCCTTATCATTAGGATCATATTTGATTTTATATTTTTCTTTTATTTCAACTGTCACAAATTTCCTCTGCTATGATAGTAAGCATTTCGGCCATAATCAATTCTTTCTTGTGCCATTCGTGTTGTGGCATTTCGTTAAGTTTATTTAATAATTTAACCAATTTAATTTTAGCTTGTTTATTCATTAAGAAGAATCTCCTCTACAACGTCCTCTGTATCAATCGTAGTGCCAAACTTAAAGTCTCCTCCAACACAAACATCAATCTTCTTTAAGATCTCTTCAGTGAAATACTTTTCTGGATTCTTAAGAATAACTTTTTCAAACACTAATGTGCCATCTGGCAGTTTTACTTTGTTTACTACCTTTTCAAAGATCTTATGCTCTAATGCTACTTCAAGCAAACCATAGAAGCGATCTAGACCTCTATCAAACGATAGAAGAACCCTAGCTTCAATCTGCTCTCTAGTTAAGCGGGACTTCATAACCTTACATCTAATGATAGCACCTGTTACAGTTCCATCAGCATCTTTCTCTTTAGCTTTGCCAAGTGTAATAATATTATTGGCGGCATACTTCAAACCACCACCGCCAGCCATTTCTTTAGTTGGAAAGAATGAACCTACAGATTGATAAACGTGATTAGTTACCACCAGAGGAATCTTTGCTTTACTTAGCTTCAAAGTCAGAACACGAAAAGCGGCCCTTATTTCTTGGGTACGAGTCATATCTTTTACTTCCTTGCCACTCTCTGAATCTGCCATCTCTTTAGTTGTAGATAACATTCCGAGAGAATCTAATGCCATAAACAAGGGCCGCTTTTCCTTTTCTGGAGTCTTCAAATGCTTTTCAACTACTCGCACCGCCTGAGTTTTAAACTGTTGAATAGTTTCAACTGGAACAATATAAACACGTTTGGTATCAATACCACGTTCGGACATTATTTCTTTTGTGATTGAACCTTCTGATTCAAATATGATTGCTACGGCTTTCGGATCTTCAAGAAAGTTTTTAAGTATTGCAAGCATGAAGAAAGTCTTACCTGTAGACTCTTCGCCAGCCAATGCAGATATCTTATTCGCTGGCATACCTCTAAAGATGCTACCACTATAAAGAGCATTGAGAATGTAACTGCCGGTATCAAGAAAACCAACAACATCAGCAGAAGTACCGTCATCGGCAATACCAGCATATTCATTTTCTAATAGCTTATCAAGCTCTCCAAAAAAATTATCTTTCGCCATATTAATCTCCAAATATATCTTCTAAAGTTGAAACCTTCTTTGTCGTCCATTTAATAGAATTAAGAATGATCTTCAACGGATCAAGAAAACTCTTTTCAAACTGTACATCATAATCAACATACTTATGTAAGTTTAATTCTTTTGGTAGACCTTCTTCTGCCATAGTTATAACGTGACTGTGAACAACATTCGGTTGTTTCAGATATATGAATTTTACCTTATCTCCCTCTTGGATGCAAGGGTATTTTTTGTTTAGTTTGTTTTTCTTTATTAGTTCATTATAAAGCAAAGCACCTCTGGCGTGGATGGACATTGTAGTCTTACTTCCGAAAGTTTCTTTCTCATCAAACGTATTCAAGCCACGAGGGAACGCAACCTCTTCAGGTGGAAGGTTTTTGAAGTCTTTCTTAAATTCTGCGATGTACTTGTGAAGATCTACTTGTCTCTGAGTCATCACTATTTCAATTGCTTTCTTAATATGATTTCTACATACCTCTGGAGTGGACGATCTGATTGCTGATATACCCATAACTTTTAGTTTTGGTTTATCATATCTAACACCCTCACTATCCCAAACATTTAAGATGTAATTTTTCTTTGCTGTCCAAATACCTTTGTCTGCAATGCTCTCGCGCTTCATTACCATCTTCTGTGAGAACGCATTGAGATAAGTCTTTAAACTCTCACACGACTTGTCTATGACCTTCTGTAGCTTGTCTTCAGCTACCTTGTCTAATAGGTCTACGACCTTGCTACGGTCTTCTGGGAGCTTACCACCATAAGCAGCATTAACCAACCCATCTAAGCGAATATAGAGCGAATCTGTGTCACTAGCAACGATATAATCAACCTTGGATGTCTTTAACAGGGTATTAAGATACGCATTGATATCATTAGCTAGCCACTGAATGACTAATTGTCCAGATAAAGTTACCGCTTCTGCCAAACGAACATCATAGAATCTAAAATATTGATTACCCATAGCACCATAAGCAGAATTCAATTGAACCTTTTTTGTGGTCTGATAATTATTATACTTGGAGATATCAAATGAAAGACGCCGAGCTTCGTTCTTTAACTCGGCGTCTGAAAGTTTACTTAAATCATTCATATTATTCTAATATACTATCTTTTTTAATTTTAACATCATAATTAGTAGCAACAAAATGTATATTAGCACTATCCTCTTTACTAACTCTGTCTTTATATTTTATACTATAATTATGACCATATTTTTCTTTAATATGATTTTCATATAGTTTACCAGTAAAATCATCATAATTCAATATAATTAATACTTTTGATGATGTATTAGCAAACCAATCATATAATTCAATATGTTGTTCTTTTCCAAAAGCAGAACCAGCTCCAAAATTATAATCTTTAAATGTTGTTGTGTATGGTGGATCTAAAAATATAAAATCTTCTGAAGAAGAATTTTGAACTGATTTCTTCCAATCTCCGCATAATATTTCTGTGTTGTTTAATATATTTTTTATCAATTTTTCTTCTTGATTAATACCATGCATTTTTTTATACCAACCAAAAGGAACATTAAACTGTCCTTTACTATTATATCTAATCATTCCTGAAAAGGATAATTGTCGTATAAAATAAAAACCAAGTGCGGCATCAAAATCATTCTTGGCTGGAATATCTCTATAATTATAATAAAATTTATCACCTAAAGTTTGGAATTCAGTTTTTGTTAAAAGTTTTTTATCATAAGAATTATATTCATCAACCAAAAAATTAATAGAAGTTATAAGTTTATTAGTGTCGGATTTTAATATTCTATAAAAATTAGCTACTTCAGGATTAAAATCATTAATAATATTAATATCATGATTAATTGCTAACCAGGCTGCGCCGCCTCCAACGAAGGGTTCAATATATCTTCTAATGTTGTATTCCTTCGGATAATAATTCCTGATCTTGGGCAACTCTTTTGATTTGCCGCCTGACCATTTAAAAAATGGGCGTAATCTTCGTTTTTTTTCCATTGACTATCTCCGTTTTGAAACTGCTGAAATTTATATTCTATCCAATTTTCTGAACTCAATCTTATAAAATTATAATCTAATTCTAACATATCACAAAACTTTTTCCCTGATATAGTAAAATCCTTTAATTTTGCCCGAATATCTTTTAATTGGTTCTCATCAAAACATACAATTAAAGATCTAACTAAAAAATCATCATAAACAAAATGCTCTTTAATATATTCATTCCATGTTTCTATGCCCAAAATAATATTTTGAGTTTTTCCCTTATCAAATTTGGAGCCATTTTTTAATTCTACCAACAACAATTCATTATTTTTCCAAATAACTAAATCTGCTTTAGATGATTTGTTTGCTGAGTATGGATCTATAATAACTTGAGTGAAAAATCTAGATTCTTCTGGATCAGTTCTAATTAATTTTTTTATACTTTGAATATTTTTTAGACTATTATATTTTATATTTTTATTATATACTTTAATTACATCAGTAAAAATATCTTGAAGAATGTTGCCGCCTCTACTTTGAAGAGAGGCTATTGCAGTTTGCATTTCTTTAAATGTTATTTTAGACATAATTATATTATATCACAATTAACTTTCTTTGTCTTCTACTAAATGTTGGTCTGCTAGATTATAATCCAAGACTTGCTGTAGACTGGCAATCTTATTAGCTACCTGATCCAAAGATATAGGTCTGAAGTCCCAGCAGTCAACTCCAACATCAAAAGACAATCCGTGTGGACTCATATTACCATGAGAGTGTCCCCAAAGATGCCAAGAACCATGATTAGACTTGAACCAAGATCTATGAGCATAGTGAGATAGAAAGATTGTAACCTTACGATCATTATATCTAGGATAGATTATACTCACATCTTTAATAGAAGCAAACCTACCACCAATAACATCAAGTGTAGATGGTTTATCGTGATTACCTTTAAGAAAGTGAATACGTCCGTGAAGTTTGCCAGCAATCTTTCTCAGTTCTTCTAGAGTACCAAAACCAAAATCACCAAGATGATACACCGTATCTTTTGGAGATACTTCGTGGTTCCAGTTTTCAATTAAAACTCTATCGTGTTCTTCTTTAGTTTCAAATGGACGACCACAATAACGAATAATGTTTGCGTGTCCAAAGTGAGTATCGGCAGTGAAAAATGTTTTGCTCATATTTTATTATACCACAGTTTAGAGTATTATGTCAACACCCAATTGGATAGGTTTGGATTATATTCCACGTCTACGCATTTCTTCTTTAACTAGCTCAAGATCTTTTTGAGCTTCAATCATTTTCTTCTTATACATCTTTCTATCTTCATACATACGCATCAATATATCTGGAAGAAAACCTTGCTTCTCTTTTAGAAAAGCATATCCGTTTGCTGCCATTGTTATGTTCTTATCTTTTAAATGTGATAGATCAAGTTTCTTATCCAGCAGTGGAGATATATCATACTTGATACCCTCTTCAGTAGACTTCTTTCTAAAAGTTTCTGTGTCTACCTGTTCTTGGATTAACATCTCAGGTGAAATATTAAACTGTGCAATTAGGTTAGGATATAGAGAGTTAAGATCGAATGATAAAACCCAATCATACATCCCAGGAGTAATCTCTTTAACATAGCCTCCAGCGTACTGTTCATCTTTTGCTGTCTCTTTAACCTGTGGTAATACTAAGTCTTTCTTTTTAACGTAATCAAAGATGATAGCATCCCACATTCTTGTTTGTGTGAACACATCAGAAAAGTTTACCTTAGCATCAAATGCCATTGCAAAACTCATGTTGATCAACTGGAGCTTCTGTTCAAGCTTATCAACTAGATCAACGTCTTTGATGTTATACTCAATAAACTTTTGATAGTCATGCTTATATAGTTCGTGCAAACTACCAAATTCAGTATAAGAAATCTTTTTCTCACCTAGCTCGGCATATGCAACGTAATTTAATTTCTCACTCTCTTGTCTAGCACCAAACTTTCTATACAATTCAATATAGTCTAATGTACTGATACCAACTATCTCTACAACTTGATGTTGTTTACCTTTATAGTTAGATGACCTAGTGGACAAAAATCCCCAAGGAGAAAGCCTTTTTGCTTCTTTGTCACTAAACACTCTGGATATTCTGTTAACAATATAAGGTATATCGTAAAAGGTGCAATTGTGAGTTTTAACGCCACTTACAATAAATTCGTGCGTTGATGTTTCTATATCCATCATTTCGGTATATTCAGAAGTTTCTACAACTGATTTAACTTTAACCAAATAACAATCATCGTTTTCTAATATTTTGGCAATTTTATTTGGAGCGGATTTTGCTCTAAAAAAATTCATGTCGGCGGAAAGCAATCGAGATTTTTTTATTGGATGTGACAGTTTTAAATTGACTTCACACCTTTTAGAAATATAAAGTCTATTTGCTGTAAATCCACTAGATATAATTCCATTCCATAACAACAATTCATTTAAGTTTGATATTTGATCATTATAATTACAAAAACTAATTTTACCATTTTTACCAACGGAACCGTCGCCGTCTATTAAACCCGATAAAAAATACTCAAATTCTTCTTTGGATAGTTTTGACAATTCTTCAACATTTAATTCTTTTTTGTCATCGTTATAAATTAAATGAATATACTGGCTAAGAATGTGGTCATCTCTTAGCCACATTCTAACTCTTTTACACGGTCTATGACTGAGTGATATTCCGCTTTTGCTTGCATGGTTAGCGATTTTATGTTTTTGTGTAAATAATGCAACGCGATTTATAATTTCATCTTTAGTGTTGTAAATTGCGGCGGCCTTACCCTGTTTAGTGCCGTCGGTAAATAGCATCCCTAAAACATAAAACAAATCTAAATCTTCTACTGTTGTTTGGTTTATATTTTTATGTTTTGGAATAACCAGGAATGATTCTTTGTCAATATTTTTAGATTCTGTCCAAATTCCGGCTTTTAACATTTGAGTGATATTCTGATATGGAACTTTCGGTTTACAAGTAAAAAATTTATGTTCACCTGAAGAGGATATTTTTTGACCAGTGGCTAAATTTATCTCCCAAATTCTTTTGGTGCTTTTTGGATATAAATTTGTAACATTATTATCAATATTTAAAATTTCTTTATTATAAAGATTTTTAAGTTTTTTAATTGAGTTATTAGTGTAAACAAAACTATTGAGCGGCAGACAATTCCAACCAGTAACTACATCTGGAGCAAGAGTTTCCCAGAACTCAATAAACTTTCTGAGCATCTCAGGTTCATTGCGTGACTTGATATACTTAACATCTTCTCTATCTGTTTCAAAGATACCACAACCAAAAACATAAAACCTTCCGTGAGCTTTGATTGTGATTGCAGTAATCTCTTCTGTTGGATTTTCTACAGGAGCAAAACCGTTTTCTGAAGCGACCTCAATATCTATATTTGCGACAACGATCTTAGTTGGATCAAACTCAACTACATTAGGAAATCTATCCGAAAGATAAACATATACCCAACGAGTATTACCAAAGAACTTAAATCCATCAACATCAGAATATTGTTTTACAAAATCTCTTGCTTCTTTGATATCACCGAATTCAATCTTATCACAAGCTTGACCATCAAGCGTTTTATATTTTGATGGTTTATTTGTTGGAAGAAACAGTTTAGGTTTAAACTGCACTCGCTCTTTTATTCTTTCACCGTTCTCTATACCACGATAAAGAATAGTGTTTCCAATGACGGAACAATTTGTGTAGAATTTTTCACTCATAATAACATCATACCATAAAAAGAGTTTAGCGTCAACTCAGATTTTTATGATAGTGCTACTAATCCTGATCCAAATAGTTTAGAAAACTTGTTTCTGATATCTAATATAGGAGTGTAATGAAAAGTTATGGCAGTCTTAGCTAATGGAATTTCTTTTTCTTCTGCTAATGTTAGTAGAGGTGCCATATGCACATCAATTTGTCCCGTCTTAGGATTCGGGCCTGCGGCAATCTGTGTTGGATGTTTGACCAACACATGAGTATCTGAATAGTTCAGATCTATATCACCTAAAATCTGTTCACCACTTGCTAATCTAATAATTAATATATCACTCATTTTAATTTTCCTTCACAAATAAATCGCGTTCTCTTTCTCTTCGTCTGGTTAAACCATTCAGAACTTTTCCTTTCTGTTTATTCCACCGAACAAATTGATCTTTAGCTTCTTTCATTCTATTACCATTAAGCATTTTTAATAGTGTAGAAGAAGCAAAATTGGCTTCACCAATATTATACACCAATGATACCAATGCATCAAACTGATTCTGTGTTAATGGAACAGCAACTTTTTTATTTACTGCGGCAACAAAAGTAGCAACATCTAAATCAAACTGGGCTTGTGCTTGTTCTTGTGTAATAGTTTCTTTAAGAATAACTTTACAGCCAAAGATATGAGTAGAACCCCAACCAATAGTAGGAACATCATTAGGTGTTGGAAGATAACCAACAAGTTTTAATTGTTCAAACTCTTTAATTAAGTCTGATCCTGCTTTGCCTAAAGTTTTCATTCTGTAACCTCTACTACAAGTTTGTTTTCTGGATGATAGTCAAATACTATAGGTTTATTTATAGGTCTATATCTCAGAGTACAAATAGAAGCATTTACAAAAGTTGTATCATCTACTACTTTAACTCCATATGCTTCGTGTATATGTCCAAACAAATGTATCTTTGGTTTAACTTCTAAAATCTTTGGCATTAACATTTCACAACCAACATTTAATCTATCGTATTCTGTCCAATCAAGAATACCATATGGAGGTCCGTGAGTGATGAGGACATCCGTGTCCAATGGGATCTTATCCCACACTCTTTTAATATCAGGGCCGCGATTCACATTGAAGGCCCAATTACAAAATTCAGGCTGATATGGAGAACCATAAAACTTAACACCATCAATGACGATTTCAGAATCCTCAAGATATGTAATTTTCTTTTTCTTAGAAGATTTTAATACACCATTCTTTTTATCAATTATATCTTTTACTGCTTTAGGATCATTTTCAAAAAGTCTATCGTGATTACCAGCAATGAAAATTTTATGCTTATGGGGTAAAGCACCGAACCAATCCAAGAAATAGAAAATATCACTAGCATCATAACCCGAATTCATAACATCACCAGCATGAAGGAGAACATCTCCTTCTGGGATATCAGCAGTCATGTTATCTTGAAGCGTGTGTGTATCGCTTATACAAACTATTCTCATACTATAAGTATATCACAATAGATATAAAGCTGTCAATTATATTCCTGTAGATCCAAACCCACCATTTCGGTTAGTCTTTGGAAGCGGAGCGTCATTTAGTTCAGTGATTATAAGAGGTTCCACTTTTACCAATTCACCTTGGCAAACTCTATCACCATGATTTACTGTAAAATGTTTATCTGAAGTGTTTATTAGTAACACGAAAACTGGATCAACATAATCAGCATCAATAACGCCTTCAGCATTAGCAAGTGTAATACCATTCTTTAATGCTAAACCAGAACGCGGATGTAGTCTAACTGAATACCCAACAGGTATATCAAAAATAAGTCCAGTAGGAACTAGAACTCTATCTCCAGGAAGAAGATCAATCTTTCTTTCTGGCCCAACTGTAGTTGTAATTTCTAAATTGTCTATACCATTTCTTTTCTTAATAACTTGTGATGGAGAAATACAAGCACGTAGATCAAAACAAGCAGAAGACTCTGTAGCAAACTCAGGAAGTTTTGCTTCTAAATCTTGTTTGAAAATTCCTAGTTGTGGTAGTCCCGCAATAACTAATTCACTCATAATTATTCCTTTGGTTCATGCTGTTTGATTTTAACTGTTGGAGATGAAACTTGGTTTACTGTTTTCTTACTTGAACCTATATTATACTTCGCTTCAAGTTTCCAATCTCTCTTTTCTTTGAATGGAAGAATCTTTATTGTAGCAATAGAAGCAACTGGGGCCGACGTTCTAACCTTATCTACTAAATCAACTAAACCCCATTCAGCTATAATATTAGCAATTGTGTTACGTCTTGCAAGATCTTCTTCTGTTATGTTAGTAGGTTTACCATCAAGCTTAAATAGCTCTTTAAAATGAACGATATAGTATTTACCTTTCTTATGTAAGATGTGGCAAGATTGATATAGAATTTTATCGTGCTTTGAAGCTACGCCAATGCGAGTAAGAGTTTCCTTGACTTTTAGAAAGTCATCTGGCTTCTTCAAAAGAACTTCAATCAGATCTACAGTTAATTCAGTATTCATTTTAATGCCTTCATATGACAAATATCAACTAGTCATATTTAGCGAAAGACATTCTTAATTCTTTCCCATCTACTTTTCTCTGGCTGGAGGTTTCTTTGGATTGCTCGTAGAAGTGTGGCACAATCTTTCATGTTTTGATTGTTATCTTGGATAGCTAGAAGAACTTCTTGAACCAAATCCAGAAGTTGTTCAGGACTTGGTTTTTTTTCTTCTCGTCTTAACATCAGTGCCGCCTTGATTAAGTTTCTTTCCTATCTCTAATAGTTCCTCTAGTGTATGTAACTTAAAATAATCTCTTGCTTTAGTAATACTACATTGATAATAATTGGAAAGCATTATAACATCTTCATGATCTTTATCTGCTTTCTTATATTCAAACCTTCTATACATTGGACGAATAGCATCTAATAGATATTGATAATGTAATTCCGGAGCAAGTGACGGCCGCATGTTCATTTCTTGAGCATACAACACCGTACCTTGAAGCATTGATAGATACCTATTAATCATATATGATGAATATGATTTTTTAGTTTCATCATTATAGATGTTTTGTTTTTTCTGAGAAATATCAGAAAGAAAATCCCAAAAGAAATTTGGAGCTTTAGGTTTCTCTACCTCTTTCTCTTTTCTTGGTTGTACTATTTCAAAATCTTCGCTCATACAAATTCACAGTTTACCATAATCTCAATAAGACAAGCTAACAAGTTAATCTCAGGGTCAGCAACAAATGCGGATTTATATTGATAGTCTGCTATAAAAATAATTGCTTGAGGTACTGAAGTTGGTTTAAGATTATCTTTCAAACCATCGTAGATCTTTCTATACAGTCTTGGAGGATCATTATCTATATTCTCAACAACCCATTCACGAACCTCATTAAACTTTTTATCTTTAAGAGCTTTGTATAGTTTGTTTGTGTTTAGTTCAGCAGCAAAAGATAGTACACCCTCATTGATTTCTCCATTCGCTTTACTGAATGACTGAAGTTCATTTAATGTTCTTCGGAAATCTGGATAATACTTAACAACAATGCTTGCTAATACCTTCGATTCAAATTTAACTTCCTCAACTTCAAGTATCTGCACGATGCGTTTATACATCTGTGCAATAAGTTCTTGCTTCTCTTCTTTACCAATTCTAAAATCTTTTGTAGAACATCTGGAATGAATTGGATCAATTAATTTGTTTTTGAAATTACAAGTAAGAATGAAAGAACAGTTCTTTGAAAACTCTTCCATCGAAGCACGTAAAGCTAATTGAGCTTCAGGCGTTAGGTTATCGGCTTCATCTAAGATGATGACCTTGCGCTTACCCTCGAACGATAAGGTCGGAGCGTAGTCTGCTATACGTACTCTCACTTCTTCAATACCACGCTCTCTTGAAGCGTTAATGAAGAGGTAATCTAAGTCTAGCTCATTACATATTGCTTTTGCTATAGTGGTCTTACCTGAACCGGCACCACCAACCAATAGAAGGTTAGGAACCTTACCATCGTTTACAATACCCTGAAAGGTATTCTTTAATGCTTTAGTTAAAATACAATCTGCTACTTTAAGCGGGCGATACTTCTCTACCCACAAAACGTGTTCATCACGTCTTTCCATAATCACACCCACATTATAAAATAAACAGAAACTATTGTTGCTGTTCTAATCTCTTCTTAGTATCTAAATCAAGTTCACCAATTATTCTGTTTGCTTCTGCGGCAGCTTTATCAACATCACCATCACTCTTGGCGAGTATCGCAGAAAACAAAATAGACTTAGTTAGTAAGTAGAGATTATATTTTACAAGATGTCCAAGAGTTAAAGATTCTTTCACTATATCTAGTGGTGGAGTTTCTGGAACTTCTGGTTTATTCACTTTAACATTTTTCTTTATTGCCATTTGTTTCACCTATTTTATTCTTCATTGTATCTATTTCTTCAGCTAACTTCTCAAAGTTTCTTGCTTCTTTTCTAAGTCTAGCTTTCTCTTTCTTATCGTGACATTTAATAGCTTGAGAATATAATACTTGAGCTTTACCTATTAAATCCAATGAGTGCTTCTCAAGATCATCTTCTGTCATAGACTATTCAGCCTGATAAGCGATCCAGTATTCAACAGGTGTAGTAGTGTGCTTGAAGTAAGCAAGTTTAGGATGACAAATGAATTCGTAGTCACCATCAAGAACCTTAAAATGATTGCACCGCATTGTAACTTCAAAGTCTTGAGTAACCTCACCTGCAATTTCCACTCGGAAACTATCCGAAGCACTATTCTCACTATCTTGAGCAGTGAAAGTAATCTTATCTTTCTTTCCAACAATAGTAATATCTGGAAGAGATAGAATTGCGGCAGCTTGTTTAAGACTCTTTAGATCTTCTTTACCAAAAGAAGCTTTAGCAATTGCACCACTGATTGCTTCAGTGCGATACTTTGCAGCTTTATCTCCTGGGTCAAGCACTAGACTAGGTTCAGCATAGAAATAATTAACAGAACGATTGTTTGTACTGATAAGAATTTTATCAGCTTGAAAATCAAACTCAGGATTCTCAAATAGAGAAGTGATTGATAATAGCTTATTCAAATCAAATACTGTTACGTTCTTTGGTAGTGTCTCTTTAATTGAAGCTTCGGCTATAACAAACTTCTGAGGATGCCATGTTGCTAATGATTCACCCTTCTTAAAATGAAGGCCAGTATTAATCTCAGAAAAGTTTTTTAGAATTGTAAGTGTGTCGGAAGAAAATTTCATGTGGTTATATTCCTCATAATAAAATGAAAGTTTCCCAAGATGGGTTTAGCATCTTGGGAATACGGTTTAGTTTACTCAATAGGTGTACGGAAATCAAGACGGTATGCTGTTACCTTCTTACCACGAAGCGATCCAGTCTTTACCTTAACCTTATTAGTGTAGATGTTGAAACCAGCTTCACGAAACTCATGAATACGGGCAGCAAGACGCTGAACCCCAAGACGACTACGAGCTTCACTCACTGTAAGGTTATCGCCTGTGTTCAAGCGGGCCTTCAACTTTTCAATTTGCGTTTTCTTTGACATATGTTTCCTTATCAATTATTATAATAAAAAGAGTAGTTCATCTACTCTTCATTTCTTTATACATCATAACATAACTTATAATTCTATACAAGACTTTTTAAAAGAAAAAGCCCCGATGAAAGATTCCATCGGGGCCGAGGTGTTGTTATGACGGAACTCTGGATGGTTCTTACGAACCACCTAGAATTTTCGTAATATCGTTTTGTTTGGCAGCGGCAGCAGCTTCAAGTTCATCCATATCTATTGAACGAAGCGACTCTGGAACTACTGTAGGATCAAACTTCTCATACATTTGGATGAATGAGTGTTTAGTAGTTTCATCAAACCGAGCAATACAAACTTCAATAGACTTTCTACGGTCTTTTAGAATAGCATAAGCATTAGCTATGTGAACCAAGCGGCGAGTAGTAATCAAATCTGCGGATGCTTCCGCTTCAAAAGACTTTCTAGTTCCAACGGCCCAGCTAATCAGCTTATTAACAAAATCTTTAGCATCATCTTTTTCAATATCATGCTTATCAAAGATCTTTTTCAATATCTGTGTTTCAGTTTTTTCGTTAGGGTAACTCTGTTCAAAAGTAGCTGGAAATCTTTCCAGAAAAGCTTCATTCAGAATATTAGTACCTACGAATTTTCCAGTTTCAGATCCTTGACCTTTAGTATTAGCAGTAGCAATGATATTAAATCCAGGAGCGGGTTTAACAAACTGATTAATTTTCTTAAGTAGAATACCTTTACCCTCAAGTACAGGTTGAAGACACATCAATTTATTTCCACCTAGATCTACTTCATCAAGTAAAACTACGGCACCAGTTTTCATAGCACGAACAATCGGACCATCAAACCACTTTGTGGAATCATTAACGAGTCGGAAACCTCCAAGAAGATCATCTTCATCAGTTTCAATTGTAATGTTTACGCGAATCATTTCACGTTTATGTTCAGCACATGCTTGCTCTACGGAAAATGTTTTACCGTTACCAGATAAACCAGTAATGAATAATGGGTAAAATAATTTTGATGCTATAATAGTAGCAAGATCATCGTAGGGTCCAAACTTCACAAAGAGTGGATCTTTATCTGGGATTAAATTTTCTTTATGTTCAGCGGCAGAAGTTATATTCTGTACCAAACTATCTGGATTTTTCTTACTTGTCATAACAATTATTTCACCTCTAAAATAACAACTTTATCTTATAATACTATTATACCACGTTCCATACCTATCTGTCAAGCACTTATTCCACCTTAATGGAATCAGCTACTTACGCTATGTGGTCTATGAACCTACCTAGCAGGATTCTGGAATTCTTCTTCTTCGATAATGCTTTAACAAACTGATTATGAATAGCACTCTTAGCAGTAGTATCACTGAATTCAATATCTTCACTAGAGGTTAAAAGATCTTGACCTGCTGGAATTATATAGTAGCTATCGTAACCATCTTTTTTAACTTCAGCAAATTGCTTATCATCAAATTGATTTTTAGCACGTTCAATAGTTTCTTGTGTCTCACCATAATTCATGGATGCGATCTGATACTTTGCGCTATTCTTATCACATACAAAGAACCCGATCATTTTAGCACCAGTGATATCTTTATACATCTCAATAAGATTAGCAGTAAAATCCCTAGCTCTGGAACCATTGCTACGATTCTTAACATTAGTCAAATCCCAAGTTCTTGATGAATTCTTATATCTGCAATAAATTTTCTTAGTATCACGATTAGCACGATTAGCACAAACTTCACTTAGTTTACCATTAGAATCATTATTGAAATAATTGATTCCGGAAGTACCATCACCATCAGTTATGACAACCGTATGAATGATATCCAAATTATGTTTAGCTTTCAACTTAGGAACAATCTGCATTGCACTAATGATAGCTTCATTTAATGGTGTACCACCAAGCGATTCACAATTAGGTAAACCAAAATAAGGGTAATCATCTTTACGTTTAACATAATGTGACATAACACACATTAAACATTCAAGCATATCATTATATTCGTGTAATGTCATTCTACTTGAAAGATAATTTCTTAGACTGAAAGAACCATTTAAGAAAACATTTCCAGTTTTCTTAGTGCCGATTGGGCCGATTGGATCATAGTTGTAGCTATATGATTGACCACGGCTTGCACCAACATCAGTAAAACCATAAACATCAAATGGAATATTTACTTTGCGACAAAACATTGCGATGTTAATCATCTGTGCATAAGTTCCAGCCATATGTGGAACCATTGAACCCGACATATCAATGAATACTACCAAACCGTGATTTTTTCCATTAGGTGTATTAGTGACCTTGCGGAAAATATCTTCATTGTATCTGTAACCGTGGACCTTATTAGTATCAAGGATTCCAGTCTTAGAGATTAATACCCTTGCATCTGAACTAGCTTTCTTCTTCATTTCAAAGAGGTTTACTAGTTGATTAACAACGTGTTTATTATTAGCTTTGAATTGACTCAAATACTCTTGAGCTTTAGCAGAATAGATATCATTACGATTATAGTATTCTCTCAATTGCTTAAGAACTACTTTATAATCAATTATGATTTTATTCAAATCGAATTCTGGAATATTGATAGTATCAACTTGACTCGTTAAGTCTACGTATTGAGCTAATTTTTTATCAAAATTATCTTGAGTAACTGAGATAACTATTGGATTCGGTTTACCCTGTTCATTACCAGTTCCAGATTTTTCACTCTTAGAATTTTCTTCTGATTTTTCTTTACCATCAGCAGATTGTTGATCACCAGATTTTGGAGCACTAGGATCTGGATGTGTGATAGTAACTTTTTGACCTTGACCAGAACCATCCGAAGGATTTTGTTCTTTCAATTGCTTTTCAATTGCATCTGCAAGTTCTTTGCTATCAGCATTGATAGTAATATCACCTTGAGTAGTTTCTTGTTCTTCCAAACTTTCACCTTTCTTTTCAGCTTCTTCTTCAGCATACTTCAAAAGACGTTTTGAAATTTCTAATACTTGTGGAAAAGTTTTTGCGTTATCAATTTCAGACAACCAAGATTTTTCCTCTTCAGCAAATGGAACATTTACATAACCATAATGTCCAAGCTTGTAATGTAGATTGATACGATCAAGAATACCGTAATCTTTAATTTCTTTTTTAGATGTTTGAGTACCAAACAAATCTTGTTTTTCCAATTCATCGTAACCAGCTTTGAAAGAACGTACAGTTCCAGGATACTTAGATTGAATCATCTTTTCAATTCTAACATCTTCAACAATGTTTACTACTTGTTTATAATTTTTGTTTTCAGTTTCTTTAACTGCTTTCATCCACTCAGCTTGCGGAGTGTATAATGCATGACCTACTTCGTGGGAAATTAGTAGTGTATAGACATCTTCAGAAATATCTTTCCAGAGAGGAATTAAAAGCTTGCGATTAACAAGATCAAAAGCGGCTGTAGGAATTGGTGCATGTTCTACTATAATATTCTCAGTAGCCATGAGCTTTGCTAGTGCTTCTTTAACTGCAATTCGTTTTCTATCTTGTACTGATTTAATATCATTCATAACTAATCACCTCTGATTGTCTATACTATAAGTATATCACAGATTGTGACCACCTGTCAACCCTATAATCCATTTTTATTTCAGTGAGTGATATCAGCTACTTACGCTTGTATTTTATACACATGGTTACAATTAATGCGCTTACTATTGAATTATACAAAATCGTGAGTTTAACCGCAAGCTATCATAGTAAAACGTGGTAGGTATCACGTTTTACCGTGGAAAAAGGTGAAAAACGTTGTTAAAGCCTAACTGGAGACTCCAATTGAGGCACAGCACTTAAAGTAAGTAGCAATGCTCCAAGATATCCTAATAGTTCAATCATATTTTTCTATAAACGAAAATCGGTTCATACTTAAACCATGCCGATCTTCCATTTTTACCTTTACCACCATCTCCAGCTTCTCTAAGCTTACAAAAATTCTTTGCCATTGGTGTACCTTCATCCGTATCAATTCTATTACCGCCAGGCATCTGAGCTAATGCCATTTTCATAGTTTCAACATACTCAAAACCTAATGACTCTATAATTTTTCTTGAGTCACCTTCAAGCGGCAACATCTGGCCACCAAATTTAGCATCAGCAATATTCCAAAGTATATATCCTCCAGGCTTTAACCACTCGGCAGCAGTTTCTAAAGTAGGTTTTAGAAAACCTTCTCGCCATGTATCATATGTATCAAACTTGATTGCGCTCTGTCCTGGATCTTCTGAATATACTTCCTTAGCAAAGTATGGTGGAGATGTAAACACCAAATCAACTTTACCTTTATACTTTTGAAAACCTTCTTGATCTTTCATTACCTCTGAACCACACTGATAGATTTCATATGTGTTCATAAGTTTATCTTCGTCTAATATAACTCCAGCAAGTTTTTGATTATTATAAAAATCTGCTACCTCATGATACTTAGTTCTTCCATTATCAGTGTTGTGATCTGTGTTAGGGTCTGTACCAATGTAATGTAAATGTTTTACTATCTCTGGCTTCACTGCCATAGCACCAAGAATACGGCCACCCCATCCAGCAGAAGGATCCCAAACGATTGCTTCTTCTTTACCCTTCAAATATTTTTCATATAAAAACTTTGCTGTTAGTGGTGGAAAGTTTACAGCATATTGACATACTGAAATTCTATAAGCTTTGATACCTAAAGGAAATATCTTTTGACCTAACTTGAATGGCCTAACCTGAAAGATATCTGTTTCAACATCATTCATTACAGTTTTACATTTATCAGGTATGAGCGAACCCATATCATCAATTTGTTTTCTACTTAATCTGTGCCATTTAACTCTTGTTAAATCCCCACCATATCCAGAATATTCAGCATCATCTTTGACTGGTTGAATCCAGTAATCCCATTCACCAGTCTTTCTAAAGTCTTTTTCAAATCTTGTTATCCATTCGGTTGCATCTGAAGCAGCAAAAAGAAACATTGAAAGATATTCACTTACTTGAGCTTTAGACCAAGAAGAATCAAACACCCTTAATGGATTAGAATAATGATAAAAGGAATCTCTCTTGAAATGTCTTCTACCATATGTAATCATCTTCTTTAATAGTTCAGGTCTTTTGAAGTGATCATAGATTGATAGACCACCTTTAACATCTGAAGTATAATTAATGCGAGTTGCCATCATGGTAGGAAACCATTGATTGCAAGCATTACCTACGATACTAGTATTACGAATTACATTTTTATCATCAGTCAATTCATCTTTACATAGAAACTTTTCAACTTGAAAAGGAGACATCTGGCGAAACTGTTCTTTAATTTCCTTCTCAAGTAAACCAACGCGAGGAGGTTGACCCTGTTCATCCCAAATCTTGATAACTGTTTCACGCACGTCCTTCGTCCAGTTGGCAAACTGTTCATCAGACATCCACAAAACTTCTTCAAAAGTTTTATTTACGGGGCTTTCTAGGAACTCGTCCGCTCTTTCGTAAAACCACTTTTTTCTTTTTGTCATCTTTTTTCTCTTTGCCAGTTGCTATATCTAAATTAAAACCATGATCTAAAATAGGTATACCAATCTTATCAACCACACCATGCTTCAATGCTTCTTCTGGAGTTAAATACCAATTGGCGTGTTTCTTTTCTGCTACAATCTTCTGAAAATATCCCTGTGGTCTACCACACTTTTCATTAAGTATACCAAAGATTTTATTGTTTAATCTTTCAGCTTCTCCAACATCTGCTTTTAGATCTTCTATCTTACCAAATGAAACTGAACCAGCATCATGAATCATAACAGTAGAATGTGGCCCGATAAATCTTAGTCCAGGAGAACCACAAGCAAGTAATATACTACCACACGACATTGCTTTACCTAATGCGATTGTAGCAATAGGTCTATCAGAACTTACCATAATATCTAACATAGCAAGTAATGAATAAATTTCACCACCAAAACTATCAATTAGAATTGGTATGATTGGAATATTACTATTCTTCAATGAATCAAAATCTGCTTTAAATGATTTCACTCCAAATTCTGTGAACTCGTTGACTAATATAGCATTGCTAATTTTTGGCTCACTGCTCATGTTTTTTACCTCAAAGATAATCATTATTCTATTATACTGAAATTTTTGCTTTTTGTAAAGCGAATATTTGCATGGAACTTATCTGCTATGCTTTCTTTATGAGAAATAACAAATACGTTTGTATCCTTAAACAATTCTGAATTAACCAGTTGGAGAACATTCTCAGTAGCACTTGTGTCCAGATAACTATCAAGAACTTCATCCAGAACTAATAGATTAGTGTTTACGCTGTTCTTCATCTTAGCAATCTTTCTCCAACAGAATAATAGAGCAAGATCTATTCTCTGCTTTTCGCCTTCCGAAAAATTAGCATATGATAGATCATCTCTACCACGATGTTTGATACATTCATTAAATTCTTCATCAATGGAAAATGTAATAAAGAAATTCATTGCAGTTAAGAATTGATTGGTGTACTTATTAATCAATGGAAGATATTGTTTAATAATCTTTGCTTTAACTCCACTATCTTTAAGTAGTGAAGATGCTAGATCATTAACTGCTCTTTCTATTGAGAAATTTTCTTTCTTCTTGTTTAATATTTCTATTTGATTGTTTAGATCTTCAATGGCAACATCTTGTGTGGACGCAACACTATCTTTTAACTCTAAAGTTTCTTTGGCAATACGTTTAATGAATTGATTGATAGCATCTACTGTACTGTTATGTTTTTGAACTTGTAATTGAATCACTTCCATTTCTGATTCAATCTTACGAGCATCTGCTAACTTAGAATCTAATTTTTCCAGATTACTTTGAACTTGTAACAAACCTTGATTACATTCTTCAATCTTATCGTTCTTCTTTTGAATTTCTAAAGTCTTAAAGTCTGGTTTAATTTCCTGTTGACAAGTTGGACAACTATCATGCTGTTCATAGAAAGTTATTTCTTTGTTAAACTTCTTAACATTGTCATTAAGCTTACTTGATATCCGTTGAACCTTTGATATGTTAGCTTCAACTTCTTTCTTAAAAGAAAGTTTAGCTTCCAATTCTACTACTTGTGATAATAGTTCTTTGTTCTTGTTTTGTATATCTACTATCTGAAGTTTATTCTCTTCAATTTTAACTAGGTTGTCTTTAATCTTTTCATCTTTATCTTTACTGATTTCTTCAAGATATCTTTGATGAACTACAATTTTTTCTTTGGCTAGTGATATCGCATAATCATTTTCAACTATAGAAGTTTTAATATTAGTCACTCTCTGCTTCAAAAGTAAATTCATCACAGAAAAGATTTCTATATCCAGAAGTCCTTCTACAATCAATCTACGATCTGCTGGCTTCAATTGCATGAATGGAGTAAAGTTTGATGCTCCGAGAACTACTATCTGGCAGAACGCTTTGAAATTAAACTTTAAGATCTGTTTTTCAAGATACTGTTGATAGTCTTTTATATGAGAATCTTGATTGACAAGTTTACCATCAATATAGATTTCAAATATAGCAGGTTTAACTCCACGTTTAATTATATACTCTTTACTACCTAGAGAAAATTCTAATTCAACTAAACAATTCTTTTCGTTGATTGAGTTTACTATTTGATTCTTATTAATGTTTCTGAATGGTCTATTAAACAGCGCCAATGAGATAGCATCAAGCATTGTACTCTTACCACTACCAGAAGGACCAAGCAAAATTGTGGTATGATTCTTATCTAGTTGTACTTCAATGAAATTATTTCCTGTCGCCAGAAGATTCTTCCATCTTACTGTTTTAAATACAAGCATTAACTTCCTTGAATTTGGTCGCTAGTGTTTAGTGCCTCAATATATAAATCATTGAACAGTGACATTAATTCTGTTTCATGTGTTTGTAAACTTAAAGATTTAACATAGTCCATAAGAATTGATAGTGTGTCTTTTGCTTCATCTAAAACTTCTTCTTCTGAAGTATTTTCAAATGCAGCTTCTACTATACTGATATCGGTTGGATTTACTTTCTGTAATGCTTCTATGAATTGGTCAAACAGATAAGGATTAGTTTTATTCTGAACTATAATCTTAACGAACATTCCAGTGAGTCCAGAATAGTCTTTATTAACTAACGTATCAAAAGTTTCTTTACTATCATCATAAAAAATCTTACAAAATATCTGTGCTGGATTTTCAATGAACTGTAAATCTAACGTTTCAGTATCAAAGATATGAAAACCACGAATATCTCCCCAGTCGCTCCAGATAATAGGATATGGAGAACCAAGATAATGAATACCATTATTACTAGACTTATGATGAAAGTGTCCAGTCAAAGTCATAAAGAACTTATCAAAGATGCTTGCAGTTAGACCTTTATCTTTATTAATATGTCCAGAGTGCATTTCAAATCCCATAAGTTCCAAATGTCCCATACACACTTGGGCTTTAGTATCTTCAATCATCTTTCTTGATTGTATTATGTTATCTTCACATATCCACGGTAAGAAAAGAACGTCTCTATCTCCAACCTTAACTTCTGTTGGCTCAGTATAGATTTTGAATTTAGGAAATGAAGATAATAAACCTTCAACACTGTTTACTGTATTAGTGTTCTTAAAATAAGTATCATGATTACCAATAAGAATATCCATATGCGAGACAAGACCATGCAGAGGCGTAAAAACTCTTTCTTGCCAAGACCTAAGCGTATTAAAATTAATATACTTGCGACGGTCAAACACGTCACCCAAATGAATAACATGTTTGATATCATGTTCTTTTATATAAGGAAAAAATTGTTTTTCAAAAAACGATATGAAGAATTCATTAAAAGCGGGATTATCGTTTCTCGCTCCCGAATGGGTATCAGTAACGATTGCTACTTTCATTATTACTTGACTTCATTAAGTACAGCAAAACGAAGGGCCGATCTAATCACTTCTGCTTTATTAACGAAACCACCTTGTTTAAAAGTATTATTAATGGTAATTAAAACATCAGGATCTAAATCAAGATCTACTGATACTGTTTTAGTTTCTAATCTTTCATAATGATTACCATCAATGACTACGTAATCAGGTGGATTCTTTTTCTCTTCTTTATTAAAGACGCCCTTTAATGAATATGGTTTGACTTTTGATTTCTTCATAATAATTTAGCCCCATGTTGATCCACCGCTACTATTAGAAGTGTTAAGTATATCATATAGTAAATTGCTAGTTAATTCAAGGTTTTTTCCTGATTGCTTGTATGGACGAATTATATCTATAGCCTTCTCTTCTACTACAGAGGTTCCAATTAATCCTAGATCTTTTACTATAGCAGCAAAGACTTGCTTACTTGTGGCCGATCTCTCAGCACATCTAGTGTATAAACTATCAATTAATTTTTCTTTGTCCAGAGCCATTGCTAAATTATGTCCACAAACATCTACGAATTTTAATTAAACGAACAAGCATGTCCTCATCTTCTTTCTCTTGCTCTTCTTCAATCTTATGATTAAGATCTAGAATTCTTTTTTCTTCTGCTTGCTCTTCTGGAGTATTTCTGTTGATCATTTCAAAAAACTTTTGTCCCTTGACTTCGATCTCTTTCATATTTGAACGGTCAAGCCAAGAACCATATTTCTGTCTCTTATTATCACACCAAGCAGACCAACCAGAAAGATCCATTGGGTCTTGTCTAGCAGGTCTTATATCCTTCCACCAAATATAAAGATCTTGAATTTCTTTCCACGGAGCTGAATAATCTTTTCTATATGCTTCATAAGCTTCATCAGTTTCAAATCCCATGTTGCGTTTATCTTCATCAGTAGATTCGTGAGTGATATGCCAATCAATAAAAGCAAGTCCATCTTCACGAGAAGATATAGGAAATAAAGTGTTGCGAATAATTCTAGGAAGTTTAAATCGCCAGTTTCTCTTTTTCTTATCAAATACATCATTCATCCAAGCACATTCAACTTCAACGAACTGTGCTAGAATAGAAAAATTTGCGTGTAATAGAAGTGTGTCTTTATCGTAGTAAGCTGGCTCTAGATCTGTATGAACTATATGATACTTATCGTATGTGCGATATCGCACCCAATCTTGGGCGGCTTCTAGCTTCCATTTTAGCTTTCTGAATATATTCGGTTGATATTTTTCCCTCATAACAATCTCTCAAAAATTTAACTGCACTTTCAATATCAACAAATCCCGCCAAGAAAACTAAACTTTGCGTGTGTTGATGTGGATTATTATCCAGTGTATAAACTACAAATTCATCGGTAGGTGTTCCACATCCGTCATATCCGATCTCTTTACCTAGATAATAATAACACATTCTTTATACCTTTGTCAAGTATCTTTATCCTCAAGAACATCTTCCAGATTGGCTTTACCTTTCTTCTTCTTTTTGTTCTTGGCTTTCTTTTCTTCTCTTCCACGTTCAAAGTTTGCTACAAACTCTTGCCGATACTGTTCTGAGTATTCATTACCGTATTGAGTTGGTGCAGCTATCTCATCTGGATACTCTCCAGTAAAACTCTCTTCGATCATTCGGTACTTTGTATATAGATGTTTCTTTTCTCTTTGTATTCGTCTTATAAAAGCGAACCAAATGATCTGTGTAAAATATGCGAATGGGTTATTAGATTTCTTTGGGTTAAAGTTATTGAGATACATTAAGCAGTTTTCTATTCCATCAGATATCATTTCTTCTCTGAAAGGATAATTCATAAAGTTTGGTCTGTTGACAATTTTATTTGCCATGTTAAGAATACATTCACCTATGAAGTCTGATACTTGTGGAGCTGGAAGCTTCTTTCGCTTTGCATCATTTACAGCTTTGATGTGGAGCTTCATGTGTGCAAGAAACTCTGCATTGTTTACGTAGTGTGGTCTATCTTTTGCTTTGATCTTAATTGGCTTGTTACCTTTTAGTTTTGTTTTTGGTAACTGTTCTTCCGTATTTCCATTTGTTTCATCAGCCATATTATTCATCCTTGTTTATATCAGCGACAGTCGTATCTTGCATCTTTACATAGTCATCGTAAGGAACAGATACTACGGTATCTTTTCCCTCTCTAGTAAATATAATTTGACATTGAGTAAGAAGAGATTCAAATAATGTTTCAGATAGTTTTGAAACTTCTTGTTCTTCGATGCGAATGATTGGTCTGTTAATGTTATTCATATCATGAGTATAACAGAAACTATTAATATATAAAAGGGATTTCTTTTGGCCTAATAAAGATTTCTTGGCCTAGTAGGCCTTTAAAGAATAGTAAGGCTTATGGCCTAATAAAGATTTCTTGGCCTAGTAGGCCTTTAAAGAATAGTAAGGCTTATGGCCTAATAAAGATTTCTTGGCCTAGTAGGCCTTTAAAGAATAGTAAGGCTTAGTATTAAAGGATTTATTTTTTCGTTGACACTAGTATATAGTGTTCCAAAGAATAAAAAAACAGGGTTTCCAAAATTATTTCGGCTTGGCTCAAAAATAGTTCCACCTAGTGCATATCATCATCTGTTTTCAGATTTTTTAATATTTCTAACGTTGCTTGTTTTTTTAATTCAACTTTATTTAATTCTTCTTCTCGGTCTTCTTCGTCTAATCGTCCAACCATCAACTCTGCATAATGTTCTATTACAGATTCGTTTGGAGTATCCATTGTTATAATTTTATCTTTGGGTATAGGTAAAGTGTTGCTGTTACAAGATGGCATCCAATCAATCAAGAAAATAGAGTGACCTCTACTCTTGCGATCATATTCTTGTACTACTCGCATTGGGCCTTTAATGAAGATTAAATTTCTAACGGTATACTCTTCACCTTCATCATTAGTATCTTTCACAGCTCCATCATCAACGTATCCGATGACTTCATCACCATTAACTAATTTGATTACTTTAAGATCTGCCATAGTTTACCTTGATAGTTTAACTAACAGAATTATTTAGTGGGCTCCAAATCTATTTGATGGAGCTTGTACTTGAACTTCTCAGCGTTGTATATTTTAACTCTTTCAAGAAAGTGTTTGATAGCAAAGTTTTTATGTTGCTTGTGTATCATATCATCAACGATATCATATAGTGTTGCTTTATCTGAATCACCAATACGTAATGCTCTGCCAATACTCTGTAATGTTTTAATTCTTGATTTTGTAGGCGAAGCGAATATGATGTTATCAAGATTCTTTATATTAATACCTGTACTGAATACACCACTTGAAGCAACGATGATCGCATCTTTCTGTTTATCAGTAATCTTTCTGATCTGTTCTCTTACTTCACCTTCAGTAGCACCAGAGACAAAAAACACCTTTCTATTTGGAGTAGTCTCTTCAACTTTCTTTTTAATTGAGTCATATAAAACTTTACCATGACTTATGAATTGGAATAATATAAGCGTATTAGATTTCATGCTTACTGCTAGATTGCGAATAAACAAATTACGCTTCTTGTTTAGAATAAGATATTTGATTTCATCTTGATACTTCAGAATTTTATTTGCTTTACAAGTCTCTTCAGAGTATTTCAATATTAAACATTTAATATTTAATTCTGCTAATTGCTTTTTATCCATCAATGTTTTGGTTGTAGTAACTTTGAAGACTGGGCCAAACAAACCTTCAAGCACTAGCTTATGTGTTTGTGTGCCATCAAGTGTACCTGTAGTGCCGAACCTGTAAGTAGTATTTACAAGTTTCTCCATTATACCTTTCATTGAGTTTGCTTTGAATTGGTGAACCTCATCACCAATCACAACATCAAAATCTTTGAAGTATTCTTTTGGCATTTTATAGATCGATTGCCACGTAGAAACCACGATAGGTTTCTTAGTTGTCTTATCTTGACCTGAGAAAATAGGGTGGCACATTTTATCAACATCAAACTTTGGATCTTTCTTAGCATAGTCTCTAAAGTCTGATATCATCTGAGATACCAACGATATTGTTGGAACGATAATCAAAGTCTTTTTGTTGTAATGTCTAGCTAGGGAATAGATGATTAGGCTTTTGCCTGAGTTGTGGGTTACACACCAATCACCTAGAAAATATAAATGATCCCCATCTAACTGCATACCATAAAACGTATTGTTACCAACATCTTCCACTGTAAAACAGTGTCGGTTGTGTTTTTTGTTTGGGTTATCTACTATTGCCTTTTTTCTATCTAACTTACACGGAATAATAGATATATTTCCAATAATTGAACACGACCAATATATTCTCTTAATTTTTGCGATGGTATTTGTGGCACACTTTAATCCGCTTTTGATTTTTACAAAAAACCCCAAACTTCTTGCCACAAATGCTACGTCTTCGACCAGTTGTTTGGATTTAGATGTATATGAATAATAAGTTTTGGTTTTACTTAAATACCCGTCCGTATCTATTAATCCTGCTAAGAGTTGCAATCTACTAGAAATAGATGATGTTTTGTATACGTCAGGAATATACTTATTACCACAGGTTAAAGAGCCACCGATATCAATTCCAATCTTTCTGAAAGCATCCGTGAATTTATTTGGGCTACTACGGGTGGTGTTTTTTATATCAGAAAATCGTATCGTTCGACAATTACTCCTGTTTGTTTTGATGGTTGGTGTGATATGGAATTCCATCTTAACATAATCAGCAAAGTGTTCAATTAGCTCATTATCTTTCGAGGTAAGTGCAGGGGTGCGCGAATGCCCATCTCCGAGATAGGCACCAACAATATATGGATCAACTAAGAGAGTTTTATTATCATTATTGAATGCAATACATTTGTCATTCCAGTACAGTTTATGGCAGTGTCTCCAATGTTTACTTTTCTTAATGTAATCTTCCACTGAAATATTAATTATATTCTCTTTCGACGTATGAACCAAACTTAAAATATGTTCCCCATTAACTTCAAAACTTTTAAATTTGTTACTTTTGCGTCCACCACATGCAATTTTATATATTTTTCCGTATCCTTTAATAGTCTTTAATACCGTTCTTGGATAATTATCGGGTCCCATTAACAAGTCACCGACTTGTAGGTTTTCCACAGTTTTACAAGAACCGTCGTATTGTATGACCTTAGTTCCTGCGACGTGACACCCTGTAGGAGACACTAATAAAGCTCTCCTGTGCTTCACAGCGTAGTGTATCGCACTGAGTTGATAGTCACGAGCATCAAAGGGTAATTTAAGCCGTTTAGTTAGGCTATTTGTATCTTCTAATGTGAAAGGAGTTATCTCTTCTATTTCTGGATCGATATCTAAAGTATAATCTCTAGCATCACAGAATACTTTTAGGTAATGAATTAAGCCTGCGTATAGACTCCAATCCATAGTATTGAATAAGCGAATATAACCATCCCAGGTACGCATCTTGTACGCTGGCATGAACTGATAGCCTGGGACTCTAAATTTAAAAAATTCAGAAAGCTCCTGGATCACTCCAGAAGAAGTCTCTACCCTTACGTAGACTTGGTTGATCTTTTTGATCGATAGATGTTCCATTAGACTTTTCGCTTATCCCACAATTACACTCGCTAGTGTTATTTAGGCGGTGCGTAAAAGCGAATATCCCATAAGCCACAGTAAGACCAACGATCAAAACTGAGAAACTGAAAGCAACCAAGTGTGGCGTTTTAAGTCTAGCGAACTCATCAAAATCCATATTAACCCCCATTAGCAAATTTTCTAAAATCAATAGCGTTCTTAATCAAAAAGTTTCTAGTGTTCAATGTTTTAATAATCTCTTCCAGAAATGCTACCTTTTCTTTTTGAACTGTTACCTTGATTAATTTATCTGCTAATTCTTTATCAGCATCAAGATATATTTGAACGTCACCTTTAAGAACAAATTGGAACGGTTCCCATCCAAGTTCTTTACATTCATTACCTGAAAGTTTTCCAGTGTAGTATTCATGCTTAAGTTTATAGAACTGAGCTACGTTATTCTGTTCAGACTTGAGTTGGACTTTTTCTCTTAGGTATAACTTATAATATTTGTTATGTAAGAATGGAATCTTTAGACTCTCTTCGTCAAGAGAAGACCTGTCGATCTTAACATCTTCATCCCATAGTGCTTCAATCTCTTCTAACTTCATATTAATCTTCGTTATGATGAACTAATCTTGCTTCTTCAATAGTTTCTTCTTCAACTTTACATAGAGATATAGTTATTTCATGGCCATCAATAATAGCTTTTTTATGATACCAGAAATCTTCTGCCATACTAAGCATGGTAAGCAAGTCCTATGATAGCATCTTTACCTTGCCATTTGATTTTATACCAAGTGTTATCACAACAACCCTGTAAAAGTCTTGATAGATTATATTCTTTTGGAGCTAATAGCTTAAAAGGAACAGCTACAGTTTTATATGACTTTGAATTTTCATCCCATTCATCTGCGGTAGTCATATCATCAGTTTCTTCAAACTCATTTAGATCATGAGTGATGATAGCATAGTCCCAATCATCAAGACACACGCCTGCGCTCCAGAGATATTCACTCTCTGATTCCGAAAATTCTGTTCTGTATTCAAAATTCATAGTAACCTATAATAACATTATTAAGATTTTGGAACAAGTATAATGTGGACTGGCTTATGTTTCTTTTCCATTTTGTTTATCATATCTAGTGTACCTCTTGATTGACCATCCCAGAAAGCAACCAAGCAATCAGCTATCTTAGCCATGTTTTCGTTTCTTATTGGGCCAGCAGCTTTACCAAATAGTGCCCAGTCAGCCTCAAAGACTCTTAATGGAATCTTATTATGTGAAGCGTATATTTCTCCACAACAGTCGGCACCTCTAGCACCACCTGAAATAATCTCTGTAGGTTTTAGATTTAGTTTTGAAAACTCTTCTTCAAATAGTTGGTAATCAGTAAAGTTTCTACTACCAGCAATTATAACTTTCATTTCTTTCCCATCTCATATGCTATCCAGTTATCGTAACTGTCAGGTTCATTTTTATAATTATCGTATTGTAGATGATCGGTTTTGATTGCTCCCTTCCAGATATATTGAACACGTATTCCTGGTTGCCAGTCTTCAAGATAGCCAGCGAACTCAGCATATACGCTATTACCTGTATATGGGAAATACAAAAGTAATTCTTGTTGTAGTGTTAAACTTTTTAACCACTCTGGAACTTTCATAACAATAATACATTTCTACTCAGCTTTTTGTGCTTGCTCAATGATCCATTCTAGTAGCTTAGGATTCTTTTTCAAAACATCTGTTAAGTTATTTGATATCTGTGTTACAAACTTTTCTTCTCTACGTCTGTCCATAGACACTTCATACTCTTCTATGATGCCGTGCATGACTTCGTGAATAACTGTATCAAGATAATCACTGGCGTTTTGTCCCTTAGTGATCTCTATTAGTTGTTTATGATATGTTATCTGGCCGAGCGCTTCTTTACTAGCACCCCAAGATTTAGCGCGGCTAATAACCTTATAATCGGTTTCGTTGATTTTAATTTTCTTAGGTCTACGTGCCATATAATTTTCCTTTAAGGTCTTGTAATTCGGTATAGATCATATTTGAAAATAGCAGTACAGGTCAACTCAATTACATTTTCATCTCTAGTATCAAATTTCAATTCACTTAATGAGGTTGGATAAACATCTTGATATGCTATTTCTAGCACAACATTATTCTGGCTGTTACGAACAACTAATAAAGCTTGTCCATATATCTGTCCGATCTTAGTAGCAGGTGGAAGTAATTTTCGTGTACCACCATCAATATCTTTATCAATACCTTTCTTGAGATCAGAATACTGAACAAAGTTTTCTGGGAAACCAATGCCTTTCATCCAGTTAAAGATATCCGTCCAGTTCTTAATGTCTTCATCTACTTTGAAATCAACAACAAGTTCTCCCCAAGAAAGTCTATCACCCTGCCAAGGAATATTATTGAACGGAGTGCCTTGGGCGTTTGAAGTGGCAGGTAAAGTTATTCCTGGGACGTTAGCAGCTTGAACAAAAAAGTCTACGTTCTTTAATCGATCTATGCTAAAATCAAATCTGAGAGGTGAAGCAAAGTTCCTATTTTTAATTTGTTCGGTCATAATAGACTTGCTCTTTTTGATTGTATTATAAGGTTCATAGTATTTATTTTAACATGAACCCTATCCAAATGCAATATAAAAATATATATGCTTGGAAGAGAAATAGGCCAAGATTAAAGAGATTTGCATTTCCAGCCCTGGCTCTGTGAAATAATACCTTTAGATACTTTCCAGAGGTTTTGGGTAGATAGGTTATGTTCCCGACAGAACTTGGTGAGATTGGTTATTCTGTGAATAATTCCCTCTGGCGATGTAAGACTCCATTGTTTGGACATTCTTGCTCTAGTCTTTTCTTTGAATGCGTCAGATTTTTTATGGTGCATCATGGCATCTGATATTGCTTGTTTATGCTCTATTGACATAGACCAACCTGAGCCCCTTGTGGATATACCTTTTAGTTTTTCCGATCTCTTTCTATTAGATTCGGGTGATTGTATTTTACCCTTTTGCATTTCAGAGTATTTTTTTCTTTCTTCTGGTGTCCATCTTTTCTTGGCTGATTCGGACATTTGTTTTTTCTGTTCATCCGAAAATTTATAGCCCCAAATACCACCATCACCACCATCAGTGAGATTATATCCCCAACCACCATTTGCTAAACTATTAGATATTTTAATAAAATACTTTTCTAATTCCTTTGCATGATCCAAATTTTTTGTTTGACATAGTATTTCAAATTTAAAATTAACTTTACCGTGTTTTAAAATAGCCCTGTGTAGTGGTTTTGCTTTTTGTTGTGGTCCCTTAGGTGATTTGTGTTGGTCCCACCTTTTACGTGGCGGCGTTTGTTGTGTCAGGCCAATATATTTTCTTTCATTAGAAAGATTAGTAATACGATAAATTGAAAAAATGACGTCCATATTGCGTAACCATACTTTATTGTAGTAATATAAGATAAAAATCAGGGGACATAAAGCCCCCTGATTCTTTTCAATTCAAAAACCAATTCGTCCTAGAGGAGGTTCCGAACACGAATTTTCCGATAATATACGTTTGTGCCAGCAGTAATCGCACCGTTGCTATTTCCAGCAAGATTTGAGAACGGATTAGCAACAATACCGTAACGGGTCTTGAATCCAATTTTTGGTTGGAATGAATCTTGACCAACGGCACGCAACATTTGAAGCGGAACGTATGGGCAATAGAACAATCCAGCATCGTACTGATTGCTTCCTTTGAATCCCATTACATAGAAATTCTGTGTAAGAGGAGCATAAGGGTCAACGAATACCTTGAAACGTCCATTAAGAACACCAACAAAAGTGTTGCCAGTGTCATCAACGTTTAGGTTATCTTTCAATGCGCTACCGCAATCAAGAAGACCAGCAACGCTAAGAGCAGAAGCCGTATCGGAGTCACAGATAACAAAGTTACCACGACCACGACGAGTTTCTTTAGCAATTGCGTTAGCATCGCGTTCCATCTGAACCATCAGACCCTTGTACTTTTCAACAGACCAACGTCCATTTGAATCTACATCTAGATCGAATTCGCCAGCAACAGAAACATCTTGTTGGGCACCAGGCACAGCAGAGATGTAAATTGTACGAATGATTTCACGATTGATTTCAGCCAAGATTTCAGCAGAAAGAATGTTAGCAAGTTCAGACTCAGCATCTAAACCATGAACAGCTTTCAAATCTTGAGCAATTTCCATTGTGTACTCTGCTTTAAGGGCACGAGTCTTAGCTTCAACAGAAACTTTATCAATCGAGAATGCCATTTCAGCAAACACACCATCACCGACTCCACCGCCACCAAGACGCTCAGCAGCAGAAGTCGAAAGACCTTCGCCACGAGTTGGAGGACCAAATGGGTCAAGAGGATTTGAATGCACCGATGCAGGGTCGCCAGAAAAGTCTGTATCTGCTTCATTATGAAGTGCTTCTACGCCACCTTGCGATGTGTACTTGCTCTTCAATGCGAAGATCAATCCGGTTGGAGCTTTCATTGGCTGTACGCCACACACGTCAAATGCCATCAAATTAGGCAATGATCGACGAATCAGTGAAATTAGCACTGGATCGTAACCCTTCAAGTTTGCGTTGTTGTTAGGAAAACCTTGTGCGGCGTTAGCAGGAGCGGCTTCTGCGAGCATATTAAGCCCGAATGTTCCTTGCTCACGCATGTCGCGTTCTTGGTTTTCTAACAGTACTGCACATACTGCTCGACGGTGTGAATCCTTAATTTGTGGGAGATCCTTATGATTAAGAATCTTGTCCCATTTCTTTTGAAGTTCTTCTGAGAGATACATGTTTAATTCTCCTTGTTAAATTACTTTGTGAATTTCTCTAAAAGTATTTATCTTTTTTATTTTTTCACCATACGCGAAATAGTGTCAACAGCTAAATCAATCTCATCTTTTGATGTTCTTGATTCTGGCTCTTGTAGTCCACCTTCAGTCAGTAACGCACTATCTAAATCACCTGAACGTTTAGAGGTTTTTGGGAAGTATGTTTCTCTTACGATAGCAAGCTTACCAGAAAATGCTTTCGCATCTTCAAACGATACCCCTTCACAAAGCTCTGAAAATTTAGCTGCCTCTGAGACAGTTAAACCAGCAGATAACTTTTTAATGACAGATTGTTTTTCTAAAGAAATAAGTCTTTTGCGAATCTCAACATTTTTATTGAGAGACTCATTTAACTCTTTCTCTAACCCATCAATCTTGTTGGCCTGTTCAGCTAAAACGTCAGTCTTAGTCGCAGGCACTTCAATGTAGTGAGTTTCAAACAAGTTCTTTAGACCACCGATGAATTTTTCAACTATCTGTGTTTTAAGACCTGTTTCAATCGCTACTTCGTTCTCTTTGATCCATTCTTCAACAACGTAGTCCAGATAACCGTCTACTTTGTCAACTAACTTCTCAGAGATTTTTGAACTTCTTTTATTAAGTTTCTTTTTGTATACTTCAGAAAGTTTCTTGCGGAAAAGATCAGTTCGCTTCTTTGCAGATGCTTTAACAGCAGCCTCAAAAATTGTTGCGGCCTTTTTCTTAAAACTTTCAGGAAGATCTTCATCGGAAGTAAGAGCCTCTACGTGCTTCTTAAGTTCCTCTTCATCTTCTTCTTCAAGTTCTTTTTCTTCTTCTTCAGAAAGTTTTGCGTCTTTCTTGTCCTCTTCTTCCTCTTTCATGGCTCTAAGTTTAGCCATCTTGTCCTCGTCTTCCTCTTCGTCAAGTTCTTCCTTGTCCTCTTCCTCTTTAAGATCGTCTTCGTCAGACTCATCGGACTCTTTCATGGCTCTAAGTTTAGCCATCTTGTCCTCGTCTTCCTCTTCGTCAAGTTCTTCCTTGTCTTCGTCTTCGTCGAGTTTTTTCTTGTCCTCGTCTTCCTCTTCGTCAAGTTCTTCCTTGTCCTCGTCTTCCTCTTTCATGGCTCTAAGTTTAGCCATCTTGTCATCGTCTTCTTTACGAAGTTTTCTTTTCTCAGGAATTTGTACTGCGGCATCAGAAGCATGAGTAGGAAGATCTTCGTCTGCGCCTTCATCTAATTTCTCGTCATCTTCTACTTCTTCGGGAATCTCTCGACCAGCAGCGGAGCCTTTTTTACCGGAAGCATCAGCAATTGCTTTACCATTAAGCGCCGATTTAATTGCGCGATTTCCGCGCTTTTCAGCACTATCAGGAATCTCTACACCAGCATCAGAAGCATGGGTGGGAAGATCCGATTCTGCACTCTCGCGAATGCTCTTCAAAGTTTTTAGTGTGTTTCTTTTTAATGACATTTTAATAATCTCCTAAACTAAGCTTGTTAGTTAATTGCGTAATGATATTTATAATCCAGTAAATCTAGTCCTCACGAACTCTGATTAGTAGTTCTTCTTCCAACTTTGCGCCGTTATCAAAAACAACTCTTATCGTTATTTGATAGTCGTAGTCGTGGATACCACCTTTAACTAAAACAACCAATTTAGTCTTTCCAGGATTAATAATAACTGGTATAGAAGATTGTAATATCTCAAGAGTGGCATCACTCTTGTTATCAGGATCTCTTCTCTGCCATTTAACTGCACTTGCAGTTGAGGAAACAATTTCTTTTGATCCAGGCGGCAAGTTGAATGACCCACCAGAGTGGCCGAAGCTTACTTCAATGGGCCATTCCTCATATGGTTGCTTATTATCTTGTCGTCTGCGATCAAAAGCCATTGCATGATCTTCTTTAAGAAAACTCTAATTAGAGTTTGAAGATCTTGTTTGCTCCGTTATCCCACTGAACAGTGATATCACCACCGTTTGGAGTAACAGGAAGACCAGTTGCAGTGTCAATATAAGCAATCAAGTTTGAAGTTGATTCAGTACCAGTATGCTTATAGATAACAATTGCTTCCGATTGGTCGCCAGTTACTAGAGGGAAAGTTACGTCGGCAGCATCAGCAACACCATTTGTTGAAGTCTTAGATGCCAAAGCAGATGAAACCGCTACACGAGCAGCAACACCAACGTCATCTAGGAAATCATGTGTAGCCAAGTTTACTGTGTAATCAGCAGCGTCAACTAGGATGATACGAATATCATCATTTAAAAAGTCAATATCGCCATTTAGAAAAGCCTCGCGGCCCTTGTCGAAAAGTGCATTAGCCATGTTGTTTATTCTCCTTTAAGGTTTAAAACGTCTTTCAATATTATATTTATAATTTCTTGGTTTAGCAGTTGATCGGAAAAATCTTCTAGCTGTATGATTAACAACCCAATGATTTCCGAATACCTCACCAGAACTTATACCACCATTATTAGCTTCCATTGATATCAGTTGATGATATACAATATGGCTACCATGTTGTTCTTCAGAACTTATGTTATTTATATGAATTACATATCCGATTCTTGGTGTTCCAAATATTTCTCCACTTGGAATACTTGAAGCGTATATGTCATATCTTGTAAAGTCTTCACCAGATGGTACTCCAACTGGCTTGATTATATAGTTGATCTTATGTAAACCGAACGCTTCAGATGATGGAATACTTATAGTTCCAATCTTAGCTTCAGTTTGTGTTATAGTTATATCACCAAAAACTGTAGTTGGTATATAGCCAGCTATGAAAATCTTCAAGTGTACTTTAGGTATACTGAATACTTCACCACCGAATCCACTTGTAGTGATTACATATTTTATCTTATGTAAACCAAATAGTGAAGCAGAACCTAATCCAATAGGTTTAATGGTCTTACTTAGTTTTGGTATTCCAAGAGCTTCTTCGGTATTGATAGTTATAGGTTTGATTATTTGTCTAATCTTATGTGAACCGATAACTTCAGAAGATATTATTCCTATTGGGTCTATGTAAACAACACCACGTAGTAATGTATGCGAACCAATGATTCCAGGAACAATACCAACAGGTTTAATAATTGAAGCTATTTTTGGTAGCCCAAATATTTCTTGTGAAGGTATAGCATAATTCGTTACGTGAATCCATTTACGAACTCTTGGTATACCAAAGATTTCACCAGAACCAATACTACCTTCTGGGATCGCCATGTTGATCTGGCCAGTTGGTGTTACATATTCTTGTGAGTATATGCTGATAGGATTAATAGTAAGATTTAATTGATGTGTGCCAATGTATTCTTCGCTATCAATAGATAGAACATGAATAGTAGATACAATTGTATGAGTACCAAAAGCTTCTTGTGAATTAATTGAAACTGGTTTAATAATAT